TTTATTTTTTAACTCTAGTAATTGCGTATTATAAGTTTTTAATAATGAAACATTGTTAGTTTGTGTAGCAGATAAACTTGCATATTTTACTTTATAAGTATTCCAAGCAGTAACTAATCCGTCAGTAGCTTTACCTCCTTGTGATTTTGGAACCATAAACCAATCAAAATTATATATCTTATCATCTAAAGTGGGACTTACCGCACGAATATCTAAATTATCTCCACCTCTGACCCTATAGCAAGTCGTTATATTCTCAAGGCTTGATGTGATAACATTCTCTTGTACTAAGTTTCGATAAGATAAAAATATATTTGTATTCTTTCCAAAATTATCAATTGTATAGGCGTTGATAACACGATTGTGAGTATCAAAATTAAAAATACATTTGAACGAAGTTGAAATTGAATCAGTCAATAAACTATAGACATCTGAGGATTCGATATCAAATGTGCGATAAAGTGTTTTAAGTGAATCATCAATATGACCTATAGACCAATTTCCAAGATAGCTACATATAATATGCATTAGACTCTTATCAGTTTCCGCAACATTATAAAGTGATAGTACACCTGAAATATCAAATATTTTACGTCTTTTAAGTTCATATTCTAATGATTTAGCCGTTATTTCCTTATATGCATTAACCCCCGTTCCATGTTCTTCAACATCTATAATCCAATAAACTCCCAATAATTGTGCTTCTACTAAGTTACCCTCGGTAACTAAATCATAGTATTCAACATCTTTTCCGTCCAATTTTTTATAGATATTAAAATTCATTACTGAAATATCGTTTGCATTTAATTCAAAATTTAATTTATTCCCAGTTTTAAGCTCTCCATGACCATCTTCATTAGGGATTCTTAAAAACAATTTAGGTCGATTAATTTTGTCATTGTAATTTAATTTAAAATACATATAATCAACCTCCTACTCGTTTAGGAGAAGAGTATGTAAGTTTTACAGTACAGTTTCCCGAAATCGTTACGTTGTTTAAACCATCCACAAAATATATAGAGTTATAATTCCAATAATCAATAATTGTTCTATTTGCAGTAGTTGATGGAATTTCATCTTCTGTTATTGTAATAACTTCGCCATTTAAACAATTAGTAAACAGCATTTCTTCATTTGTTGTATTATTTTTTATACTTATATTTCCTGTTGTTGCAGAAGTAATTACTATGTTTGGATATAATATTTTATCCGCTTCAGCAAAATCACTATCATTAAATACATCAAAAGTTAATGTTCCAGAATTACATGTTCTTGAAACTATCTTTTCGTGTGAATACGGGAACGGAGAATCGCATTGCACATTAAAAGTCATTCCCCCATTTCTTCCACTGATATCAACCATTTCTCCAAAAGAAATTATCACTCGGTATCTTATGTCGTATAAATCGTCCTGATCGATGTATAGCCAATGGTATCCATCAGTTCTACACAACCATTTTTTAATTGATCTTTGTTCTTCGGAATTAAAATATGTTCCATCTTGTTTACATATAGTCAACGTAAATCTAAGAGGATTTGTATAATCTATATTTACTAAATGAAAGATATCTGAACCATAAGTCTTTGATGTTGTTATTTCCGTTTCTTCATCATTAGAAGATGATGAAGTACTGTCAAATTTACACAATATAACTCCGAATTCTTCATTTGATGTTCCATTAAAAATAAAATTATATTCTTGGATAGTCATTACTATATCACCACCTTTGCATTATAAAAGACTACTCAACCTTTGACGGAAGAGTAGTCTACAAGTTATTTTAAACTGTTAATTTGTTTTGTTATTATTTCTGTTATTTTTGAAGCGTTACTTTTAACCTCTGATATAATATCAAAATCTGAACTTACATTGCCTACATTTACTAAACTATCAAATTTTACAACAACACTATTACTTGTTTTATTGGTTAATAAAGAAGTATCAATATTAGGAGTTGTAAGTTTAGTTAAGTTATTCAATGGTTCAATATTTTTTATTAAATCACGTACTAAAGATGCTTTTTCGTCGGTAAAGTATTCATCTCCGTGTTTTACTAAAGCTAGACCATCCTCACCGACTGATTTTATTAAATCTTTAAAGAAGCTAGATTTAATATTACTTGCATCAACTGTACCTCCCGTCTTAAACCCAGCTTTTTTCAGCTCTGCCAAAATTCTATTTTTATTAGCCATTCCCACTTTATCATTACCAACGTCATATAATTCCTGTATGTCATTGATTCCTAAAGCGTGAGCTAAATCAATAATTCCTTCTTCATCAAGCGTGTTATATCCTTGAGAAGCCAAATATTTATTCAAGTCTGAAGCTTTAGAATTAGAAGAATAAGTTTTGGTTACAACACCACCATTACCAATAATAGCAGTGACTTTATTATTTGATGATGATTTTGATGAACCAGAACTACTTGAATTGCTCTTGTTTGTAGAATTTAATGCATCCGTTAAATCACTAGACATTGATAGTCCAAACTCTTGAAGTCGGCTATTTATATCATCAAGTACCTTACCAAACTGAGATGATGTTAACTCGGCAGCTTGTTTAATTAATTCGGATTCTGATTCATACAATGAATTAATTTTTGCAAGTTTATCATCATATTCATCCTGGGCGTTCTGCTTTAGTCGTTCATATAAGTCATTTTCTTTATCGATTTTGGAATTGATTAAATCTTCGTAATTGTTAAGCGAATCATCTAAAGCATCTTCTTCCAAGTCAAGTTTATGCTCATATTGAGTATCATCTAAATCTGATTGTGCTTCTGCTAAACTATCTTGTAATTCTGATAATTCTTTTGCGGCGGCACGGTCACCAGTATTGGCAGCTCTTTGTAATTCTGCCATTCTTGATTGAATATCAGCTATATTTTCTGTTTTCTCAGATATGGACTTCTGATATTCATAGGCTTCTTTATCTTCTTCCAGAGATTCACGTTTAGCATCAATTATCTTTTTATAAGCGTCAAGTTCATCATTTAGATTATCAATAGTTGCATCATGTTTTTCGTCTAAATCATCTAATACCTGGTTAAGTGTGTCTTCGGATTCTTGCTTTTCTTCATCGTAACGAGCTTTCATAGCTTCAACTATGTCATCATAATAGCTTTTAGCCGTTTTACCAGCATCGGTCAATTGCGATTGCAAGTCCGACAATCTAGCATTATAATCATCAATTCCTACAGAACCACTAGCATATAAAGCATTAAGCTTTTCTATTTCAGACTTTAAAGCAGTAACATTGTTTCTAGCATTATTTAATCCGGTCTGGAATAAAGCTATTTGTTCAACACTGTTATCGTCCACAAAATCAAGCGATCCTTGAACCTCTTCATCCAATTTATCGAATGTATCTAGCAATTTATCAGATAAAGCAACTGCATCTTGAAATTTCTGTAATTTAGTATCGTTAACATAACCTTTATATTTTTCTTGTTCAATAGCAAGTTTAACTGTATTTTCTTCTAACTCAGCAATTTGCCTATTATACTGAACTATATAAGTTAATTGTGTTGGATCAGTTATTCCGTCTGTTGAGATTCTTGTTCCTGATTTTACAGCTTTTTTATCAGAATTAACTCGATATTTACTATTAATTTTTCCATAAAGCGAATCTATATTACCTTCAGTTTCATCAATGGCACCAGCATACAAATCTACAATCTTTTTCTCATTGGATAATATCTGGTCAAGTAATTTATTTCGTTTCTCGTAATCAGTAGTATTAACGAGCTTTTCATTGAGTAAATCTATGTTACTATTGATTTTATCAACCTTGGTAGATGCAACATCCCATGGAATATCTGCTAATTCAGTTGAATAACTTTTTAATTGTGCAAAACTATCTTGTACGCTTGAATTAGTGTCTGCTAGTTTATCTCTTAATTCGATTGCATCCTGTATAGCATTATAGCGTTTTTCGTCCTTAGAATTTTCACCTGTTCCGCTAAACTGTTCAATTGAGTAAGAGCCATTCTTAACTTTAGATTGGTCTGATTTTGATAATTTAGATAGGGCTTTATTATATTGCTTTTGATAAACATCGGCGGTCTTTCTATAGGCACTTGCTAATTCTGATTGCTTTTGAATAAGTTTATTATATATATCGATTTGCGATTTTACTGCGGAAGTATTTTTAAGTCTTGAGTTTAAGTTGTCTATTTCGTTTTGAAGAACTTTAGCTTTTTGAGCAGTTAAATCTAATTCTTGTGAATATTCTTTAGCAGATTTTTCAGCGGCTTTATTTGCTTTTTCTATATTACTGGTAGTTTTTGACCCACCCGCATAATTAACATTGGTTTTATTTCCACCTAAACCTGCATAAAATGCATCGACTTCGGCTTGAGCTTTGTTTAAAATACTTGCAAAATCTTCTGGGCGAGTTCCCCCCATGCCAACTTTTCCAGATTTATATGCTTCAAGAATCTGTAACTGTTCACTTGTCGCTTTTGCAACGGACATTAAAGATAGTAAATTGGCTATATCACCAGAAGTACTTAGAGCCACATTGTTTACGCCCATTTTTTGAGTAGCAAGATTTAATAATGCTATTCTTGTATCATCAGAAACATTTTGCTCATTTAGCAACTCTACTATTTCTTCTGCCGTAGCATTTCTTACATCAAGTCCGGTTTCTGCTAATATTGCCTTTTGTTGTGCAAGTTTTTCTGTAACAATTTCTTCAGCATTAGAAATGCCAATGTGTTGTAATTGTGTAATAATTAGGTCTTTGGTTGAATCATTCAAATTATCTAATACACCGCTAGTATTTAAATATGTGGTGACTAAATCATTAATTGATTTTTGAACATCGCCAGTAACAGAATTCGCAGATGAAATATTTTTAATAAATTTATCAAATCCAGGAGTATTTCCAAACGCTTTATTTAAAGATTCTATATCTGAAATAGTTATAGATTGTTTATCTATTAAATTGGCATAAGCCGAATCTAGAGAGTTTAAAGCATTGTCAAATGTATTTAAAGAATCTATAGCAGACGATACAGTACCTATTGAAGTAGATAAATTAACAGCATCATCATACAAACTTTTAAATGCATTGCTTTGACCTACAGTTGAAGTAATAGTGTTGTATTGTTCAGCAGCTAAATCTTTTAATGCAGAAGTAATATCTCCTATTCCTTTTTCACCTGTCACACCGTATTTTTCCCAATCAAAGTCAGCAAATTGTTGTCTTAAATCAATTAAATCTGATGATGAAAGAGAAGATACATCTGATAAAGATTCTTTTATAGTTGACATTGAAGACTGAAAATTATCTATTGTTTTTGAAATATCTTCATCGGTAAACATAGAAGCCAAACTGCCTGAAAATTTTGATGATGCTTTTTCTGCTTCTATGCCTTGTTCTGTTAATGCATTTGTGATTTTATATATTTGGTTGAGGAATTCTGTATCCGCTTCAGATAGTTCTATACCGCTTTCTTTATACGATTCTAAATTTTGAGCAGCACTTGCTAAAGCTCCTTTTAATTCCGCTTTCTTAGCTATTATTTTATCATCTTGTTCAATTGATGTTGATTTTGTTTTTTCTAGTTCTTGATATGCTTTTATCATATCTTCAACAGAAGATTTATCTACATCAGTCGTTAATGGTGTCGGTGCTTTATTTCCTGTTCTTGCGGCATAAGCATCATCGGACGTTGTTCTAGTTTTTTGTTCAGCTTGGTATACAGCATAAGCTCTTTCTGTTTCTTGCTTGATTAAAATTTTATTTGCTTCTATCTGAGCTTGCAATAGTCCAAGTCTATTTTTTTCAGCTTCCGTTAAATCATCTCTAGCAGATAGACTATCATATTCATTGCTTAAATTTTCCGTTTCAGTTCTAAGTTCATTTACTTTACTAATTAATTCATCGGAAGATTTTACATTTTCATCAATTACCGTTTTAAAGGCAAACAATCCAGCGACAACTGTGCCTATAAGAAATAGTGGATTCGATAGAAAAGCAACCTTTAAACCATCTAAAGCCGCTGTTAATCCTACGGTTGAAGAAGCATTGGCAATTTCAGCCTCTGTTAATCCTACCAACATGCCAGATGCTTCAAGTGATTTTAGTTTTAGAATATCTAAACTCTTATAAAATTTTGCAATAGCTACTACACCAGCAACTCCCAATACCGTATTTAAAGTTCCAAGATTATTAACCAACTTTAATACTTCAGTACCAAAACTTACAATATTTTTAATCCATTCACTATTAATTGTGTTTTTAGAAAGCTGTTCAAACTGACTAGAAAAAGCCTCTGTTCTACCAGCAATAGAATCAAGATATTTTTTATTTTCTTTAGCGGCACTACCCATGCTATCAGAAGCAGATTTAACAGATTCTTTTACCATATCCCAATTTTGTAATATGGATAGTAGAACATTCTTCTGCCTGGTTCCGGCTGCTTCAAAAGCTAAAGCTTCTTGAGTGTTCTTATCTAGGTCACCCCACACAGCATCTAAATCGTTAAGTATATCATAAGCACTTCTTAATTGACCTGTTGTTTTATCAACAATATTAACTACACCATTCGTTGCATTACTAAAATCCTTTTGCAGTTTGGCAACTGTTTCGACTTGTTCTTCTCCGTCTAATTGAACTGATTGAAGTCGAGTAAAAATAGTAATGGCACCTGATGCAACTTTTTCCATGTCTCCAAGAGTTGAATAACCAGCAGTTAAAATACCAAGCATTTGTTCAAATGATACTCCAGCCTGATCAGCAACAGCAGACAGACGGGTAGCTCCATCCACTAAATTATCAAAATCCACTGCCTGAGTATTGGATACTTCATTAATTGCATCAACAATGGTTGAAGCGTACTCGGCACCTTCTCCTAATCCATTTAATATATGTACTAAATCCTCTGCGGCTATACCAGCATCTTCAATGTTTTCAGATACATTAACCATCATCAAAGCTTGTTTTGATAAATTCAATGCATCTTGTAAATCGTACCCAGCACGAACAAAATCTGTTATCGCAGATAGGGTAGTAGTTCCAGTCTTACCAACCTGTTCACCTAATGCAAAAGCCTGATCTGTTACATTTTTTAAGCCAGATGCAGTCAAGTCTGTGACTTTAGATAGTTCAACCAATTGCTTGTCAAGTTCATATACGTTATCTACCATTTTCCGCATTGAATTTATGCCAAGCATCACCGCGCCAGCAGCACTAAAAAATGTGGTGAAGTTTCCAAGGTCGCTTTTGAATTGTTGAAACACTGTTTTTCCACTTTGGCCAAGTGATGTAACTTCGGATTTTATATTTGTAAATTCTTTACGTAAATTTTTTAGTCCCGTAGTATCTACATCGCTTAAACCATTTTGAATACTGTTCAATCTCTTTACAAAATCATCGCTTAACTTCGTATTTTCTCTTAAATATGTAGTAATTTGATTATCTAATATATTCTTATCATATTTTAGTGTGGTGGACTTTTGTTGTTCTAAAGCCGTCTTTTTAAGTTCAGTTTGAATTTGTTTTTCAGTGCTAATTCGCTCTTGCATCTGAGACTTAATCTGATTGCTAAATACTTTTGCTTGTTCATTTCTCTGTTTTATTTCTAAATCAATAGCACTAAGATTCTTTTTATTAAATTGTTCCTGGGCGTGTTGAATTTCTTTAATAGAAGCAGTAGCAGTTTTACTATCAATTTCCGCATTAAATTTAATTTTGTATTGTTCTTGAACCTTTTTTATTTCAGACTGAAGTTGCTTATTGGCTTGAGCCATTTCATAAGCAACCTGAATTATCGCTTTAAATTGATCATTCACTTAAATATCACTCCTTTCTTGGTATAAAAAATAACACCTCGAAAGGAGGTGTTTGTTAGCTTGCTTTATTGATTATTTTTTTAATTTGATTTATTTTTTCGTTGATTAAGGTTTTATAGCTATTGTCCTTTTCTGTCCAATAAGGTATTTCTAAATAAAAATAGCCATTGCATTCAGCAACAGCTTTCTTATATCTATCATATAATTTTCTTTGTTTAAGAGAGTCTTCAGGAGTTATGTTATAATGTCTTGCATTCATATAATGAAATCCATCTATTTCATAATGTTGATGCCCATGTACTTCTATTATAAGTCTTAAAGTAATTATTTCGTTATCAAAAGGTAATGACATGTGAGTTTTTGGATTAATTGGAACAATAGAACAATTTCTTTCATGCAATAGTTCGTATCTTAATTTTTTATTTAAATATATCCTAACTTTTTCTTGTAAAAAGCTTTCATTTCGTTCTCTTGAACATTCTGGACATCTAAATTCACAGAGTAGTGAATTATAAGTTGTTCTAATATAATCTTTATGTTTTCCGTCTTTACATTTCCACCATACCTGTTTTCCACTAAACATACCAACTTCATATGGAGATTTTTTATTTTTATCCGACCAAATTTCTAAAATTTCTGGATGTAAATATCCAATTGAATCAAGCTTATTGATTTTCTTTCCGCTACAGTATGGACACCTTTTACCTGCAACAAAATTGTTACAAGCAATTTTATATGGTTCATGATATTCTTTCTCTTGACAATTAATCCATACTAAATTATTTGAGGCATATGATATATCCCAAGGATTTATTTCGTTTTTATTATAGTTCCAATATTTTTCTAATGCATCGCTTCCATATAGATCAAGTAAATATTGAGCGAAAGAATTACATTTATTACATCTCATGACTCCGGGCTCTCTAGAATTTTTATTAGTAAAATTATTTAAAATTTTTAGTTCACTTTCATGTTTACCACAAGGACACTTAAAATAATATTTCTTATTCATACCATAAGAAACATCTTCCGGTTTTAATTTATTTAAATCATAATCCCACCTTTTTAATACGTCTAATTCATTATTTTCAGTGCACCATTGAGCGAAAGAATTACATTCTTTACATATTACTTCGGAATTTTTTCTTACAATGTGAGTTAAACTCATAGAGGTAGAGCTGTGAGATTTATTTTTATTACATTTAAAATAATATTTTTTATTTGAACTAAAAGCTACTTTATCTGGTGCTTTATCATTAAGTTCATAATCCCATCTTTCTATCAAATCTAAGCGATTATTTTCATTACACCAATCATGAAACGTTTTATTTAATCTATTATCATTGTAGTATTTAAGTCTTTCTTTTCCTATGCAACCACAGCTTTGAGTGTGACCGTTTCTTAAATCATACATATTAACCTGTACCGTTTCTACGTTACCACAACTACATTTGCATTCCCAAAATTGAACAAATTTTTCATATTTCCCTTTTTCAATTACGGTTAATCTACCATATGTATCACCAATTTCTATATCCTTATATTTCTTACCCATTATCAATCACCTATTATCCTTTCATTATTTTTGACCATAAAAAATCCAGAGTGCTTTAAACAACTCTGGTGTTTTCGTATATTTATATGTAGTTATTCCATCTATTTCTTTTACAAAGTTATATCTAATTCCTACCGATTTAAGGTAGTTCATCTCTTTTGGAAATTGTGTTGAATATTCCTTGTCAAATATCAGCTTTATATCAATCACTCCTTATTTTTCTACATAAAAAAAGAACCATTCAGTCTAAACCAAACAGCCCTTTTATTAATATTCTCATTATTCAATTTTATTCTTATACGTATAAAAGAGCCTATATGAACTAAATCACATAGACTCTTAGCTATACTTGTTACAGACTATACATGCTGTAGCCTGTATTGAAAAAATTTCCTACCTAACTTATAATTTTATGGTAGGAGAGAGGTGCATATGCGAATTACAATAGATAGAGTATTAGACCAAAATAATAAGACAAGGTATTGGCTCAGCCAAACTATTGACTGCAATTATCAAAGTCTTGCCAGGCTCTGCAATGGAGAGACTACAGCAATATTATTTGATCTTTTATCTCGTATCTGCGACGCATTAAACTGTACCCCTAACGATATCATGGACATAAAAGATTAAGCTGCTTCAATCCTAATATATCCACTTTCAAAATATAATTCTCCAAATATAATATCATCAATAATAATTTTTTGTGGCTTTACACTGTCTTTTAAGAATGATAATAAAGCACATCTATTTTTTAATAATATTCCTTTGCGATCCTTGCAACAGACGTAATCATCATCAAGATCCATATGTAAACCCCTTAACAAATATACATATTCCCCTCGTTTTGGAAATACTTCAGTGATTTTGAATTTATCAATACCGTAGTCCCAAATTACTATCTCGATGTATTCGATAAACTCCTCAATTGTTAAATCGCTTTTAATAACTTTCTTTGCTGCTAACCCATTATTCATTATTGTGCCTCCTTATTGTGTTGGTATATCACACAATATGCTTTCTCCAGTCTAAGAAAAAGACTACATTACACTCCTCATTTAAAGCCCGAGAGATTTTTAGTATGCTTATCTGGGTTGGTATGCATTCCCCACGCTCTACCCTTTCAATAGTCATTCTATGTAAACCAGCCAACTTCGCTAATTCTCTCGTTGATAAATTTTTCTCCATTCTGAGTTTTTTAATGTTGTTAAGCACTGTCATCCTTGGCATGTACCTATATGTGTGTGATATGAATTTAGTAATAACAGTTCATGCAATTGCATGAGTATATTTTACTACTTAAAATGGCACATGTGTGTATCCAAAGTAAAATATTTGTAAAAGAATTACTACCAAATTCGACAATAAGTTACAATGATATTATACAAATAATAGATGTAGCATACAATGAGAAATTTTACCAAATGATTAACTTTTATTAATGAGAGAACAGTGGATATGAAATGAGAGATTTATTCAGTTCTATTCAGTTTTATTTTCAGTATCTTCCTTATTCTCTGTCGTTCCAAATCCAAACATTTCATCTATTGTATCTTCTGAATGATCTTTACAGTAAGAGAGAGTGGTACTCGGATCTGAATGATGTGCAAATATTTGTATTTTCTCCAATGGATATTTCTGGTTAGTTCCATCTGGATTTTTAAGTCTATCATCAGCCCCTTGTGCCAAACATTCAATACGAGAATGACGCATTGTATGTACAAATATATTACATTCTTCGCCACGAATTTCAGAAAGTATCTTATTGCATTTAAGTATACGATAGTATAATGCTTCTTTAGTAACTTCCGATTTATGATCTCCACTGCCTTTATACCAAAGACTTTCTATATCATCATTTCCACGTTGCTCTAAGTAAAGCTTAATTAACTCTCTGGTGTCATCAAGATATACAAGACAAAACATTTTGCCTCTTTTACCTCTGACAATATTAGTTTTATTACTTTCTGCTAAACCCTGTTTTTTTACTTGAAACAGTTCATTCTTCCGACCCGCAGAATCAAAACCTAAACTCCAAAATACCGCAGTTTGTAAATCATCTTCGGATACAAGTTTATCTCTTACTTTTATAAATTCATCGAATGTAAAGAAGAAATCATCCTCATCAGTTTTAACTTTTTCTCTCGGCAAGCCTTTTACTTTCTTCGCAGTGTTAATATCATAATCATATTCGTCTTCTTCTTCACAATAGGTAAGCATACTATTAACCATAGATTTCAACCTATTTACTCTATTAGGCGATAAGTCACAATCTTCTGATAACCATATACTCATATTACGAAAATCTTTCTTTGTCATTTCTAGTATGTATTTATTTTTATGTTGCAGTAATATGTATATTAAAATAATTCTACCATCTTGAAAATATGATTCCACTGTGGATTTTGCTTTCTTTCTTTGCTTATATTCAGCTAAAAAATCTTCCAAAATAGCTTTATTTTCAGGATTAACCTGTTCCCAACGTTCCGGCGTATAAGTTCTATTATAAACCCCTCTTGATCTACCCATTATTTTCACTCCTTATAGTAAAATAGAGTAGGAAATTAATCCTACTCAAATTAAAAGTTCCATATAAAAAGAACCCTAAGCGTTGAAACTTAAGGCTCTGTGTACTTCACCAAACGGTGATTTTGTTAAGATTATACAATTGGAACTCCTTGTTTTTTTAATTCATCAACCAATATAGCTGTTGCATTTTCATCACACCATGCTAAGAAATCTTTAAAGAAAAATCCTTCTCTGTAAATACCAGAATTACCATGGAAACCAGCGTCTGCCATATATAATTGTGTTTCTCCGTCCCAATAATTGTTATAATTCATCAATGTATCATCCATTCCGATTTCTGCTGAAGTAGGAGATAGAAGATTAGATACTGCGCTTGAATAAAAAGACATCGTACGCTGATAAATTTTCGGCTGATACAAATTATAATAATCTTCCATTATGTATTCTTGTAATTTAGACAATAATCTTTGAGATGCTTTTTCAATAGCCTTGCTAATTAATGGTTCTAACATCTTTTTTAATTGTTCAGTAGAAGTAAATGTTTTAACTGCCATTATTTCTTTTCCTCATCCTTATTCTCTTTATCCTTAACATAACTTACCAATTCTTCAACAATAAGTTTTTGAAGTTCTGTTGCGTCTAGTTCTTTTGCTCTTTTTGCAAGTGCTACGATATCCGGTAATCCATCAACGAATCCATACAATTGACTAATAAGAGCAGTTTCTATTGTTAATTTTTGTTTCTTTAATTCATGCATTTCTCTAAAATATTTAAACATATATTAATCCTCCATTATTTTAATAAATTATTTGACGACCAAGTTCCAATTCCAATAGCATCAGCTTCATCTTCTGAAACATTAAATCCATACTTTTCTTTTACAAATATCTGCGTATTTAATTTTTGTTCAACTCTTTTACGTCCTTTAATTTTACAAAATGATTTCCATGCAGTCGGTTCAATTAAAGTAAAACCTATATCTTTCAAAAATAAATGAGCCATAATTACTCCTTGTAATTGGCTCAACTGTTGGAAAGTCCCATAATTATTTTGAAATTGCACTTGCTCAAATACTATATAATCTGGCTTAACATTATTTATTAAAGCGATAATTTTATCATTCATTTCTTTCATTCGCTCTATTGGATTTTTTTCATCTTCGTTAGCACAAAGTAATCCATATGTATCCAAATTCTTATTTTTAAATATTGAGTAACCAGTAATCTTAGTTGATTGATCTAAGTTTAAAATAGTTACCGTTTTCTTATTTGTCATATTTCACTTCCTTAAAACTATTTAAAAGTTGTAATTTATCTACTTACTTTGTTTTTGAGCATTCCATCTACCAATTAATTTCTTGTGGTCTTCTTTATTAAACACAAAAATAAATCTGTTTTCATCAGTAGCATACATATCAACTGGCCTTACTCCCCAATTCCAATACTGCGCACTCTGAGTTGCATTCCCATACGGAATTGTATCATCTGTTTCATATTCTTTTCCTGTAAATTCACTTATAACTCTCAATAATCATCTTCCTTTCTTTTTTCGTAAAAAAAATGGGATACGTAAAATTCGTTTGTGTGCGAATAATACATATCCCATAAGATATTAAATTAGGTATATCAATACTATTCACACAATCACCTTATTTCTTTCTTTGATTGGTACGCTTAACAGATACATTATCAATCTGTAAAATTTCATCTATTTTATTTTTTATTTCAATAACAAAATTATCTTTTTCAGATAAGTCTATTTTAGATAGTTGTTTTTTTGCTTCACTTTTATCTATATGCTTATTTTCATAATCACGAATAATCATGAAAATCTTATAATGTTCTTGAGTATCTACAATTGTTCTCCAAGGCATATAAGTCTTTGTGCTATCACATGTATCACAACCTGAATATTTTTTACCACAAATACTACAAGTATGATTTAAAATTTCTGGCATTAATTCACCTCATTATTTAATAGGGCAGTAGTAATTAATACCACCGCCCACATTTTATAAAATTAGTCCTCGCTTACCATGATATCAAATAAAGTTGCAGTATCATCACAATACGGTTTCTGTAACTGGTAATTTGCAGCATGTTTACCATCAGATGTTAATGCTAAAGTGACTGCCGTAGGATCAATCTGTGCTCTAGGACAAGAAATAACTCCAGCATATACCAGATTTTTATTACATGGATCGTGGAATATTGCATGAATAAGCAATGATTTAACTTCAGGTACGCTAGAAGTAGATTTAGAAACTTTTACAGCGGTAGAAGTTTCTTTGTTATATCTTACAAATGCTTTACCAGTTACATCACTTGGCAATGTAATTGTTTTAGTAGCTGCATTTAATGTAAATTTACCTTCTCCAGCAGTCGCTGCCACCTCATATGTAGCACCAAATGTATTGTTATCATTGATAACTTTAACGTATTTTACTTCGGCTCCAGCTGTTCCAACTGGAACATATTTTAAAACAACTGTATGATCTGCTCCAATATTAATTGTTTCAGCAACCGGCATAGTCATTTTAGCAGAATCAGAAGCAACCTGTTTTGTAGTACCAAACTGACTTGCCGCTAAATCAAGGGATAAAAGTGAGTTTGTAAATCCAAACGTACCCTGTTGTGCAGTATAAAATGTAGCGATTGGAGTACCAATGGCATCTACAACATCTGTTGCCGTAGCACTTGTAACCAAACTAGGTGACTCAATTTGAGTATATCTTCCTGTTAATTCACCAGTAGCCGGATCATACTCTTCAACGGCTCTAATTTTTTCAAGAATCAATTCATTAGGATTAAAAGCCATAATATAATTCCTCCTTTAATAATTTAAGACAATAAAAAAAGAACTCATTTAATCGAGTTCTCCTGTCCAGTCTAATTGTTTTTTATCTATTTCTTTTAAATTTATTCCATAACCAGAATAGCCACTTTGCAACAGCAATTCTGCATTTTTAATTTTTAATATTCTCCTTACACTGTCTGTAAACGCAAATATTTTCATACTCCAAACAGTGTCATGATTGTATTTAAATCCTTCACTATTTACCATTGCTGAAATCAAATTTAACAATTGAGAATGATATTCCTTGTTTTTACTCATTTCATAAGCTTCTCTATCGTCGTCTATCAAAATTTGTTTTGTACTTTCATTAGCTGGTAATTGGTCATTTCTTTTAAATCCATGCATTTTACGTAAATAGTCAATTATAACCTGATATGTATAGCTATCTATAACAATCATTTCGGCATTTGGTGAATTGTCATCTGGTTTTACTTTTTGAGCCATGCATATTTCACCATTTTGTGTATTGTCATATATCTCAAATTTAGTAAAATCAAGACTACCAAAAATAATAGATGTTTGCTCTTTTGTATACCCCTTTATAAGAATATTATAAAATAATTCAAAATCTCCTATTTTTGTATAATCAATTCCAATATCCGCAAGTTGCCATTTTAAATCTGCTCCAACTGAGGTAAGAGTATTAATCATCTGATAATATTTCTTTTCTCCGTATTTACATATCTCATCAAGTGATGGTTGATGTATTATAATATAATCACTTACAAAATAATCTTGTCCTCTGTATATTAGCAATTCATCATTATACATTATTCATCACCTTATTCTTTAGACTGTTTGCAGAAATATTTCTAAATTGCAATGTACGAGCATGATAATCATTTTCTAAATTACTCTCAACATCAGAAACTAATTCTAATTCAAAACCTAAAAAATTAGACCAGTTAAAAGAATCAGTTATAACTCCGGCTAACAAATCGTGTCTTGTTAAACCATTCCACATTATTTCTGTTTCATGACATACCACCCCAATATTGATAGTAATATTTTTTAGAACTTCATTAATAGGACTTATCCTGCTATTAAAATCAAAACATATGTAATTTTTAACAGTAGTTTGAATATTTGGTACTTTCATATAAGGAAATATGTTTACATTTATCATTCCAGATGGAGCAGTTAAGGTTTTATTATTTATTAATGTATAAACATCTGGTATACCTATTAATCTTTGTGCTATTTTTTGTTTATATTCAATATTTTCAGATATAACCATTCATCCACCTCCCTACCACATTCCAACAATCGTTAATACAATAGAAGAGTAGAATCCACTATTTAATTCAGTACAAGTTAATTCAATTTCATTGCCTATCAAATCGTAAGAATTTTCATTTACTACAATACTAGCTGTTCCATCGCCATTATCAGTAAGTACAATTTTACCATTATATGGGTTATCAATCGTATACTCAGGTTGAACATCCATAACAATTTCACCCAATTCATTAGTAAACGTAGCCGTAAAATTACAAGGCAGTCCAAGTCTTACTTTGTTGTCATTAGTTTCTGATATAATTTTTACAATTACAGTAGTTGTATCAGGATCAGGCAGTTCCGGTGTTGGAACTGGTTCCTTATAATTACAAATTCCTAAATCTTTTCTATCATCTGATTGTATTTGGTCTTGCTGTACAATAAAATAGATTAATCCTTTATCACCGTAGTTAAATGTAGTTGTGTCAACAGCCCCAATTAATTCATACGGAGTCGGGTCAGTAGTATTTTTATCAATAAAAAATCTCCATGTTTTATCATCCGTATTTTTAAGTAAAACCGTATTATCATCAAAAGACAATAAAACTGACTTTTTATTAGCACCTAGCGTAATCATGTCATTTTCATCTTCGCTGAAAGTTTTGTCAGAAGTGATACATGGATAGGAGAGGATAGTGCCGTCTGGTGATTGGAATTTGAGAGTCCAGTTGCATTCTTGCATTTTACCGGAAGTGTAAACTTCATCATCAGCATTTATTTTTATAATAAGAAATATCTTATTTTTATATTTAACTACGTCCCCACATTTTAACGATTCATTAGGAAGCGAACTAATTAAAATATAATCGCCCGACGTTCCAGTAAAAGTAATTGATGCATCTATATCATTAATTTTTACAGACTTATAAGAAAGTGAATCTGGTAGGTGTTTGGATATATAATTCTGCATTGAATTTAAATCACGTTCACGTTTAGATGAACCATTGATATTTAATCTAGTGTTATATAAATCCCAATTAATACTCATAATCCACCTCCTATTGTTTTGACAATTTTTCTAATATATTTGTGCCTTTTAATATTTCTCGCTTACAAGTCTTCTTATCAAACTCGTTTGTTCGCAAATATTGAATTATATTAATAACAGAAATATATTTTTGACTTGCCTTTAAAATAGGAAAAGTTTCTAGCCCACCTAGCAGTTGAATACATAAACTATCCATATATTCATTTAAATATAAATCATTATCATCATTTAATGCTAATACCTTATACACCGCGCCAATCATTGAATTTAAAAATAAGTTAGTTGTCTCATCTTTCATATAATCAACCACCTAACTTTCCTAGATCAGCATTAGCAAATGAATAATTGTTAATTAATCTTTTAGACTCTTTTTTGCACATTTCTAATGTTTCTCTGGTTTCTTTAAGTAAATTAGCAGGAGATGCGGCAATTTTATAATCATTAGCATTTAGAAAATTTTTAATATTTTCTGTTGAGAGTACTTTGGGCTTTAACCATTCAACAATCATTGTTTCAGCTAAAATATCAATAATTTCGTCATCAATAGATTGGTTAAACTGCTTGAGTATCTCATCTCTATCAAATAAATCAACTTTACATGCTTTTTTAAACCTAACACATGCTGAAATTAAATATCCTGTAATAATTTCTTCTTTTTGAATATCAGTGAATTTTATAATATCATAGTCGTCAATTTTACCCAAAAATACATTTATTACATCAGAATATGGAGTTGCCATACTTAATCAACTCCTTTCTATTAATCTTCGGGTGAGGTAAGTTCACAATCAAGTACTTCTTCTAATGCTTTTACTTTAGCAATTGAATCAAGTATTCCTTGTTTAATAAGTTCATTAGCACGTACAATTAATGATTCTTTAACTGTTTGAGTCATTTTAGGTACTTTTAATTTAATATCAGCAGCACTCCAATTAAAGATATCATTAAGGTTTTTAGGGCATAACGTTTCAGAGTAGTAATGAGAAATTTGTAATGCTTCATATACATCTTCAATATTTACGTCATCGTAAACTTCATCTTTATCCGCAATTCCTTCAATCAAAATCCAATTTTCTTCTAAAAATCTTCTTTGATTAGACTTCATCGCACGTATATCTGATACATATAAACTCTGAACTTCTCCCATGTTATTCCAACGATAAATATCGCCAGTTTTATGATTAACATAAGTTAAAATACCAAAAACATTGCTAGAAACCAAAAGAGAAACATTGTCATCTAATTTTATCTTTTTTGCAACATTTTTACTTTCTTCTTTTATTCCAACTACATTTTTTTCTTCTGATTTTATATTATTTGTTTCTGTTTTCTTAGCTTCTCTTTGAGCCTTTGTGTAAGCCATAGTCATTCATCCTTTCATTTCTTTAATTCAAAAGAGGGTGAAAACTATGTCCACCCTCTAGTAATAAATTAAGCCATTGTCATGATACCCATCTTCTCGTTAAATGCAAGACCTACTCCAAATTCCTGACCATACAGATAATTCTGTGTAAAGTCAGCGGATTGTAATGGATCATTAGCTGATAATAAACCAGTACCAACATTAACAACCTTAATAGGTTTATCGCTACCAGCAATAACATAAATCTTATTATCGTCTAACAAGAAAGTATCAGTTCCAGTCGCATGTCTCTGAGGTAAATAAATCATGTTTGTACCATTGAATTTACCATAGTAACCCATATTATATAAATCAGCCTTTGCTTCATCAGAAACAACAGCAGTAGTAACTTTTCTAAGTGCTTTCTTTGTACCAAAAATAGTACCAACAGCCTCTGTAGCAGCTTCTACATGCCCAACTAAATCAAGTAATCCATCTTCTGTATAAGTACCAGTAGGCACATATGTAGAATTTAAGCCACGAGTTGTAGCTGTAACACCCTTAAATGCTGTATATGTATCATTTTTGAGTTTATTAGCCATAGCATCAGAAACTTTAATAATGAAAGTGTTAAAATCTGTTCTGCCAGCAAGAAGTCTCTTTAATTCTTCATATACTTTGATAACCTTTAATGTGGTATCTACATTGTATTTGGTCATTTCGCCAAGTCTCTGTCTACGAATACCACTAACACCATAAGATGCATCGGCTACTACAAATTCCGTCTTATCTTCAGTCCAGAAATCAATATCATCTCCGAGAGAAAGATTTCTATAGTCTGCAAGATTGAAGAAAAATTCATTACCTGACAAACCTTCGTGAACGATTGCAGGAATAATTTCCTCTACAATCTCAAATAACTGATTTCCTCTATGAAATGTTTTAAAGTCAATTGTTGTCTTTCCGCCATTAGCTTCAATTAATGCCTCTCTAAGAGCCTCTGAATTCTTAGCTACGTCAGAAAAGTTAGCACTTACTCTATTCTGAATAATATCGGTAGCAAGCTTAATTACATGTAATTTTTCCATATTATTAATTCCTCCTTATTATATTATTTATTATTAAATAACCTGAACTGCATACTTACCGTTAACAAAATCAATGATTGTACCAACCTGAGTACTTCCGGAAGTTAATGTGTCAACGCATTTTAATTTAGTGCCAGCCTGTAATTCTACAATCTTTCCTTTTGCCGGAGTTCCAGTAAAACCTTCTGCTGTAACAGAAAAGATATTTCCAGAAACAAGTTTATCTCCAGTACATACATCACCAGCTTCATTTCTAAAATCAGAAAGATTCTTCTTTCTTTCGTCTGCCAAGACTTCTGGTGTAGTGATTAATGCTAAAGATGCAACTGTTGAATCAACAGCAGGGGTAGAAGAAGTATAAATTTCTCTCTCCCCATCAATTAAATTACCAACTACTACAACATTTCCATTTTCAATTACGGTATCAACTCCACTCGGCTGATATTTTAGTGAAATTCTCTTTGTTCCATCAAACTCGCTTGTCATTTTTTCACGAGTAACTACACAATAACTCATATTAAAATCCTCCTTTAGAATTTAAAATTAATATTTTTAGACATAAAAATAGAGCAGTACACATCTGCTCAATTACTTCTGATATACTTTTGCAAGTAAACCACCATATTCATCTACTACATCATCGCTCTTATTATCATTAAGAGGAAGTTTTACAGAACTATCTTTTTTGTCTTTTGCAGTAAACTTAGTAGACGTTTTTCCAACAATACAGAAACATTTTTCTTCAATTTGATCAATCGTTAAATCACCGTAATTCTCTTTCAAATTAACAAATTCAACGTTGTCTGATAATTGTTTTTCAAAACGCTCAAATACTTCTGATACTTCATTTTCTCTCTGTTTCTTCAATATATTCGCTTGAAAAACTTCTAGTTTATCAAATTCTACATTTGACTTTGAATAATTTTTCTTATACTCTTCATATTCATCTTTTAAAGTAGTATAATTTGCTCTTTCCTGATCAATCTGATTTTTTTCTTCAATAGTAAGCCAAACTTTTATCATTTCTTCAAAATCACCAGTAACAGAAGCAACCATTTTTTCTGTATCAAATGTATATGTAAATCTTCCATATTTAGTTTCGTAATCACCATCTTTCATCCAGTGATTCTTTTCTACATATACATAAGTATCATCAAAATCTTCTACCCAATAATATGTTTCTTCAACAATTTCATTATTTTCGTCTTTAACAACACTATTATCAAGCGCATTTCTTAATGCTTCTCGTTTTTGAGTCATTGTGGCAGAAAATAAAACTGGTTCATCTGTTGAACTATTGAATTTTTTATTTAGCTTATTTTCTAATTCTTCTAATGAGATTTCATCTATAGAAAAATCAAGCATTTCAGCAGTTACATTAAATTTCTTTAAAACTTCTAACTTTTCATCCAACTTATTTATACCTCCTTCTTCAAAATCTTTTATATCATCAACATCAGTATTATCTGATGGCTGATTTTGAATGTAATTTGTAAACTGTTCTAATTTGGTTTTGATTTCATTCATAGTAAATACCGTATCTATTGAAGCAGAACGCATAGCAGGAGATACATCATCTCCTAAAGCACATGCTCCATAGAATTTAAATGTATCAAACGCAAAGTATCCGTCTTCGTTAAAATGACCCGTATAATTATCATCTAATTCCATAGATTCTTGTTTATTTGAATCTCTTTCAAATATTTCAGTAGAATCGTCAAATTTTGTCCACAGTAAACCTGAACATACTAGAAACTCTCTTTCTATACCATCGTCACAGACACGCATTTCAAAATGAGCATCATTAGTTTCTGGTATAACTCCTATAGCTTTACCTTTATAATGTAATTTTATTTGCCCATCTTTCTTTTCCAGTTCAATACGATGATCTGAAAAATCATTTTCTCCATCTTTATTTTCCTCTATATAAGCCAGAATAGGAGTATTTGCTAATGTAGGTATTGCAGCCTCTACAGATTCTTTGCTAAAATATGATCCATTAAGGTTGTTACCAAGATGCATTAGAAATATTTTGCATTGAATAAACCTATTATCAGCAACTTTATATTCTTTGATTTTCTCAAAATTAACTGGAACAGTTAAATCAATATGTTTTTTCATTTTTCACCTCCTTAAAATGGTATTAAAAATAGAACCTATAAAGAGGTTCATATTATTCGTTTATTCTATTATCATTTTCTCTGGTTTGTACACCTGCTTCCGATAATTCATCATCAGATACTTTTGGTGCACCAACATCTCCAGTACTTGTAGTTCCTTGAGTATGAGAGCTTTGTAATGGAACTAATCTATAATGATACTGTAATACTTCATTTTCAAGAAAAGTCATTGCGTCAGTATCGGCAGGACTATAGCCTAAACAGGCACAAATTGCGTTTATAACTGGCATTCCATATTGACCATTTTTAAGTAGAAAATCTAAATAATCTTTTCTACTATAGAGCGTTACATCAAGAAATTGTACTTTAAATTTGTAATTACCAGACTCTTGTTTCAATTTTCGATTTAACCATCGTTCAATTTGTCTTAATACTGCATACACTATTTCTTCATCTGATTTAATAGAGTTACCTATTGTTGCGCTTGATGACTTCTGAGAATTAAATAGTAATTCTGAAACACCTCCGGCAGACCAAAAATTAGTTTCTGCTTCAGCTACACGATTTATATTATTTGTTGTACCTGTTTTTTCAAAAGAATGTTCATCTATCTGCATAGGAGAGAGTGCTAAACCAATATTATCAGGTAATACTCCATTCATCATATTATAAAATTTAACTGCTTCTTCATATGGGAATTTGTAGTCACCCTCATCCGTTAATGGAATAAGTAAAGACAGCAACTTATAGTTTCCTATTTCTTCAGATGCTTTAGTCAACATTTTATAATCTTCGATATCATAAATCATTGGAAGTAATCCAATAAATGGAGCAATTGGATATTCTATATCTTCATTTAACTTAATACAGATAGAATTTTTGCTATCAATTTCTTGCCATCTCTTTTTAGGATTTTTTTCATAAATGGCATATTTTAATTTAAACTCATCACCCCATGCTTCTAATTTATCTTTTCTTGTATTGAAATACTGAAAATCAAAAGCATAAGTATATATGCCATCTTCATTACTATTAATTTGGCAATAATCAGGAGGCAGCTTATTAATTACATAAGAATCTTTTGTTTCGTACTCGTAACCATAAAAAACATCTTCTCTAAATACAGTCGTCATTACCTTTAATAATTCATGCTTTAAATTCATGTTTTCTAAACGAGATAAAACATTTTTATATTTTGTCTTGAATTTCTTTATATCAACGTTTTCTGTATCTAATTTATATGGAACAACTATGTATGCAAAAATAGCCATCTTCGCAAAATAATTTATTAGTCTACGATAATGGCTACTTGCATTATAAAGATATATGGAGGCTTTTCTTAATTGTTTTTCATTGTTTTCTGGTGCTTCAAGCCATTTTATTATATCTTGCTTTGTATACTTTTTAAAAAGAATCATTTCTTTTTTATTATCTTCTAAATCTTTTAATATCAATTTAGCAGTTTTCATATATTGTAAAGCTGCTGTAAAATCGGCTTTTTGCTTTTCTGTTAATTTTACTTCTTCTTCAGACATTTTATAGCCTCCTTTCTAATTTGAATATAGTTTCGGTTGACGAAAATAAAGCTGAGTGTTTGTTGAATCAACCTTGCTTGGCTTTTTTAATTTACGTTCAAGTTGGCATTGAACCCAATAATTGTATCCAACACTCGATACTCTGTCTTTTCTCATTCCTGTTTTTTCATATACTTTAATATTTACTCCTTTTGTTTCATACTCTAAATTTATTAACTCATTAATTAATAATGTAGTATGTATATATGGTAATTGAAGTTTTATTTTTTCTGTTGCGTTCATTGAGTTATATCCACGAATATCATTGAAATTTTCTTCTGCCTCAAATTCATTTATAAGTAAATTTATAGATCCTTGCCTAAATCCTTCACGTAAACCTAAATACATATCATTATTGAATTGAGCAGTAGCTTGAATAGCCCAAATAACTTTAGGAGCCTTTTTATCTAAACATCTATCTGCAAATACCTGATCATTACAACAACTTAATGGTGGATAAACAATACCAAACAACGGATCTGATATATCTCTACAAAGTGCATCATAAATTCCAATACCAATTCCCTTTACATCTAATGCTATATCTGTACATTTAAACTGTTCAAATAATCTTCTTACTATTAAAGCTAATTCACTTGTATGTAATCCTTCATGATTTTCTGTATATATGAGATTCCCTATGTATTTATTATTTTGAGTTGGTAAAGCACTGTTAATAAATATAGAAGCCGCGTCATTATTTTGTTTTTTAGATGCTAAAAGAGCAACATCCACCGACAATATTCTTTTTTCTCCATTCGCTAAATCTGGAATTTTTGAACGTTTATCTGTTGCTGAAGTTGGAGGATATATTGCATTTCGCAAATTCCTTTGTTTTGAAATGTCTTCATAGGAGAAGAAAGCCCCATCAGTGTCTCCATACCACAAGCAGCCCATTTCCATATCCCAAGCCATTTCGCTAAAATCAGCTTCAGACATTTCATCTTCAACTTGCTCACTTGATAATAACCCCTCTTTTATTGATAACTGATATGGCAATCCACATATAAAATATCTTTTTTTATCATTAACAAGATTAGCGCAATAGGCTTTAGCTTTTTCAAAACTCCAATGACTTTTAAACCAACAACTAGACATATAAATTTCTTTATTTCTTTCTACTAAATGTTTATATTCTTTTTTGTTTAAAAACTTTGGATTTCTTGGAGCTGTTAAGAATTTTCTTAATACCGTATTGATAACATTTAAATCTACCATACGAAATTCATCTGTTATCAAAATATTCGCTCTGGCATGTCTTCCTGAATCTCCTGCGGTTACAACTTTTATCCAAGAACCATTTTTAAATTCAATAAATGCTTTATTTTGACCAACACTGTAATCGCTGATTTCAAGCCTTAAATTATCTGAATTTACCATGAGATCTGTTGTAATTTTTTCTAAAACCTCATTTGCCTGGGAACGATTTTTTGATGCCACACATATTTTGGTTCCTGGATATAAAATACATCTAACGACACAAAATATAGCAGTTAACCACGTTTTTCCTTGCCCTCTAGCAGCAAGATACATGAAATAATTACTAAGATTCATCATGTAAAGTAGTATTGCTTGAAATAATTTAAGACTTACTCCAAGATAATCTTTTACAAACCTGTGAGGATTGGATCTATAAAAGCTACACCATGTGGCTACACCTTCCATAATCTTATTGGATTTATCGTTAGCTACCTCTTTATCGGTACGTTTATTATTCGTCATCATTTAATGCACCACCAAACACAGCGTCAAATAATGCTTCATCGTCATCTTCATATTCCGGCTTTTCAACTTTATATTTATTTATTTCATCTTCATACATTTTCGAATATGAATTCTTTATTCCCATCATTTTACACAAATGTCCAAGAAAATAGACGGTAATATATTTAGCTATACCGTCAACATCTTTCCATTCTTCACTTGGTTCAGGAATAGGCTTTTCATTTTCCCATTTGCGAATTAATGTACCAAAAGTATTTTGTTCTGCCAATGTATTGTCTTTAGTTTGTTTAGGTTGTAAATTAGCAGTATTTAAAAGATCTTGTAATGTTTTTATTAAATCTTTTGTAGGCTCATTTTTTCTTTTTGCTTTAGCAATATCTAACTGAGCAAAACATATTTGTTTAAAAACTTCTTCTTGAGCTTTTGTTGTACATTCATGCCGAGTAGTCCAATCAATATATTCATTTTCTAAAAATTCATAATCATCATCTGCAAAACCAGTTCCAAAAAACTTAACTGTTTTTAATTTTGCTTTTTTAGCTTCTTTAACGTCATCTAACGTTTCAATTACATCTTCTCTTTCAGCTTCTACGCGCTCGGTTATAGTATCTAAATACGTTTTCCCAATCCAAGGCTTAATTTGAACTTTACTTGAATATGTAGATAGTCTGCTCCTGTTTTTACTGATATCTTTACTAGCGGCTAATGGAGATTCGTTAAAATATATCCCATACATACAACATATGTGGTCTATTGCCTTTTCTTCATTCCCCATATAAAACTCAGTAAGTGATTTATATAATTGGTCAGTGCATTTTTTGCATGTTGTTACAAAACCATCATTTCCTTTAAAAGTTTCAAAGTTTGACGGCATAAAATTACCTTCCTGTTTCGAATATGTATTACCACAGCAAGAACACTTATAAACTCTAGCCGAATTGTCCGTCGATTTTATATCAATATTTACATCTTTGTTTACTTGAGTCTTTGCACTAACATTTTTAGTAACAGTCTCAAGTTTGGTTGCACGTCCAGCGATAGTGCTCAACCCCTTTCATTTATTAATAGTGGAAGAGTAGTAATTCCACATAAATAAATCCCGTAGCGATGAAACTACGGGACTCAATAATATTAAGCACCCAAATCACAAGGTAAAGTGATATCAGATGCTTTAATCACACATAGATTTAATTTGACTAAAATGCATATATGTAATATTACTTAATTTTTTCTTCTTGTCTAGCTCATCTTCAGTTATTCCGATAAGTATTGGATTTTTATAATTCTTGCCATATGCTAATAATTGAGTATTTGGATTTTTCTTCTTGATTTTTAATTCCATAATTACTGGTTTATCTGTATTAGTATCTTTTGCTAGAATATCTATTCTGCCAATAGGTTCAACTGGTACTTCACGTTTGACAAATGTGTAATTTGGAAATATTTTAGTGAAATTATCAACAATATAATCTGACATTTCCTTTTCTTTTAAATCATTATTTGATGTTCCTAGAAGTCTCATTACTCTTTCTGACATAACAGAATCTTTTAAATATATACATGCTGTTAAATCAAATTTATAAAGCAATCTCATTGATTCAATTGCTAAATATAAATCATCAAATTCTTCCTTTTCTCTAATGGCTAATTTGATTTTAGAAACTTTTACAAAAAATTTTTCAAAAGTATTACAATCAAATAATTCTGTTAACATTCTTTCTGCTGTATATTGTCTCATCTTATTACCTCCATATAATAATCTCCAATATTAGTTAAAGTGAGAGGGTGGTATTGGAGTTTGCCACCCCAAGATAATAGCTAGTTATCTTGTTTCTCACAGAAATGAAATTATATCCTTTGACAAATATAATTCCTCGTTTTCAAACCTCTCACCTTGAATGACCTCTCTGTTATTTGCCGATGTTTCACAACATTAACATAAGGATTAACTTTTGATCCGTAGCATCTACAACCATTTAATAGACGGTATTTGCGTTTTGGTAACCCGGTCACGCTCCGCACAATATTCAGTTGTAATAGTGTTTTTAGGCACTAAAAAAGACCATGTGCTGTGACACACATAGTCTCTAAATTCTCAATAAAAAATCATATTTTATTCACCATTTCCAAGACTAAAGGCAATTACAGTACCATCTTTATGCCAATCTTCTTGGAATTTCTTTAAACTTTGTTTACTATATTCATGTATGTAAACTAAATCCTCACCGAATATCTTAGGTTTCCCATCATCAAAATGAGTTTTATCTATACTTACGAATCCATCATTAGTTATGCAAATAGCATAGTCGCCATCTTCGTAATCATGTTCAAAATCTATGTAGCCCATATCAAATGTAAAGCCATCAAAATCCATAAATATAAAATATTTAAATAGTTCTTGAACTAATTCTTCATTACATATGATAGCAATAGAAGCAAATTCACTATCTTTATCGTCAGCAATCCTTGCCATTTCGTTTACGCAGCTCTCAACAAAGAAAGACGGAGAGTAGTATCTTTTTATGTTATATTTATCCATTCTATAGGTATTCACCTCTTTAATTTAATTTAATATTACATGTTGCTTCACGACCATCTTCTTTATTAAAAATAAATAACGATTGCCCGGCTTTGGAATATAATCTATGTTCATTGGCATAGTCATCTGTTCCTGCTAGTGACCTAACCAATATACTTTCAATCCCAAACTGTTCAAATTCTTCAAGATGATGTTTATCTGCTGATATAGTATAATCAATTGTAATTCCATATAACTTACTAAATATGGTATTAACTGTAACACCTAAATCTTTAAATTTATCTAAATCACCATGAGTACAACAAATGTTATATCCTAGAACATTTAATTTAATAAATTCTTTAAATTCAGCGTATACAATTTCAATATCATTTCTTTCTTTAAATCGTTGTTTCATCCACCAAGGAACAATTTTTTCCATATTATCAGAATGAATACTATCGTTCTTATTTTGGATCGTTCTAAGATGATTCCCATAAGTGGAATAAACATATGTATTATCAACTTCGTTTGATAAATCATTTATAGCTTCAGCCATAATTTCCGCAACATGCATCAACTGATCACACGTGTCCTCTTCTGATGCAACTCTAACCCCTGTATGAATTGCACCGTGTGCTGAATCTCCCAAAAGCAACACATGTAACTTCTTTGGCTTATATAATTGTAAGTGTTTCTTAGCCTTAGCAACCAACAGTTCAACTCTTTGTTTACAAATTTCTGTATTATATGTATTAAAAATGTTATCTGTAACCATACCATAATGCCAATCTGCGAAACAAATAATAGCTTCTCTATTTGTATAATCAATAATAAACTTATCAAATTCTAAAGGCTTTTCCTTATTTAATTTGTTAGCAACATATATTAATTCTTCAGATAAGTGATCAGCTCTTGAATCGGACATTAACAGCTTGTTATATTCTCTGCGTTGGTCACGTACCTGCGTCTTTATCTTATATAATTCATCCTTTTGAACTTGAATTTCTTTGGAATATCCAGCATCAATCATTTTTGAGAACACATTTTCATAATATGTCTTAGCTTGTTGAAAAGGTTTCCTATAAGCAGAAGAGTTATATGTTTCATCTTCTTCACGTAATTCTCTATTAAAAATGTCAGCAAGTTCTTCCCAAGTCATATCTAATAACCCCGAATCCTTTGCTGACGCTAAACGCCAAATATATTGATATTCGTTTTCATCCGAATGTCTTTTTAAATCAATTATAAGTCACCAGTCCTCTCTATAATTTATTCGATTGGTTTAATCGTGTCATCCTTTTTAATCGAAAGAGTAATGCCCTCGATTCCATCCCAACGATCAATTAACTCTTGAATGGAATACACATTAGTTTCATCTTTCAAATATTCTGTGATTGTTCCGGCTTCCTTATCTATCTTTGCTTTTGAATATGTTTCACCTAAGTTTTTCTTAGCCATTTATATAAAATCCTCCAATTATTAAATATTTATTAACAATTACTATTGACAATTGTAATTAAATGATATATAGTGTAATTAGTGAAAAATTACGAATCGAATGTGAAATAAAAAAATAATATTATAGTGAATAATTATTCATCGTCGTCATCATAATCATCGCCATAAATGTACTTAACTTCATAATCAGGAGTTGGTTCAGCTGGCTTGATGAATTCACGTAAAACGGCGGTATCCTTCTGATAATTTAAGAGTTTCTTATTTGGATAAATTTTAAGTAATTCCAACCACGTTAAAACTATCTCAAATATCTTATCAACCAAAGGAACTATTAGTAAGCCTACGACAATTCCACTAATAATATATTTAGAATTTTTCATTACAACCGCCTCCTTACAAATGAACAACCATATCTTTTGAAGAACACAGAACTCTAGATGTTTTATTCTTCTTATATATGGCATTCTGCATTTCTTTTTGCAGGTCTAATTTTGCCTGTTGAGAACCATGAACTAAAATTATCTTCTCTGTATTTAATTCAGATCCTATTTCAACCAATTGATTATGATTAGCATGACTGCTAAAAGTCGAAAGAGTAATGCAATCAGCTCTGTTTGGAATGGGTTTTTTATTTATTGTAAGCGTTTTATTATCTTTAAAATTTTTAATCCTATAAGATAAATAAGAACTATCTCCACCAACATAACCGGAGAAAATAATCATGTTCTTATCGTCTTTTAAATATTCTTGCAGATAATTAACAACCCTACCATTTGTACAGAATCCCGAAGATGAAATTACTATCTTAGGATTATCGTCTTTTATGCAAGCTGTTGATTCATCTTTTTCTCTTATGAATTTAACATTTTTCCAGCTGTATACTTTATTCCAAAGATTTAAATTGTCTCCAGTAATTACTTCTGAATATAAATCACAAATATCACAACTCAATTTTGAATCAACTACTACATCATAATTAAATGATTTATCATCATGATATAATTCATAAATAGTAGTTAGTAATTCTTGAGTACGACTAAAACTAAAAGCTGGTAATAGCACTTTTCCTTTGCGTTCCATTACGGTATTTATCGCTACTCGTAAATGTTCTATATCAAACTCCCTGGTCTTTTTATTAATTCGTGTTGATTCTCCGTATGTAGATTCTAAAATTGAAATTTTGTTGAAATCTTTGCATATTTCGGTATTCTCTACATAATGATTATTACTTTTTATAGATCCAATATCGCTTGTATATAAGATAGACGTTTTATCATTATCTCCGTTTAATATTAATTGAAGCTGTTTTGATCCAACACAATGAGAATTTCTATACCATTTAAAACTTATCACATCATCTAATTTATATAATGTATCGTAATTATCATACTCATATACAAAATCCAATGCTCTATAAACATCGTCTTCAGTATAGATAGGAGAGTAGTCTCTTCCAAACTTTTTAGACAACATTCTTGCATCACTCTCTAAAATAAAACTGCTATTTAATAGCATTGTTTCAAAGAATGCTGCGACTTCATGACAAGTAACGATTTTCCCCTTAAACCCCTCTTTTACTAATCTACATAATAGGCCGGAATGATCGATGTGTTGATGAAGTACAAAACAATAGTCTAATTCACTTGGAACAAATTTAAATTTAGCCGTATTTATACGATATGACTCCAATATAGAATTTGATTGATATAATCCGCATTCTAATAAAATCTGTTTACCATTATATTTAATTAATATTTGACTCCCCGTAACATCATTGGAATTTTCTCCAATAAAATAAATACCATCGCCTTTTAACTTTTTCTTGGCAATAATGTTCACGCGCCTTTCAAGTTTATTTTTTATTCCCTTTTTCTTGTTCTTTCTTTGTGTTAAAATAAATCAAATAATATTTATCATCACAATCAATTTTATTTTCATAATAATAAGAGAATAAAACCTTTTCACATATCCAATATCTTTTACTTCTACTTCTCTTATCTTTAGAGGATATATTTGAATCTTTATCTATTCCTTGAATATTCTTTAAATATCCCTCTTTAATTAATATATCTCTTTCGTATTGCGTTATTTGTTTTATAAAAACCGTCCCTTTCTAAAATAAATTTATATAATCTCCAAAGTAGGAGAATAATACCATAGAAAAAGACTCCCATATTTCAAGGAGTCTATATACTGGTGAGTTATATTCTAAATTAACGTCCCGTAACTCTCGGAAACTAATACAATTAATGATTTGCGCAGCATAGCATGTCTGCTGATAATAATGTTGTACCAATTCTCATAGAAGAACGAAGTCTTCATGGTTGGGATTTCATACCCTAAGTACATTCTGTTGTGACTTCCATCACGTTTCTTTTATACCATAAATTAATCATCTTATTTGAAACGGTCTACTCCACAAGATATGTGTATTTTGTACACAGCTTTTTATAGGCTCTGTGCCTAATCGTTAAATTCCATCCGCTATAGAGCATTAGCGAAGATTAATATTTTTTAGCCGGTGCTAATCACTTCACCCTCTTTAATGTCTTGGCAATTTATTAATCGGATAGCCACATATAACCGATACTCCCTGTTGGATTTAGCATAATAAACTTTCTCATTTATAGGCTGAGATACACCTCTTTAATAATCCTCACTTTATGGCAGAGGTTTTCCGATATTAATAGTGAGAGAGTAGGATGAACGGAGTTTAGATAATCGCGTCCACCCTACTGAGAGGAGAGTTGTATATTAACGAATTATCGTAAGTATTTTAATAAAAAGTTGATTTTATAACGTTGCATATAACTATTATTACATAATAAGAAAAATTATTTGAAATCGATTCATACTAGTAAAATCAATGGTTTGAGATGTTTTAACTATTTAAATCATCTGGTAAAGTTTTATTTTTATGATAATATCTCAGTGCTTTTTCTCTACTTTTTTCTTTTCTATAAATTTCATAGCACTCATCACACCTGGTTTTTGTATTGTTTCTAGCATCAACTTTAATATTAACACCACAATCTATACACTGAATAGTTTTTGTTTCTTTAGGTTGATATCCCCTGTGTTTAATACAATATTTATATGTACTATTTTTATTTTGCTTAAATAGTATTCCACACTCGTCGCATCTATAATAATTTTCTCCTAAATATAATAAGTATTCGTATCCAAGTTCTCTGAAATCGTTTATGTATAAAATTGGATCACTTATACTATCTACAAATAATAACTGAATATTCTTATTAGTATTCTTCTTGGATATTGATATTAAAGGATAGTAAGTAATCACACCATCATCATTAACATTCTTTAATAAATTTGCATTTAATAATTTGTTTATTAATAGCATTTTATCATTTTTAAACTTTACGCTAACTCTAGCTGATTTAAAAATTTCTGGCAATTTAGTATTGACCCAATTATTATTACTTTCTGAAGATGCATTATATAGTTTAGCATGACACAACATTGCAAAAACCAATTTTTCTAATGTAATATCTTTCAGTGTAGCAATTGTCTCTAATTCTTTTTCTGTAATACCAACATTATCAATTTCCCTCATATCATATTTAGATGATTTCTTTGAGATATCTTCAATTATATCTTCCCATAAAACAGAATTATAATTCTTATAGTTATTTCGCATGAATTCATCTAATTTAACATAGGTATCTTTTGAGTCGTATCCAATCACTTTGCGATAATATTTTCCAAGCAAAAATAATGTTGCTGACGGTTTTGTCCCGATTTCTCGACTCTCTAATATTTCTTCCGCATATTTCTTTTCGTTTAATATTATTGACAATCTTCTTCCTCCATTTCTATTTCTACGTTAATTTTAGTCTTTTCCATTTTGAATTTTTGCCCATTAAATAAAATATCACCAGATTCGCATAATGTAGGGTAATTAATTTCATAATTGTTTCTTTTAAGTAAATTTTTAATAAACACATCACCACATATATCCCATGCAAACTGTTTTGAGTTATTAGTTGTATAGCACATATCAAGTACAATATTACACAAAATTTCTTCGTTTGTGCAAACCAGATAACAAGCCTTTTTAAAAGTTTCTTTCATAATAAATCTCATTATATTTTTTTCATTTGATTTAATACGTTGTTTTTTACATAATTTCGAATAATTACTCAAACTAGTTTTATATTCGTTGTATATTTTACTTACTTTCTCATATAAATCTTTAGAATATTCTGTATCACTTTTTAAAATTGAATAATCAAATTCGCTTCCATTGTTAAATCTAAAATTGTCAAACTTACTTTCTATTTTCCAACATATTTTATTTATTATACAAGGATTCATACCTAAAGGAATTTTTTTATAATAGTAATAAATAAATTTTTCTTCTTCTTTTGTCTTTTTTTCTTTAGATAGCAATTCGTCAAAAGTAATCCCAAATTGCATGATACATTTATCATTGTTATTCTGTTTGTAATCTTCATATTTATGTTTTTCTTTTGGATATATATATTGCATAAAGTAAGGTTTTTTATCTGCAATTATAGTGCGATTAATTACATTATTTTTATTTTGCTTTGAAGAATAATTACTGTTATATTTATTTGATATCCAATTGTGCCATTCTTCAGGCATAGGATTAGATTCAATTCCTTTGGTCTTGTCAATTGCATTTTGCTGATATAATTGACCACATTTAATCCTATAATCCAAAATATTATATTCTCTAGTATTTGGCTTATATTGTGATTGTACCTCAATCATAGATGTGATTTTATTAGTAATTTCACCAACAGCATTACCAAAACTATTTATATTTGCTTGTATAAAACTATCTTCTGTTGGTACGCACTTAGGGGCTTTGCGTTGCTCACATATAATTGCCGGTAATATTTTTGTGTTTTCAACAATAAGCGGCATTGACACATTTATGACACAATCTCCATCTTTGTCCAACCCATTCATTGCATGTGCCGATGTATCCCAACTATTAAAAATACTAATAGTTTTCATATATTTATAAAATTCATCCATTTCTTCATTATGTACGATTTCAAATACTCTAATATTATTATGACATGTCATTGGTGCTCTAAAACTTGCTATTTTATTTACTTCTTTATCTAACCAATACTTTGAATACATTTGTCCAGCCTTTAATAATCCTGTAACTTTTAATCCAAACATAGACTGACATAATGAATATGGATCTCCACTTACTAATGAATAATTAGCTGGAACATTCAAAACTCCTACTTTCGCTTCATTAATTCTTTTTCGTATCATTGAATGTATCCTATTCCTAACAAAAGGATCATTCATCATACGTTTATCAATCATAAGAGCTGTAGAAAAATCATTATCCAAATGTTGTACATTGATTTTATTTAATTCAGTGCCTTTTATATAAAGTAAAGTTTTCCTATAATCACCGCTTAAAATATCGTATATTTCATTAATAGTAGATTCGATCAATTCATCAATTTGTTCATCTGTAAAATCATAGCTCTGTAAAAATTGGTAATTCATAGTACGTTCATTTTCCAATTCTTCTTCTGAGGCTTTTGTAATTGAAAAAGTATAATTATTCTTTTTGCAATTATACAGGTACATGTATATTGACTGATATGAATCCCATAATTTTAACATAGACTCCGTTAAAACTAACTCTATTCTATCTATATGATGCCAGGCGCCCCAAACATCCTGAATATATTTTATGCCGTTATCCCGTGCAAATTTTTGAAAGTCAACGCAAAATACAGCCCCCTTACAAAAACTATTCCGTATAACACATCCAGATAGAATATAATCTTCTTCAATATCATTACTCCATCGCTCCATTAGTGATGGCATGGCAAGTCCATAACCATCACTATCATTTAATTCTATATAATCATTTATTAATTGCATTTTTGGTTGTTTCATATTGCTATCATCTAATTTAATATAATCTGTTTTAAATTTGGTAATACAATCTTTTACAACAACAATTCCTTTTGGCATAGAAACAGGGGTAGAAGCACTACATGTTAATGCTTGGTAAGCTTCTAATTTTGCAGGAGAGAACTCTTTACTTTTATCTCTTCCATTATCAATACGCCTTTTAAGCTCAGGTAATAATTTTTCATTTACAAAAACTATAGTTGAATTTTTAACACCTCCAGTTGTTCCTAATAAACGCCTATAAGTAATATCGTTAATTATGAATCCATTTTTACATATTTTTTGATAATCTTTTAATTTATCTATGACAACACACATGTAATCTGGTTTAAATAATAAATCATCTAGCTGTTTATAATACATTTTTATTTCATTTTGTGTTTGCCTTATGTTTGGATTTCTTTTTAGCTTTTTTATTCTGTTTTTAATGAAACTAATTGTTATTTCTGGATTAAATACATCGTTAACTTCATCAATAAACCTTAAAATTTGATTATCGCTTAATGCTATCAATTCATTATTTACTCTAGCTTCATCTATTGACATATTTATATTCCAATCAGCCCTTCTTAAACGAGAAGAATGAACTTTTAAAATATATCTTTGCGAGGTTAGTTGTTTGGACATTCATTTTCCTCCTCATTTCTTAATATAAAAACATGTCTAAATACACTTTCTTTCCCATCATTCATAATTATATAATTATAAATTTCATTCATTGATTTTTGTAATTTTTCAATTATATAATTTAAAATACATTCTTGTGAAATATCATCAAAATTAAATATACTCACCCAAAAATAATCTTCATGATTGTAATTATATGCATTTTTGATTTTTATATAAATTTTATAACCATCTTTCCAATTGGAAGTTTTTGGCTTTTCAAAATTCAATTCCCAAATTGAATTTATTATTTGTAAATTAATATTGAATAATACTTCATCTATTTCTTTACAAAATATTGGATATTTTAATTCTCTATCGTATATCTCATCTGCCTCATTTTTTATTTTATTAATAACATTTTTTATTTTTGAATATCTAAAAATCCATTCTCTTGAATGATACCATTTAGACAAATCCTTATTCGTCATTAATGACTTATAATTACAATAAATATAAAATCCTTCCCTATCTATAAACTGTACTCTATTAATTATTACGTTTTCAGGAAACATATTTTTGATATTTGTTTCTGTGAATTCAGTCCGTAAACATGAATTAATTATATCTCTAAATGAATCATTATAATCTTTAACACATGACATTTTTTTAACTATATTAAAACAAACTTCTTTATCTTCATTTGGAAGATTATTAAACGAATATAATAATTTTTTAAAATTAGTTCCATGAGTTTTAAAATTTTGAAGTTCATTCCAAAACCAATCAAGTCTTTCCCACATAATTTTATAATTTAATTTATCTTGGCGTTTCCATTCAAGTTTTCTTTTGGCAATAGTTTCATCATAATCTGATTTTGTATATAATTTAATAAAGCATTTACCATCAGAATAAATCAGATTAAATTCTGGAATATCGTATGAAAATTTTTGATTAATAAAATATCTAACATCAACTTCTACTACGTCGTTTCCTAATTCATCCCACTTTGGAATATAGTGTTCAGTCTTTTTATTTGTATTTTTAATTTCAAAAAAGAATGTTTTGTCTTCTTTTGTATAAACCGTAATGTCTGGCCTGTAATCACCAAACTTAGTATGATATGTTTTCTCTGTTTCAATTTTTTCTACCGTATAATTTTGTTCATTAATTCTCAATTTACACCCAGATTCAAATAACCATGTTTTACATATGAAATGAACAAAAGTTTCATCATTACATCCTCCTGTCTCATGATAATAATGTGCTTGTACTTGATATTCTCTGTCATCCTTATATGCTCTTGGCTTTATAATTCCTCTACAACAAGGACAATAATATACGGTATTTTCATTTGCATCTTTTATGTGTATGTAATTTGCGTCTTCACCAAGTGAATCTAATGCTACTATGAGTTGCGGTAAATCTTTATACATGTCTTTGTATTCTTCCATTTAATTCTCCTCTCAATTTTAATATAATACATTAAGTACCATAAAACTATCACTTAACCACTATTGTAAAAATCAAATTCCCTAAACACAGATAAATCCTTAACCATTTCCAATATGGTACCATCCTTTCTATTTTTCGGTGTTTTGATCAAACTTCTTCTTTAAATACTTAAACTCTTTTATATAATCAATCCCCCATTGTAACTCTTTTTCGTAATTATAATTATCATCAATAATGAAGCTTCCATTTTCAGTATTCTTTTTATACTTATATTTATTAACAAACAGTGTAACTTCCGTATGCCAATTATCATTTTCATCTTTCCATCGTGGCAACTCATAAGACTTAATAATATTCATTTCATTCAATATTTTTACCGACCTGGATATATACCTGTTGCTTAAACCGATATCTTTCTCAATATTGATATACATCCGGTAACAAAATTCAGGTTTATCTGATTCATTGCCAATATAATATTCTTGCCTACGCAACATATTGACTCGCAAGTAAGAGAGTACAAGCAGTAGAATGGAAGAGTTCATTCTATTTGTATCTTCTGTATATTTTTTAAAGTCTCTTATCTTTTGAATTTCATTAAAGTAAATAATTGCAAAACTATTTGGAACATCAAACTTATCATTGTTAATAACGGCTTCGCAAAACAAATTTGATAAAATATTTCCATTAACCGTTATGTATTCATTATTAACTAATCCATTTATGCATTGTGTGACTTGGTCATTAATTTTATTTTTATGATAATCAACTGAATGACCACACCACCCAACTATATTATTACAAGAAAACCCAACAGTATCATCAAACCCTCTTTTTGAAGCAAAATAAGAATATACCATAACATATTTCTCTTTAAAATCTTTAGTATAAATTATTTCTCTTGGTATTAATATGTAATTGATTTTTACACCCTCCCTATAACTGTAAATTTATGTATATTTTAATTTAGGTACATTCACCAATGGTCTAAAATAAAAAATATTTTAATTTAGGACATTGAAAATGGCACTTTGGTTACACTCATAAACTATATATACAAATATAACTATAGATTACTTTTTGCTACGCAATCGAAATAAACTTTTTGCATCTATTTCTTGTTTTATTTTTACCATACCATTTCTCCTTTCTGATTAATTTTATCATATTTCGAATAGTATCATATAACTATCACTGTAACCTTTTTCTTTGTAATATTCTATCCCTACACTTATAGAATACCACAGCAAAACTACTTTGTCAATACGTTTCATATAACTAATACATAAAATTTTTTAATGAGCGTAAGTTTCCCTACACCCATAATGATTATAATTTGAAGTTGCTGAAGTCTGTATTTATGATTTTGTACTTTACATTACATTTCTCTGGTAACTTTATATTATCTCCAATTATAAATATCATTGGCATGATAGGGTAGTGGTTCTTGTAATTTCCACTTATATAAAATTTTTCATATTTGTTATAATTAAATCCTTTATGGCTTATTTCTACTTCAAGTAATCCTACATCAAGTTTTCCATTGTATCTGTAACCAAATACTGCATCAGGTCTTATATCATCGTATACGGGTTCTATCTTAAAATTTAATATTTCTGCTTTCTTGTGAAGTTCTCTGTAAAAATCCGTTACCAATATGCTATGTCTTAGCTGCTTAGGTAATGTTTTCTTTGTGTGATAGATATATTCTTGTGATACAAAATCTCTGGTACGTCTAATCATCTTTTCTTTATATATCATCGCTAATCTCTTATAACATGATCTTACACTTGGAAAGAATACTTCAGCTATTGTAGAGGTAGTAGCTACTTTATAGTTGTTTATAAAGTTAATTATCTCGTAATCTCTACTTGTCATCATGGCCTCTATCCTTTCATCAAAAATTTTCAATTACCTGTAATAATTCATCATCTGTAGTGATTTTTTCATTTAACATAAATGCTTTGTTAATATAGGTATGTTTAATCAGTTCCTTACATTGTTCTATATCCAAATAAGGACATTGTATCTCAGTAATTTTCCCTCCACGTTTAAATTTACCATGACCATTTCCATGTAATTTTTCTAATCCAGTTTCATCAATAATAATGCTGCTATTTGTTCCATTGAGTGTTTTTAACCCTAATACGTTGCCTATATTGACCTTTATTCCTCCAGTTACAACTTTAGAATCTGGTCTTTGCGTTGCAATTATAACATGTATACCACAACTTCTCGCTTTTCTCCCAAGTTCTTCTATTAGAGATAAACCATCTTTATTGTATTGTAAATCAGCAAATTCATCTATTATTAGAATTTGATAATCAATTTTTGTATCTTTAAATTTACTATTATAACCTTTGATTCCAGTTACTCCAACACTATAAAAAAGATTGCTTCTTCGTTCAACCTCAATACATAATTCTTGTAATATTTTTTTTGCCTCACTAATATTACGCGAAAAACTTATTACTTGTTTTGACTTTGAAAATACAGAAAATTCAACCCCCATTTTAAGATCTATTAAATGAAGTTTAATGTTAGTTGTAAGTAAAATATTAGTTATAATCGATCTAATTATTGTGCTCTTTCCTGATCCTGTTTCTCCGGCTATAAGCATATGTGGTTCTCCATCGGATAGGTCACATGTAATTAATTCTCCCCGTCTATCATATCCGATAATGATTGGCACATCACCTTTAATCTTAATGGGAGAGTAGTGGTAATTGGATTTTAATTTCTCATTATATTCTTCAATGTATATTTCTTTATAAGTATATTTGATATCTATATCTTTTCCCACATATTGCTCTATAGCTTCTTTTTTATCAAGAAAGTCCGTTAATGATAATCCACATGGCAGTGTAAATTTATAAATGGTACTGTAATCTGTTTTGTGTTTGCTTTTGAATATTGGGTATGCAATTCCTATTCCTAAGTCAAGATTCTTAAATATCTTATTGTATTTACTCCAAGTCCATCCATAATAAGCTAATCCAGCAACACCACTTGCGTTTAGCATATAACTAATCGGTGCAAATGGTGGATAGAGTGCAGATATAAATGCTCCACCTATAATGCAATAAATACTGGTTTCAATAAGTGAATCTTTCTTATCTTTTTTACTTGCCATAAAACCTCCTATTCAAAAACACCTAATAGAGTATCAATACCATTTTCATTTATTGGCAGGTTATTATTTAACACTGGCCTATAACTATAATTTTTATTATATTCGTGCGGATTTTCCTCTCGTTCTAATTTTTCCATTGCAGCTTCTTTTAACCAACCACTAACATCAATAAAATTACATCTTTTTTCTATACGAAAATATAATTCCAATTCTTTTGGTTTTCTTTTAAATGATACTTCAATAACCGGATTTCTATCACTCTCTGGATTCCATATTTTATTTTTATTTCTCATAACTACCTCCTAGTACAGAATACTTGTGGCTGATTGAGAATATTACCAAATTTTTGTAATCCCACTTTGTAATAGCCTAATGCATTTGAAAATTGTGAATTTGGCATTAATTTGACTGACGGGAAGTACTGTTTAAACAATTCATAGAATATAATTGCACTTCCACCACAGAGGTAGATTTGTGTACTGGTAGACGGATAGTTTAATTGGAACTCTTTTATAATAGGATTTAAATATTGTTTTAATGTTGGAATTAAGAAATCGTTAGATACTTTTTCACCATAAATGGTAAGGCCGTTAACAAGAATGTTTTCTGCATATTGAATATCATAAGCCAAGTTATACTTCTCGTTTACCTGGTTAATTATCTTGGAATATATTTTTTGTATGCCTTGCATCCAAGTATCATATTTGTGTAAGATTGGATTCCCATACATTATTTCTAAGTACGCAATATCAATTGACATTCCACCAAAGTCAAAGATAATAATATTTCCACTTACATCTTGTAGACTTAATAATGCTCCGATTCCTTGTGGCATAACCAATACATCATTAATTTGAAATTTAAATGGCTTATCTTTGTAGATGACTTCACAGTTGTTATATCCGAGTATCATTTTCTTGAATTTATCTTTCTGAGATTTTAATTGGCTTATGGGTAATCCAACAACTAAGTAATAATCATCTGATCCGGTAAGTGCTAAGTTAGTAAGCGTAGTAACTTTGTTCATTTCTGAATCTGATTTGTCGAATTGTATATTTCTGTCACCAGCTCCGACGGAGTAATCAACTCCATCAATGGTTATAAAAGCGGAACTTCCCATTGTGATTCCTGACTTTGTATAAGCGGAACGAAATATCCTCATTTCATTATCTTTGGTGTATAAGTATCCATGGTCTAATCCTTTAATTTTACTCATACTGCCTCCTTACATGAATTTTCATGAAAAATCCTGTAATTAATCTTGATTTATACTTTAATCTATGCCTATATGAGAGATTAGTTTACTAAATTTCATGAAATTTATAGAAATCAGCATAGTGCTTGTATGATTTTGTCCTTTTTGTTCATAATACCGATGAGGTGATAACATGTTGATATATTCAATTGCAATGATAATATTAATTATGTTTGTAATCTGGATCATAAACCATAAGCAGTATAAAGCAAATAAGCCAATTGGTGACATTGGGGAGAGTATAGTTAAAAATAGATTGAGTGTGCTAGTGGATGATTATGTCGTTGAACATAATGTTCATTTGGGGAAAGCTCAGATAGATCATCTTGTAATTAACCATGGAGTTAAAATTGTATTTGTTATAGAAACAAAATTGTGGGGAGGTATTATTACCGGAAGTAGTAGTGATGATTACTGGAGACAGGATAAAAATGGGGTAATAAGATATTTTGATAATCCAATAAAACAGAATAATTATCATTGCAGCGTAGTGAGAAAATATTATTCTGGGTATAAGGTTTATAATGTAGTAGTGTTTGTTAAGAATAACAATGTACCTAAATCAAAATGTATTATTGGTGTAAATGATTTGGTTAATTATATTATTGGGATGACTAATAAGGTGTCTAATAGGGGTGGAATAGAGGTAGAAACAGACTGGTTGACCAAGAGGGTGTAGATATTAGAAATACTATATTATTATTTTAATTTTGAATCCTTATTGGCGTTTTTGCTACTGGTGGTACTATTTCATTTTTTTAAAATCAAAAAAAATCTCACGCGCGATAACACCTTCATTATGTAATCATGGTTGTGAGCCATTTTTATTATCTAGGTATAGTATTTAACATTTTAAAGATTTTATACGCTCTAAAGAATGATTAGAAATAAATAAGCATTCATTTTGGTTATGTTATAGGTGTAATTTTAAACTATTGGATTAAATTTGAGTTTTAAGGGGTTGTTTTCTATTTTTAGTGGTGAGGTATATTAATTATCCTTAAAAGGATTTAAATTGAAATTTGGGTTCATTTTCTGTGATTTAATACATAGATTACTAATTTTGGTGATGTGAGTATGTGGAGAGTTTAATTTCTAAGAGAATAGTGCATTGATTCTTATGTTTATGAGCTAAATTTGATTTATCATTCTTGGAAGTGTTTCATATTGATAATATCAATGTTTATTTCTTTGTATATAAGTCATAGAGGCTCTAAAATGGTTTAGGTGGGTATTTTATTGTCTGTATAGGTAAAATCGATTCTAGGGTTGATTATAATTAAATTTTATAAGAAAAAGGTAATTTAATAAGTGGGTTATATATGGAACGGATGGTATATTGGATTGGGGAGTGAGTGTTATATGTAAAATATACTCCCTACTTCGATATGCTTCGGTGATGGTACATAGAAAATGTGGTGTAATGGCTGATTTTATGCGTGTTTAAGAGTATTATTGGATTAATTTTATGATGTGATTTATGATCAATCTGGTGCCATTTTAATGATTTTGGGTGTTGTTCGGGAGAATACAGTGTTTATAAGGGGTTGAGCGAGATTTGGGTTAGGATAATGGTAAGATAGGAGAGTAAATGATTTATATTTATGCAATTTTACTAGTGGGCTAAAGTCGCTATTTTACTAGATTTGATTGGGATGGGTGAGGAGGAGTGTCGAACATGGTGCCGAAGGTTATTGTGATATTGCACAAATGGCTGAAAGTGGCTTAAATACTGGGGTTTCGACGTTTCAAAAGATTTGGGACGTGGAGATGGAACAGATAGGGCACTTTTTCTTTCTGGAAGCTTGCTCTAAAATGTAAATATACCCCGGTCTAAGAATAAAATAATATGCCATAAAAGTATAGTATTATTGCATATTATCGAGTAAATATTGACTTTTGTTGAAAAAGTGTAATTTTATATAGGTGAATCAATCAGGAATGATATAAATTTGATGTAAGAGATACTATAAATAATGACCACACTGGTCATATATCGGAGTTCGATATATTGATTCTTTTTGACTAAATAATAAATTTTAGTCAGTATAATGAAATGGTACAATATTCACATTTTTAACTCTACCATAATCTATCAATCTCTTTATATATCACATATCTATAATCATATCGCAATAGAAATATGACAATAGTATTATTTTCACCAACTTATAATATTATCTGTATAATCATACAGTTAATTTGCATATTTATAATATGCTTTATATTGACTAGATTGCTAATTTCAGTCAATAAAATATTCATATTAGAAACATATTGTCACTGTATAAATTATCATATTGTATCTATAAATATACGTTATCATTTCATCCATAAATCAGCTCTATTAATCTTACTATTTAGTATTACATAGTAGAATATCAATCTATCATATTAACAATTCATTACTAAGTATAAATGAGTACTAAATAAATCATCCCAATACCAGCTCTATTCACCTGATCACGTCCATTCATTTCCATTATATAATCAGGTCACACATATGCACCTTTATAACCTCGTATACGTCTCATATAGCTATTCTATTATTCACACGATATCTAATACCTAAATTCATTTATAATCGATTCTAAGCCATACCATATATGGCGTATAAATCTATCTATATCAACCATTAACCACTACATATAGTATCCAACCATCGCATAATATAATTAGTATTTCCTGATACCATTTATCAAATAATCATTAAAAAAGTTATATGAAACGATAAAAAGGTATTGCAATAGTGATAGATATATGATACAATAAAGATAGTTAAAGAAGAGGTAATCAATAAGGACTTTATGAACGGCATACAATAGGATTCAAGTTCCTATAAGTCCACTCTAGGTTATAAAGTAGTAACCATACAATTAGAACGGATAGACAACGAGCGGACGGAATCACCTGTCATAACGGTATGACTTACATAACCAAATTGAACGGCGGACACAATTACATAGAGATAGGAGGTGATACCATGTATAACACTTCATTTGGTTTCCTTGCATACGTTAACGGCAAATTAATGTTGTTTGCAAGCGAAGAAGAATACGAAGAATACATACAGGATAGCACCACCTAGTAACATCTTAAACCGACATAAAGTATTAGTCAACTAGTTTCTGATAATACGATTCATAGTAACTATAATAATAAGTCCTTAAAGTAATAATGGCACTTGGACGTTGAAAACTTCATCCATTCTGAAATAGTGGTAACACATTATTCGCACATATAAATTAATGTGCATGGCTCTAGCTCTAATGTGTATGGTAACTATAAAACGTGTGAATCGTTTGTGTAAGTCGGGTAAATAACAGTTATATAAAACAAATACAGTAAAACAGTAATACAATGTATTTATACAATGCTAACAACTTATAACTGAAATAATCTAGGATAGCTGGATACGAGTAGGATATACACGAAAGTATAGAGCATAAAACGAATAGCAAAAATTAATTGTTATGACTTGTTAGTATTCATATTTACATTGGAACTATAAACATTAATAAATTTATGGAGGTAAACAGTATGGATAATTTAAGAATCTACAAATTAGCATATGAAAGACTATTACAGGAGTTAACTTTTGAGAAAAGCAAGCCACAAACTGAATTAGTAAAGAACAAAGTTATTGAACTTGATAACGAGGTTATATGGCTTGATGAACAGATTAAAAAACTAGAATACGAGAAAAGTTTAGAATTTTGGTACAAATAAATCTAACATTTTATAGTGATTATAGGAGGAAATAACATGGTAAAAAGAATTGAAACTAGGCTAAATTGTATGATTGATTGGTTAGAAAAGGAATCTATTGAGTATTCAAGAGAAGAGTTTAAAAAAGATGTTGAAAGAATGCAAGATGCAATAAATGAAGCATTATTCATTGATTTAATAACAGATAAGCAGTATTCAGAACTTACAGAATTAGTTAAAACAAAGTCTATTAAGTATTTTTTAAATAAATCAAATTAAGAATTTATATGCAGAGTGGCAGAGGATAAAACCTCTGTTAATGCACTAGCTAAACGGTCACAAGTCCGATAAACAAGGCACTACCATATTATAGGAGGTTGTACAATGGCAAGTATAGATTTTATAAGTAAACGTATCCAAGGTAAACAAAAGGAAATTGACAAATTAAATAAGAAGCTTGAAAGAATTCAGAAAGCTAAACAATCTAATTGGGAAAAGAACCCTTATTACTATAGCGAATATGATTTAAACAGTACAGAAAAGGAATTGAATTTTGCAATTAAACAGCTTGATAGTTTGCAATCTGATTTACAAACAGCAAACGAAAAAGCAAATAGCCGTAATGTATTAGCAATAACTCAATTTTTAGATGCTTGGTTACAAAGAAATATAGAATTCTACACAGAGGAAAAGGAAAAATATGATATAGCTTTATCTGACTACCGGCAGCATGATAGAGATTACTGTAATTGGTTTAATTCACTAAGACATAATGTAACGGTAGAGAAAAGAAAAGAAGTAGAAAAGAATCACAAAGAGTATAGAACTAATTTTATTAAATCTTGGAATACACAATTTGACCACGGAACTAAAGAATGGCATGAAACAATGCATAACGATTTAAAAGAGGAATACAATCGTAAATACGATTATATAATCGAAAAGACAAACGAAATAGTAGGCGAAATTACAGACGCAAGCTATTTAACAGTAGACGCAAACGGAAATTTAAACGGCTACATTATAGGAACAAGAGGAAAAGCAAACGTCAATACAATCGGTGCAGGTGGTTACAATATACAATGTTATCATTTCAGAACGCTAATTCATGAAATTAAATAACAAAAGTAGTAATCAAACAATTATTTTATTCATAGTAAAGGAGAAATGAAACATTATGATTAATATTGATACATGGGTTAGAGGATATAAAGTAAGGGCTTTTAATTGGGTAGATAACAATAGTATATATTTTAATGTACAATATTTTCAATCTGGTCAATCAATTAGTAAACCTCCTGTTTGGGATAAAACAGTATATATTACAGATAATGAGGCTGGACAAAAGCTTATAAGAGAATTTTTAGATTCATTAGTTGAACATGTTGCAAAAATGCAAATTATAAATGGTAATAAAGTAGTAATAACAGCATAGAAAGTGCATTTTATGAAGTATAAGCAATATAAAACAATAACAGGAGGTAACACGATGTTATCATATGAAGAGATCAATAAGAATCAAAAGGAAGACAAAAATTATATTGCAATCGGTGACAATGGAAAAGAATATACAGCTTCATGGGTAGTAAAATATCCGGCAATGTTTTTCTGTATTCCGTCAACCGTTGAAGTTATCGGTTATAAAGAAGCATAACTATTTAATATTTATATGTGCTTACAAGATATATAAAACGGCTTGTAAGTAGTTATAAAGATTAAATGTAACTAATAAACAATCATATTAAATTATAGGAGGATTTTACAATGATGAAAGATATTAACGGAATCGAATTACAAGAAGGTATGTTTTTAAAACTAACAGGATGTAAAGTAAAAAATGATAACAGTATTTATATTATAGCAGTAGATCAAAATACAAATGAGCAGTATACAAAAAGTAATTGCTACATTTTACACAAGGTAAACGCAAACGGAACAGAATCAAAAGCAAAATACAACTTATTATTTATTGATAAATGGTTATTTGAAAAGAATCCAGAGGTTAAGATTGAAGTTGTAACAGATTTAAAACAGGCAGCAAAGGAAGTAAAAGAGTTTTTAAATGGTGTAATATCAATTGAAAAAGTTTATTCGTTTATTGATGCAGATAATCAAACACTTAAAACATTAACAGCCGGACAGTATATCACATTTAAAAAACGCTTGCATTTACAAGGTAGAATGTATTCATTTTCAGGAACATATAAACTAGATCATATTAGCAATCATGGAGAAAATATCTATAGTTTACATTTAGTTGGGGCAAAGGGTGAAACGGTATCATATAACGACAATAATAATTATCAGGGCAGACCTATTGTATTAAGTTTTAAAGAAAAATTAATGAATCAACTTTTTAATGAAGAATATGTAACAATTCAAGAACGCACAGAAACAACAAAAGGAGAATTGCAAAAGGCAACAAAGGAAGAAATCAAAGACGAAGTAATAACAGAGCAGCCAAAAACAGTAACTGAAACTATTCCAGAAGTTGAAACAGCAACAGAAGAAGTTACAGAGAATAATACACAGCAAGAAGAAACAGCGGAACAAAATGAAGTTATAATAGTAGAAAGAAAGTATTTCCCTATTAATGAACAACTTGCAAAGTCAGCAAAAGGTATGTGGAGTTTTTCGGATTATACTCCAAACAGTACAACAAACAGCTATAAAAAATCAGTAGATGAAATATACGCCATTGTTGATAAAATAGCAGAACGAAAGCCGTCAAGAATATCAGAAGCCGAAACAATAGCAGAAAAATACTCTCGTAAATATGCAGAATGGATCAATAAAAGCAATCATATTGAAATGATGTGTCCCTCAGTTATGATATGTGGAGGATCAAATTTTCCGGTTAGAAAGAAAGAAAAACAGAATAGGGCAAGAGATAATCACCAGAAAGAATTTGAGTATATTAACGGTTATATTTCAAAATTAGAAAATATATTAAACGGTAACGAAGTTATTAAGAGTGGAGACGCTGACGCAATCGAAAAATTACAAGAAAAATTAAAACAGTTTGAAGAACTACAAGAGACAATGAAACAAGTAAACGCATATTATCGTAAAAATGGATCTCTTGACGGATGTACGCTAATTAGTCAAAAAACCATTAACAGTATTAAGGATTTAATGATTAGAATTCCATATCATACGCAGCCATTTGCTAGTTATGAATTGACTAATAATAACGCAAGTATCAAAAACACCAAACAGCGTTTAGAATCATTGCAGAAAGTAAAGGAAATAGGCACAAAGGAAACAATAAAAACGGAAGTTTGTCAAGTGGTAGAGAATAGCGAATTGATGCGTATTCAATTATTATTTGATAGTATTCCAGATGCAGAAACACGAAACATTTTAAAATCTAATGGTTTTAAATGGAGTCCAACAAATAAGGCATGGCAGCGACAATTGACCGATAATGCAAGATATAGCACAAAGAAAGTAATAGAACAATTAGAAAAACTATCAGCGTAACAAGATAATATATCATGCACATTATAGTTTTATACGTGTTATAATGTGCATGAATAAGTGTTAAAACAACAATTACATATAAATGGAGGTATGAAACTATGAAAAGATTATTTAAGAAAAACACATGTTTTAACTGGAGCGAGATCAAGATTATTGATACCGAGGAAAACACATTTACACAGTATTTACAAGATAACGAAATTGGATTTATTTTCTCTAAATCAACAGACACACTTGAAAAAATGTTTTATTCATCGGCAGATGATTGTATTAAGAGATTAACAGAACGTGGTATTCTAGGAACGGAAGTAGACTATGAACAACAAATTGAATCAGAAAGAATCGGTCAGATAAGGTTGAAATCAGAGCAAGAAAGAATTAAAAAGAATCCGTTAGAATATAAACAGCGTATAGCCGCATTGTAGGGAAAGAGAGGTAAACAGAATGACAGTAGAACAGACAAATAGAATTAACATTACGCTTGATAGAGCAATAGAGCAGAATAAAATTGACAATAAAACAGATGCAGTTATAACAGAAAATAAAGACGGTTTAGCTTTACTTAATTGGAAGAATTCAAGACGAAGTTTTTGTTTTACAATATTTCAGGATGGATCAATTCATAGCGGAAAATTTGGAATGTGGCAATAAAATTTTATAACTTAAAATTGTAATTTCATGTGGTGTCATAGGACACAGAAAGAAGGATATTATGGAAATTAAAATAAACGAAACTTACACATTTAATCATAAGGAAGGAAATGTATTAGAAAAATATGATGGAACACAATGTAAGATAATTAGTAAAGATAACATGCATAATGATATGTATTTTGCAGAAATGTGTGATGGTAGAAAAATTCAAGTTTACACAAAAGAATTAAGCAGATAGAAAATAGATTTTATAAGCCTTTAAAAGCTAGAAAGTAGGTTAATATGGAAATAAATTTTAATAAAAATGTTCCAAAGGAAATAGAAAAAAGAACGATTGAAAATATAGAAGTATATAAATTAAGTCTTGGAGACGCATTTGAAGAAGCTGTAAGGGAACTTGCTAAGAAAGGTACTAAATTATGGAAAGCTTGGTATTATAGCGATTTTAGAGAATATCTTCCTGAAATATATCGAAAAGAATATCTTGATTTTAGTAAGTATCCGTTAAAGTATTAATAACAAATAAATATGAACCAAAGACGGTTTTTATCAAGAAAGGAGATAATAATATGACAGTTAAACAGGCAGCGAAAGGTGTAGTGTCAAATATAGGAACAAGAACTTATGATATAGATTTTATTAACAGCGATGGTGAAGTTGATGAAACACAGTTTGATGCAAAAGGAACTGAAGAACTGAGTGAAATATATTCAGAATTCTGTAAAGAAAATGGATTTAAATCTAACACCGTTATTAGTATTACTGATGTATAAAATTATTTAATTATAATTAACATTAAAACAGGTTTTATATAGTTAGGAGTTTGGTATATGGGAGCAAATAAGGGAAAGCAAAATATTAGAATGAAAAGAGTTTGCGAAAGGGTAGCAAATAAAACAACTTATAAGGGATTAACAGAGCAGGAAGTAAAATACGTCAAAACAGTAAGGCAGCATCAACAAATAGAAAAGGATTTGAATTATTTTTATGCTACCTGTAAAAGAACAGAAACAGGTCAAGTAGACTGGGATTCAATGGACGATAAAGAACTTGATTACTTTGACTATATTTACAAGTTATCAGAACGTTTATACAAAAGAAAATCTAATATGGAAGAAAAGTTTGACGGTGACAAGGTTATGAAAAGTTTTCTACAAATAAATAATAGGAGCATAAGTTTCTAAATAGTCAAACTAGAATCGGGAGGTAAACACAATGGAAGAAGTTAAAGAAACGTTAGATTATGACGTACTAGTAAAATGCAATAACTAAGGAGATTATACAACATAAAACCAATATTAGAATTTGAACTAAACAGAAAATACAATACAAAGCTTAACCGATATGAATTAAAAGTAAATAAAGAAAGCGTGAGATATATTAATATGAAACTAACAGAAGAACAGAAACAGCATAATATTAAAGAGGGTATAAATAAATTAGTTTCCATAGTACTAGAAAAAATAATATTAGACGGAGGACTAAACAATGTTAAGCAAAATAAAAACACTTGAAACAGCAAATAATATTTATCAGTTTAGTTATAAGGTAACGGAGAAGACTACATACGAGCAGCGCCAGGAACAGAAAGAGGAATTGTTATATCAGATTAAACAGAAAGCAATAGGAGGATCACTTGTTATACTTGGTTTTATTCCTTTCTTGGCTTCTCATATGTTAATATCATTTACATTAGGGGCGATACCTCTGTTAATCGGAATAGCTTTAATATTAACAAAAGAACATGTAACAGGGTGAAATTATTAATAGAAATATGAAACAAATAATTGACTTTTGGATATAATAATACTACAATATAGGTAATAGATATATACAACATAAAGGAGACGGTAATTATGATAAAAGAAATAGTAAAGAACACAGAACAACTACAAAAGAAGTGCAGAACAGCATCAGCAAAAGAAGATTTACATATCATTAAAAATTTAATTGATACCGCTAATGATGCAAATAAACCACCGGAAACAGAAAACGATGTTCAACGTGGATGCTGTGGGTTAGCTGCGAATCAAATAGGATACGATAAACGGATTGTCATAGTATCAGTTGGAAAAGATAAATGGATTCCATTAATTAATCCAATGATTACTTTTAAATCAAAAGAACGGCATGAGTCAATCGAGGGTTGTATGTCACTTGATGGAGAAAGAACAGTTCAAAGGCATGATACAATAAAGGTTAAATTTCAACAATCAAACGGTAAGTTTTCAGAGTTTAGATGTCATGATTTTTTAGCAACAGTAATACAACATGAAATTGATCATCTTGATGGAAAGTTGATATAATAATTAATTGAAAATGACTGGAAAATGTAGTAAGATTTAAATAAAAATATTATTACATAAGATGGTAAAATTAAAGTTATTTTTAAGGATGTATATGAGAAAATATGATATTAAAACTAAAGATTTAAAGCTTATTAGAGAAATGGAAATAAAGGTATCTCTTAGAACAGCTAGTGAATCAGAAAAAATATGTGTTGAATTATATCGTAGGTTTATAGATTTAGAAAAAGATGTTGTTAAAAATCCAATTGGAACTAAGGAAGAGATTGATAAAGAACTAGAAGAAGAAATATATAATTATGGTGGAATGCTATATATTGGAAAAATAGAAAAATAAAGAAAGACATATTGCCAGAGTTATTAAGTTTGCAGAATCAAATGTAATGTAAACTAATTACTTTTCTGTTTATGAAAAGAAGGTGAAAATATGATACCATGTAAGAGATGTGGACTTTGTTGCATTATAGAATTGTGTTCAAAAGGAAGAAGAAAAGATAAAACGAAAAAGGGAAATTGTAAATATTTAATTCATAATAATGATGGAACTACATCATGTAAATTAATACTTGAAAATAAAATGAAAAATAGCGCTATAGAATTTGAACAAGGGTGTGTTTTTCAGGAAGATTATCCGCATTTGTATGAATTTTATAGTGAAACTATTTTAGCAAATAATCAAATTAAAAGCTGAATTTGCCATAATAGGTGTAAACCAAATATTGATTCTATAAGGTGAAAGGGGAGGTTTAAATGCAAATAGGTGATATTTACAGTGGGTATCCTTACAGTATTATGATATGTAGAATTGGCGATGATTCAGTAGATGTTATACCAATTACGGCAGACAAAAACAAAATAGATAGACTAAATAATAATTGCTATTCAGAATTTATGTTAAATAATCGTAAAGAGTACGCTTTATTGCATTTAGTAGAAACGATTGAAAATATCCATTCAACAAAATTAGATAGTGTTGGGAAAGACATTTATAATCAGATTTTAAATGATTATGCATTTAAGATGTTGGGCGTCAAAATTGTGGTAAAATGATTATTTTATAAGGAGAGTGTTTAACAATGACATATAATTCTGATATCAAAAATGAATATATTAAATTATCAGGGTTTAAACTTGAAACAAAAGAAATACTTTCATATTTATTTAGTAAATCAGGAGAAATAGAAAGATCACTAGATAAAGATTTATATGAATTTGAGGTATCTGATATAAAAACATTATTAAATGATTTAAAGTTAAAGTCAAGAGAAACATTAGAAACAGCATGTGTAATGTTTACTAATTATTACGATTGGTATTGGATTGACTATATGAATGTAGATGTTAGCGGAACGGAAAATCCTTTCAACGAAGAAATCGTTAAACCAATAATACAAAGAATATATTTAAAAGCGTTATAGAATGAACAATCTATTCAGATTTTAGGAGGAAATTAACATGGATATAATGAAACTTTATACAAGATTAACTGAAACATACAAAACATTACAAGCAGGTTTAGAGGGAGAATTTGATGGTTATAAAAATACAGATGAACAGCCGGACGCAAGATTAACAGAAGCTAGTATAAAATTAGAAGACATTATGAATGATTTATTGGATGAAATTACAAATGAAGCAGCCAGTAATTCATTAAAAATTGACATTGGAGAATGTAACATGAATTATGAATCTGGTAAACTTACAATTCCTAAAAATGAAAAAATTGATAAACTAGATAAAGAACATATAAAATGGGGAACAAAAAATAAATAATACTCTCCATCGTGACAGCGAAATATGGCTGTAGACGCAAAGTTACACGATGGATTGACATTAATAATAATTAATAGTCATATTATTAATTAAATAATTATGAAAGGAATTATTATTATGGGAGTTTTAGAATTTATTATTGCACTAATAGTTGCTTTTGGTTCTGTCTTTGTTCTTACTACACTTATAGCTGTAGGATTTAAAGATGAAACAATAGCCATAATTAATGCAATAAAAGGTAAGGAAACTATTAATACAGAAGAAAATATAATTAGTAAAGATGAAATAGAAACATAATCTCGACTAGACGAGTATAAACAGGCATTAGGTCTAGTGCGCCACACCTGTAATAACATCAGGTGTGGGTTGTTAGATTATTAATCAATTAACTGTCTGTATTGGAAAAATAGAAAGGATGTGAGTTATATGAAACTATTAAAATTCATGTTAACATGGTTACTAATGATAATAATGGCTATTTTTATGCCAGTGTTGATGTTAATGAAATATAAAGTAACAGTAGAAGCAGAAAGACAATGAATCAATTCTTTGATTAAGAAGTGATGGTGATATGAAACAATTTAAAAATCTATTGACAAATAAATGTAAATTTGGTATAGTAAAGGTAATATGAAACGAACGAATTTAATTTAGAGATTTTGGATCATCACTTATACCGGTAATATAATCAAGAGATATATTAAAAAATTTAGCAAGTAAGATTAATTTGTTAAGAGTTGGTTCTTTTGTACCAGACAAATAAAATTGCAAACCTCTTACAGATATACCTATAGCGTCAGCTAATTCTTGATTAGATATGTTATTTTTTTCTTTTAATTCTTTAAGCCTAGTATTAAAGTTTGCCATATAAATTACCTCGAAAATTTTTTATTTTATCATTGACATGAACTAAAGTACATGGTATTATATACATATAAACATGAACTATAGTTCATAGAAAGGAGTATAATGTTAATATTACGATTAAAAAATGAAAGATTGAATAGAAATTTAACACAGGAACAATTAGCAGCAATATTGCAAGTGTCACTTAGAACGTATCAACACTTGGAACATGGAACTAAAAAACCGTCATGTGATTTAGTTATAAAGTTACAAAATTATTTTAACAAAAATATTCAAGAATTACTAGATAAAGTTGAAGAAGATATCTAGTATCTTATATTAATAGAAAGGATTAGGTGGTGATATGGAAGTAAGACGTACGAATTATTCATTAAAAAGAATAGTTTCGGATATGAAAAAAGGTAAAATAACATTTGATTTTCCAATTCAAAGAGAATCTGGACAATGGGACAAAACGCAACAAGGTTTATTAATTCATAGTATTTTACAAGGATTTATTATTCCCGATGTTTATATCATAAAAGAAGGATCAACTGAATTTTCTCCATTTTCTGTATTAGATGGTAAACAACGGTTAACAACGGTTTATAATTACTACAATGATAAATTTAAACTTCCAAAAGATATTGAAAATGTGGTAATAATAGATGTTGATTTTACCAATGGTGAACAAAATATTTCAGAAAATAGTTATATAGTTGCTGATAAGAGATTTTCGGAATTAGATGGTAAACTAAAAGAAATTTTTTTAGATTTTACGTTTGATGCAAAAATGCTAGTTGGTTTTACAGATGATGAAATTGAAGAACAATTTTACAGATTAAACAATGGATGTATTTTTACTAAAGCACAAAAAAGTAATGTTAAACTTGGTACCGTACTTGCTGGAAAATTAAAAGAAATAGAACAAAGTAATTTTTTCAAATATAAAGCATTATTTTCATCTGCCCAAAGAAGAAGAGGTGAAATTACAAGTTGTATATTACAAACACTTATGTTATTGATAGGGTATGAATATAGTAATTTTGGCTCCAGCGAAGTATTTAAATTTGCAGAATGGTACAGTGAAAATTATGATGAAAAACAATTAGAATATTGTAAACAATTGTTTGACAGACTTTATAATTTATTGCCTAAAGATGAAATGTCTAAAAAATATTTAAAGAAAATAAATATTCCCATGCAAGTGATGAACTTGGATTATATGGATAGTTTAGATGAATCAATATCCGACAAGGAGTATACGGAATTTTTAACAAAGTGGTTTGAGGTATGGATTGAAACATCTGGATACATAGATTTCTGTGGTCAAGGTTCTACTAGTAAAACAAAAGTTGAGGGAAGATTAACAATAATTGATAAAGAATTAAAAGATTATGTGATAAATAAAACAATTGAAAGGAACGAGAGCAATGGAACAATTAAAGAGGAAACTGACAGATTTGAAGCCGCATCCTAAAAACGAAGAGATTTATGGAAGTAATGAAGACGTAAGTGATCTTATTGTTAAAATTCAAAAAAGCGGTAAAGTATCAACATTCACTATTACCAAAAATAACGTTATTATCGCAGGTCATAGGAGAAGAAAGGCTTGTATGCAATTAGGTATTAAAGAAGTAAACGTTGAAATTATGGACTTTGATTCTCCAGAAGATGAAGTTGAGTGGTTGATACTTGACAATGCTACTAGAGAAAAAACAGTTGAACAAAAAGGCAGAGAAGCTAAAACATTATTGGAAGTAGAAAAAGTTAAGGCAGAAAAGAGATTATCAGAACTAGGTGCAACTGGAGGCAGAGGTAAAAAGGGTATGGCAGAACTGCCACAGGGTTTTGAAAAGGGATTATCCAGAGATTTAACCGCGCAAAAAGTAGGTTTGAAGTCGGGTAGGGAAGTAGAAAGGGCTATTAAAACAGTAGAAATTATTGATGGATTAAAGGAGGATGGTAAAGATGAAGAGGCTGAGTTGATAAGAGGAGTATTAAATAATCGAAGTGTATCAATAGCAGAAGAATTAGCAAAAAATATTGATAATGTTGTAATTCCAGACGAAGAAAAAGAATTAATTAAAACTGGAAAGAAAAGTGCATATTCATATGTTGAAAAAGCAAAACAAAAATTACAACCACAAGAAGAAACTAAAGTATGTAAGGTCTGCGGTAAAGAATTATCATTATATAATTTTTATGATGGTAAAAATACTTGTAAAAATTGTTGTGCAGAAGAAGATAGAAAAAGAAAAGAAAATAGTAGGGTTTTTCGAGATGCTTCTGGTAATGAATTAAAAATTGATCATGAATTATTAAAGGGGGTTGATATGAATGCCATAATTGAAAGTATAAAAGGAGATGTAAATCGGAATCCAGAAATCAATTATGAATTAGAATACGAATTATTTAAATCTAATGTAGACGATTTTATATTCGCAAATAATAAGTTTATAAAAAATAATGAACTATATAATGGTATGTCAAATGATTTACAATTAATGTTTAAAAATGAAGTAAATAAGTTAAGTAATGCTGTTGAACAATTAAAAAATATTATAAAATAAGGAGAATGAAAATTATGAGTACATTAAAAAATTTAATTAAAAACAATAAGGTAGTGGATGGTAATTTGGCACTTAATAATGTGGTAGATATTACAGATGAACCAGCAGGGACAATTAAAACTATGAAACTTAATACATCAGTGTTAAACTCAACTCAGCCTTATCAACGCGATTTAGATCAAAAGAAAATTGCTGTTATTGTATCTAATTTTAATATTCATAAATTTGGTATTATTAAGGTTAGTTATAGAGATGGGGTATATTATGTTTATGATGGGCAACATAGATTAGCCGCAATTAAAACCAAAAATGGTGGCAGAGATTGTTTAGTAGAGTGTGAAGTTCACTATGGACTTACATACGAAGATGAAGCTAGATTGTTTGCGGAACAATATGATGGAGCAACAAAAGTTGATATTGTATATAAGTGGAGGGCTATGTATGAAGGTAGGTTACAGCCTGTATATGAAATAGTAAACTCATGTAAGAGAATTGGAATTGATATTAATTTTTCAAAATCCAAAACTAACAATCGTATAATTTGTCTTGGTGAATTACAGAAAATGTGGAATAAACTTAAGGCTGAAGATACTTTAAAAGCCATTAGTTTAATTAAAGAGACTTGGAATGGGGATATGAATTCATTTAACAAGAGTATAGTTGCCGGAATGAAAGAGTTTTATGCAATTTATAAAGATGAAATTAATGAACAGACTTTTGTTAAGCAATTGAGAAGAATTGAACCTGCTAAGATCGAAGCTCTTGGAAATTCTGATATGATTACTCGTGGTGATTTAAAATATGCAAAGGTTATTTGGGATGTATATAATAGAAATCTCAGAGAAAATAATCGTTTAGATTATAAGTTTAAAGGTTAATTAATTGATAATTAAAAATTACGGCAAAATATCACCGTCAAAGTATCAATTTCGCCGTAATGAATAGCAATATCCTTTGAAAGGATATCCTTATTTATTATATATCATTATTGATATCCTTTCAAGAATTAAAAATGAGGAGATTACATAATGAACGGAAAAATCCAAAAAGTAATTGATTTATATGAAGCTTCTTATGATAGATTGACTGGTGTTTGTATATATGTAAATAGTCAAGTTTATGACACGGATTTTACTTCAGTAACATTTTATGAAGATAAATTTCACTTTGAATTTGACGAAGATGAATTAGATGATTTTGAAGTAAATATAACTGAAATAGTGGATATAAAATTTGATAAAGTTTCAGGAATGGTTGTTTCCATTTTAGAATTATTTAATGGAGATGTAATATTAATATTTAATTTATAGTAATAAGTCTCCGGTGTTAGAGATAGCATCGGAGATATAATCGGAAACATATAAGTAATATGAAACAATGAAAGGAGCGATAAATATGTATGTATTAACTAACGGAACATGCTATTATAATAAAACAGATACAAATAAAATAGTAAAAGTTACAAATATTAACGATGCGTTTATATTTGATACAGAAGAACAGGCAAACAAAGAAATTAAGAGAGCTCCAGCAAAATTAAAAAACTATAAACTCAAAGAAATCTTTGAGGTAGCCCCACAGTCACATAAGATATGTAAACGAAAATCGTTTGGTACAGGAACCAGAAAAGCAGTTTACAGAAAGTCCAAAGGTCATTGTTGCTTGTGCGGTGAATTTGTTGATTATGATGATTTTACAGTGGATCACATCATTCCGTTAGCAAAGGGTGGTACTAATGATATTGATAATTTACAATGCGCTTGCAAAGTATGTAATAACATTAAAACTGACGTTTTACCAAATGAATTTATTGATAAGATTACAGAAATGATTATTCATAATATGAACAATAAATATAATAAGAAAATAGGAAATAAAATTATTAAGATGATAATAACAGCTAATGTACATAGATTAATTAAAAGAAAATCTAGTTAAAATACTTATTTGATACATAGAAAGGAGAATTAATATGTTTGATTGTGAAAATGAAATGTGCTGCTATACATGTTTAAGTGGTGAATATGTTAAAGACAATGATTTAGGATATAAAGTATTATGTCATGAAGATGATGAGTATAGAGAACCAGATGAAGTTTGTTTGAAATTTAAAGATCATCAACAATATAAAAATACTATTTTGTAAAGAAAGGAATATGAAATGTATGTCAGGACTGAAGTTATTAATAAATATAGTAAATGAAATATTTTTCTCCAAGAAAAGAGCGAATGATTTATATAATAAAAATCAAGAAAGGAAAAGAAAGTTAGGTTTAATAAAATAATGAAAATGCAGGAATTAAGATTAAATGATACGGAAAGATATAAGAAATTTGTTGCACTTAAAATAATAGGGGTTACGGTAGAAAGAGTTAATAAAAAGCTGGTGATATCAATAGAAAATTACCCTAATGCAGATAAATATATGGATACTACTTTTGATACTGTAGATGATATCCTAATGGCATTTAAAGATGAATTTATGAAACAGAAAATTAAATTAGCAGCTTAGTAAAGGAGATGTGAAACCATGACAGGAATATTCAAACTATTATTTTTACCTATATTAAAATTTATGGAGTATGATAGCTACGTTAAAACACGTGATAGACTTGATAATGATCCGTATAATACGATTAAGAGTGACAAGTGGAAACGAGAACGTGGAATGTTAAAGTGAAAGGGTGATAATTATGTGTTACAAAGACGAGGTTCAAAGAGAATCTATTGAAAAATTAGAAGAAAAATTAGTCAATGTACCGGAGTTTATACAGAATTATTTTACATTCTTGAACAGTGCTAAGTCTAAAGTCGTATATTGGAGTAATATTCGTTCTTTTTTAGAATGGCTTATTGAACAAAAGGTTATTAAAAATACAGTAGAATATATTGTAGTTGACGATTTAAAGAATGTAAATGATATTCATATAGTTAAATATTTAGATGGTAGATTAGCAGGTATGTATGGAGAAAAAATATCTCTCAATACTGCAAATAATAAAATGAATTACATTAGAGGGTTTTGGAGTTACTTACTTGAAAATGATTATGTTCCGAAGAATATAGCAACAAAAAGAGTTGCTAATAAATACAAAGTAAAAATAGACAAAGAAGTAGAAGTTCCTACTGATGAAGAAGTTGAACAATTTTTAAGCAATCTTGAAAGTATTAAGAGTGAAATAATAGCAGTTAGAAATATAGCAATCGTTAAGTTATTTATGGGTAGCGGAATTCGTATTGAAGAACTTGTTGGATTGGACATCAATGATTTACATTTAGATGGTAATGAACCATATATTTCTATAATGCGTAAAGGTGAACAACATACAAAAAAAGATTTAGATATAAGTCAATCAGCAGTGGAAGCTATTAATGACTATTTAAAAATAAGAAATTTGAATTCTGAATTAAAAGACATGGAACCTTTGTTTTTATCTGAAAGAAAAGATAGATTAGCTCAAAACTCAATTCAAAAATTCTTTGAAACGTACAGTAATGGAATGATCCATCCTCATATGCTCCGGCATTACGCAGGTACTAAAATGTATGAAAGCAATCATGATATTGTGGGAGTAAGTGAACAGTTAGGTCATGGAGATATTAATACAACTAAAAAGTATTATGTTAAGTCTGACAAGAGTTCTATTAGGGCTGCATTAAATAGTATTTGATTAAACAGGATTATTTGAATGTCTACAATTTGTATGATATAATTACAGTAATTATTTGGTAGAAGAAATGTTTTTAAAACAGAGATTTTATAGTGATATGAAAGGAAAATTTGTGATGGATGATATAAAACAAATGAAAAATAAATGCCATCAAGTTTTTGATTCCTACTGGGCGAAACAATTAAAGGGGACAGATAAGAAACACATTAGAAATGTCAGGAAAAGAGCTTACATTAGATTAACAACTGAAATGAGATTGCCTGATAAAAGATATAGCCATTTTAGTAAAATGAATGACTTACAAACACTGAATAAGGCTTATGCAATTATAATACAATGGTAAATATAAACATTATTTCATGTAGAAAGAGAGGATGTTATGTATAAAGTAACGTATTTAGATGAAAACAGAAAAGGATTTTCAAATACAGAGCCTTGGATATTAGACGAATTTGAAAATATTAATATAGCGAACAGTGAAGCTGATCGGCTCATTGAAGAAGGATATAAAGATGTGAAAGTAATACCTGTTAAATTAATTACTTGGCAGTGTTTAAAAAAGCTAAATAATGAAGAATTGTTAAATTTAGTAACAGATATTAATAACGGCACTAGTTATACAGTAGATGGATATGAAGATATTTATCCTACTGATGAAGAAATTTTAGATTATGCAGGAGTATAAATAACACGATAAAAAACGATTTTTATTTTGATTTATAAAAAGGAGATGTTTTTATTTGAAACATATTGTAACAACGGTGAATGAAAGAGCTGGAGTTTATCCAGTAGGAACAAGTTCTTGTTTTAATATAGGTATTAGTGGTAATTGTAAAAATAATTGCTACAAGTGTTCTGCATTTGATAATGATGAAATGACAGATCAGGATATTGTTGATAATTTTGGAGTAGAAGAACAGGAACGTATGTTAAAAGAATTTGAAGAATGTGGTGATTTATAAATAAAAAATTTTGTTGGAGGATTTTAAATGGCAGCAATATGTAAAGAGTGTGGATGTGAAGATTTAAGATTTGACGAAAATATAGGTTATTATTGCAATAACTGTTCTAGTGTAAATATTTTATATTTTAAACAATATGAAAGTGAAAATTTCACAATAAAACAATTAAAAAGTAAATATAAAGAGCAGATAAAAAAGTAATTTTGTTTAGATTAAAAAAAGGAGATGATAAAAATGAGATTAACTAATAAAACAGAACGTTGGAGTATGGGAAACGAAACGTATAAAGGGAAATACAAAGGATATGAATGTAATATTAGCTATTCTTCAGAATATTATAGTAAAATTCCATTTTGGTATTTTACATGTACTAGTAAGGAAGATAAAAGTTTTAATTCATTGTGGAATAGTTTAAAGTACAATACAAAAGAAGAGTGCCATGATGCTTGTATAAAATATATTGATGAAGATTGTAAATGAACTTAAATTTTGTTTGGTTATAAGGAGGATGATAAGATGAAATTAACTGATAAGACAGATAAATGGAGTATGGGCAGTAGAAGATATGAAGGAAGAAAGAATGGATATAAAGTAGCAATTATTTTTTTAGCAAAAAGTTGGGCTGATGAAAACGAATATTGGTTTTATACGTTGTCTAATGATAACTATAGTTACAATTGTTTATGGGAAAAATTATTATTTACTAGTTATCCAACTAACTTTATATGGTAATTTGCAGACCAAACGAGAATTTGGTAGTTATAGAAAGGAATGATAATTATGGATGATATTATTCTATCCAGAGAAGCTTCTTTGAATTTAATTAAACAGTTATGTAATCCTGACAAAGAAGCATTAGAAAAAAGAGATGAGTATTTAGCAAGCATATATCAAGCAGTAATAAAAAATAAAGATGGATCTATCACATTAATATGTGATGATTTGGATTTGATCGAATTAGAACATCAATCGTCTGATTGATGTTTAAAAATGAAAAGGAGATTAAAATTATGGATAGTAAATTAGAGTATGAATTAAGTGAACAGTTGGAAACACCAAGCTTTGCCAAGATACATACAAAGGTTATGAGATTATGGTGTGAAGCTGAAGAAGGAACAGAAATGTTTGATAAGTTAAAAGACATCATTGATACAATTGAGGAAGAACGAAAGAAATTAGAAAATGTTAAGTCATTAGCTTTTATGATAGCTAATAAATTATAGATGAAAGAATCATTTGATGCTAAAAATAATTTTATAAATGTACTTGACACGTACATGTTAAGTGTATATAATGGTACTTGAAAGGAGGAACAATATGGCAAAGCAAAAGCAAAACACTAAAAGAGTTAGTGTTTTCTTATCCCCAGAAATACATCAAGAATTACAATTAGAAGCAGAAGAAAAAGGAATGAATGTTAGTGCTTTAATTAGATTGATTATAATGGAGAGAAGAACAAAAAAATAGTGGTTGCATCACCCTGAGAAAGTTAACAACCACTATAGCCATACTTTGCCACATAAACTCATAGGTGGATTGGCTATTAATATTATAGCATAAATGGCTAATCCTTTCAAGTTGTTAAAGAAAGGAAACTATAATAATGATTAAAGAAGAATTGAACAAAGCAATTAACATGCAAGAAGAATTTGGAAACCCATTTATTGTTGTATATAAACCTAAGAACAAAAATAAAATCGTTGAATTCGATTCTGATACAGCTGCATTTGACATTGTGGAAAATACAGTAATGTTTGACTTTTGGGAGATGGATGGATTTAATGTAAAGTTAGATAAAATCAAATCTATTCTGTTTGAAAAATTTTCAGATGCTATGACAATTGTACATATTAGTTTAAAAAATAAAAATACGGTGATGCTACATTTTATGAAATAATTTCTTGTGACTTGGGAAGGTGGTGATAAGATGAAAGTCACAAGAGTAGAACAACAAATGATTAAGAAAAGTCACCCATTATGGAAAGTTATTGATGAAAAATGTTATCATTCTAAAAACTTATATAATGAAGCTAATTATGTAATCAGACAAGAGTTTATAAATAATGGTAAATATATTAATTACTATGATATGAACAAAGAATTTAAAACACACGATAATTATAAGCTATGCGGAAGTCAACCTGCTAATTGTACTTTGAGGCTACTTGATAAGAACTGGAAATCTTTCTTTGTAGCTATAAAGGATTGGACTAAGAATAAAGAAAAATATCTTGGTATGCCAAAAATGCCAAAGTATCTTAAAAAGGATGGTAGATATATTTGGAGTATCCCTAACAATACCGTTTTCATTAAAGAAGCTGGTAAAATTCATTTTGCAATAAGAAAAATGCAATCGTATAATTGGAAGACTAACGCAAAAGGCAGATTATTACAAGTAAGATTCGTACCAAGAGCAAACTTCTACATGATGGAAATTATATATGAAACAGAAGTGATTGATATACCTTCAGATCTTAAATCTAGCAGAATTACATCAATTGATTTAGGGATAGACAACTTTATAACTATGACAAATAATATCGGCATTCAGCCAATTATTATTAACGGTAAAGGTATTAAATCCATAAATCAATTTTATAACAAACAAAGAGCCAAGATGCAAAGTGAACTAAAAATAAGGCATAATAAGTTTACAAGTAACAAATTTATTGCAATGACTAACAAAAGAAATAGGCGAATCAAGAATTATATTCATTGTACTAGTAAATATATAGTCGATTATTGCAAGAAAAATAACATTGACACATTAGTTTGTGGGATTAATAAGGAATGGAAGCAAGAATCAAGTATGAGTAAAGTTTCAAATCAAAAGTTTATTACAATTCCTTATGATATGTTAATTAGCCAGCTAGAATACAAGTGTCAGGATTATGGCATTAAATTCATCACAACAGAAGAGAACTATACAAGCGGTACATCATTCTTAGATGGTGAAATTCCATGTAAAGAAAATTATGATAAGAGCAGACGTATCAAGAGAGGTTTGTTTCAATCTAAAAATCAATTAATAAACAGCGATGTAAATGGTTCACTACAAATCATGAAGAAAGTATTTCCAGATGCATTTAAGCAATGCTACGGAATAGAGGGTGTTCTAACCCCTGTAATTATAAGTGTAGCGTAATATGCTACATGATTTATTATAAATCGATTAATAATAATCGAATAGAATGTATATTTGATATGAGGAGAATAATTAATGAAAAGAGATATGGATCTAGTAAGAAAAATTCTTTTTGCGATTGAAGAACAAAGTGATGGAACAGCTATATATGATCTTGAAATTGAAGGATATACAGACAAAGAAATTGCATATCATTGTAAGATATTATTTGATGCAGGTTATTTACTTGATTATGATGCTCAATATGCAGACGGTGATTACTTGATTGGATTTGGTGTTGGTAATTTATCTTGGAATGGAAACGAATTTTTGGACATTATTAGAAATGATACAGTATGGAATAAAACAAAAGATACTATAGTTAAAAATGGGTTATCCATGGTAGTCGATGTAATAAAATCTATAGCAACTGATATTGTATCGAGTATGACACAGGCTGTTATTAAAGGCATGATACAATAAATCGATGATTTGACAATGATTGAAAAGTGGTGATATTATGCAGTTAGCTGATAAATTAAAAGATCTTAGAGAAGAACATGGATATATGCAAAAAGATGTATCTCAAATGTTAGGAATAGCCCCTAATACCTTAAGCGGCTATGAAAGAGGATTAAGAAAACCGGATTCAAATACATTATTGTCTATTGCAAAATTTTATAATGTAACTGTTGACTACTTGCTTAATGATAACATTTTCGATGAAACATTTGAAGAAGAATTCAAGTGGGATGAGTTATGTGAACAGATTCGGAGTCTTAATAAAACTGAGCAACGAAAAATTTATAAAATTGTTAGTATTTTAATTGGAAAATAATTTATAAAAGGTGTGTTTCTATAGATAAGTAAATCATATGAGGTGGTTTATTGACAATGAATACAAATGAAAATGATATTATTGATTTAAAAAAAATGTATCCTGATAACAAAGTACAATGTCTTTACAGAAATGAAGCTTTATATCGTAGAATTTATAATCATTCTAAAAAACGAAAGCAGAGCATCGAAGATTATTTATATGACTTAGGATTTACGTATACAAGTGGTATTCTTCATGATGAAGATGATATTGAACAAAGCGATTATGAAAAATTAATATCTATATACCCTGATTGTAAAGTTATAAATATATCAAAAATACCCTCTTTATATGAGGGAATTAAATATCATGCAAAGAAAATGGATTTAACCATTGATGAATATATAGAAAAATTAGGATTTACAATGATATATCCAATTGGAAATAGGCATCATATAAATTAAATAATTCAAATAGAAACATCAAAACACAATTTGAATTACTTTTAGGCTATAACTATGCCTATTTATAGTAACAAATAATACCAATATTTTAAAATACCGTAAAAGATATGTGAAACAATAATAAAAGTGTTGACATGTTCTTTTTGTTATGCTATATTAAGTATAAGAAATATGAAACGAATACGAATAATCTGATTCGTAGACGAATATACTTTAATATAACAATAAGAAAGGATGTGTCTAAAATTAAAAATTTAACTATTAAACAATTCAAGTGAGCAACATAGCGAGCAAAGGAGATCAAATATGAATAACGAAAATAATGATTCGAGCTGAATAAAAATTAAAGGAGAGATTTTATAATGTGTAATGAGAGAGTAGTAATTAAAAGAGGAGATATATTTTACATTGACATACCGAAGGATGAAAAAGATAAACATAAACAATGGGGTTGCAGACCTTGTATTGTAGTATCAAATGATAAAAATAACGTATATAACAGTAGGATTCAATATGTACCATTAACATCTAAAATGAATAAAACAAAATTGCCAACTCATGTACCGTTAATTAATACTGAGATGCAAAAAGAATCTACTGCATTATGTGAATGTATAGACTCAATAGACAAATCTTTTATAAGAGAGAAAATAGGCAGAGTTTCTAAAAGAGATATGCTTTATATAGAAATGGGAGTAGATATTCAATTACATTCTAAAGAATATTTACAGTTTATAGTAAAATTTACAAAACAATTTAATTATGCATAAAAATAGTAATATGGAACACTAAAAATCATATATTGACATTCTTTGGAACTAATGATATGATTATGTTACATATGTTTATTCAAAAGGGAGGTTAATATATGATTGATGATAAAAAATGTAGAGAAGTACTACAGAGAAAGATAGAACAAATTAAACAAACTAAACCGAGAGCAGCTGTAAAAGAAATATCTCAGGTTATGGCTGACAGATTTAATGTTGATCATGGTAGAACAATGGATATTTTTAATTATCGTGAACCAATTGAATCTATGCCATATGATATGTTATATAAATTAATGGAATCTATCAAAAAGGTTTCTATTGATAGATGGAATGAATTAAATCCAGAAGATTTAGATGTAAGAAGTTATTTCACAGTTTTAGAAATAGAAAAATATAAAGTTCCACTTGAAGAAAAAGATAAAGATTTTGATATTGTTATAAAGAGCGGAAACTGGCATCATACAAATATATACCCATATAACTATTATACAATTCATACTGATATTAATGAAGTTGTGAGATGGAGGGATTATAATAAATTAGGGTTTAATCCAGAAACTCAAAGAGACTTAATTGTTGTAGAAACTAATGGAATACCAGTTAAAAAATTAGATATTAAACTTAAGTCAATTAAACAAATGAAAAAGGCTATGATTGAGGGCACGTACTTTCCTGTACAAGGAATAATCAATATTAATCCAGAACATAACGAAAGCGATATAACAATTATCAATGGAGATTTAATAATTAAAAATGATATCAAACTTGATTTAGTAGAAGGCTTCCATAACTATTTGTCAGAAACACAAGTAAAAGATGACAATCCAGATTGGAATTTTCCATGCGAATTTAGATTAATATTTATGAACACATCAAGAACTAACGGTGTGATAAAACAAATGGATATAAAAAATCATTTGGCAGAGACACAAACATCTAGTATGGATGAAAACGATGATTATACTTATGTCATAACTCAATTAAATACTTCAAGTGGATTTTATTTGAAAGGTTCAATAGATAAAAAAATGTTTGTTTATCTATATAAAATAATTAAAAGATTATTTGAAATAGATGGAAATAGAGAAAAAATTGCATTTATTAATAATATAAAAGACAAAATAAATAAAATTATTATCAGAACTGATCATTATGATAAAGCACTTAGTAAAGAAGAGTGGTTTTCATATTTATATATAATACAAAAAACCAACGATGATTCATTTGATAGAATTATTAATAACGATAAACTATATGAAACAATATCTGGAATTTCATTTATGGATACTCCAAGTAAAAAACATTATAAATTATTAGATGTATTATTAAAAGAGGTGATATAATGGAAATTAAAGAAGATTTATATTATAGGGAAACTAAGTATCAGAAAAAAAGATATTTAGAAAACTGTAGATTTGAAGAACCTACACGCGAGGTTATAGATAAGTGGTTTAGAATGTCGAATGTTGTTGAATCAAAAGAAAATACTGATTTAGCTAACTTTAATAGAAAACAAGTTATGAATCTATACAAAAATTTTAATTCAAAATCCAAGCATACATTAATTACAGTATCTTTATATTTTTCTGATTATTATAATTGGTGCATATCTGAGGGATTGATTGATTCTAGGAGTTTTATTAATCAATATGATATTAAAATGGTTAAAAGTATAATAGATGAAATCATTCCAATTGAATTAATATCAGATAAAGTTATTACGAAAAATGATATTATCAATGTTTATTTGGAAAAAGTTCCAGATGTTTCAAATAAACTATTGTTATATGCGCCATTTTGTGGCGTATATGGGAATGAAGCTTCTGATTTAGTACTTTTAAAGATTGAAGATATTGATGAAAATAATAAAACAGTTCGTTTAAATTCATCTAAAGTTTTAAATGTAGACGATTTATTTGTTGAATTAGCAAAGAAAGCTAACGAAGCTAAAAAATATATGCCAGAGGGGGTAGCTGGCGAAGTCAGAGCAATAAGACCCGAAAGGTATGTATATGATGAGAGTGATTATATAATAAAAGCTTGCGACACAGGCAAAAAAGATACACCAGCTAGTTACAAAATGATATTAGCTAGATACAGCTTAATTCAAAAACAGACGGAGAATAGATCTATAAATGGAAATAATTTATATAAAAGCGGATTAGTAAATTATGTTAAAGAGAAATTTAATGAACGTGGAATCACATTAAAGAAAGCCGTTTATGATAAATATAGTGGAAGAAATTATACTTATTCTAGTGATATTCAAGAATATATAAATGAGTTTGGATCCAATATGAATGACAGAATGTTTAGATTGAGATTTGGAGAATATTTAGATTTATATGAATAAAAATAAAGGGTGGATAACCACCCAATATTTTATAATAAAAGCAATATGAAACATCTAGAAATAAAAATTACGGATTAACGGATTGAATAAATAAAAGTAATGTGATATAATAAAAACAAGAACAAACGTTCGAAAATTTGCTAAACAGTAAAAATTAGAAGTACAGTTAACTTTGGTCGGCAACCTGTACTTCTAATTAAGAACTATCAACTCATGCGATAGTCAGGATTATTATAGCATAACCCCTCTATCGTAGCAATGAAAATCAAGGGGGATTTACAAAGTATGGTAAATAATTTTAATAATTTCTTAAAGCAGCTCAGAAGAAACTTACTTACAAACGATATTACTGAATATGAAATCACAGAGCATTTTGATATAAATGGGGATCGTACATATAAAGTAAATAATCTTAACTATGAAATAGAATTTGATATGATATACTTTAAAGACGAAGAAGAAAAATTAATGTATATTAATTATGTTCTAAGAAATTTCATATTGCAGTCATTGACAGCTATCGATTTTACAAAAGACTTGACTAAGTTGTACTTTGAATCTGGATATATCACAATTAAAACAATTGACTAGTTTAGTGAATGGCAGCCTATAAACGACTGCCATATTTTTAAAAATAATCGTAATAGTTATATGAAACGTATTGACAAACGAAATTATTAGTAGTAATATAATGGTATAAGATAAAGAAAGGGGATAGAAAGGTCGTGAACACAAGTTGAGCTATAAAAGATGTAAAAAAGATTTAGAGAGTTTTATTAAATATAATGAAAAGCTAATTGCAAAATTAGAAGCCAGTAACGGAGATATACATAAGATAAATAAACTGAAAGAGAACGTGGAATTGTATGAACAGCAGCTGAAAGAATTTGATATGTAATAGTGATATGAACCAAAAATGTTGAAAGGAATTGTGTGATAGTATTTTACAAATAATAAGGTAGAATAAAATATAAGAGGTAGATATGAATTTTAATTTCAGTAAATTAAATAAGTATGAAAAAGTAAGCTATTTGCAGCGTTTTATATTGGTTCATAGTTATATTTATTATGAGTTAGATAAAAATATTATATCAGATAAACAGTACGATGAATCAGCTAGATTATTAGCGGAAATGCAGAATGAAGTTGAATTAAATAAAACTGATTACGGATATGTATTTGATGGATTTACAGGAGTAACCGGCTTTGATCTGTTCAGCAAACTTACAGATAAAGACAAGAATAAAATTGTTGATATATCAATAACAGTAGTAAAGAAGCAATAATTAGTTAAATAAATGCAAACAAAACCGTTTGAAAATTATAAAATTAAACAAAAATGGTTGCAGAAAGGAGATTGTATGATATATGTTGAACTGTCTACTGAAGATAAAAATATTGATATTCATGAACCTACGCAGGAAGAAATCGAGGAAATGTTTGAAGAGGATGGTGATAATAAGTGAATCATCGAAGAATAGTGAATGGAGTTACGGTTGATGATACTGAACTATATAAGCAGATAGATTTTCATAAAAGAGAGTCAAATCATTGGAAGCAGATGTATATAGGACTAAGTAGGGATTATATGAAACAATACAAAGAGTTAAAAAGCTATAAGGAAAAGGCAATTAATAAAACTAAGATATGTTGCAAATGCAACGGAATTATGAAACATATAGATGATTTTGGGTTTTACGTTTGCTTAAACTGTGGAAATAGTGAGGTGAAAGAATGATAGAAGAATTAATTATGTGGTTACTAGGAATAGGAATTGTTGGATACATATTATATTTAGTGATAGAAAATGGATTATATTTACATAAAAAGTATCAAAACAATAGATAAAATATGGAATTGCTTCAGAAAGGAGATTGCTTTGAGAATTAAATATTTAATTATAAATCTTTTTTATTTATTATGTATTATTGGAACAATTACTATTCCTACTGGAATAATATTATGGATATGGGTCGCTGGTAATTTGGGATTAAAAATTGCCGTAACTGGAATTATTATTAGTGTTATATCTTATGGAATTGCAGAAGCTTTAGAAAGTATTTAAATTTGGAGATTTGTCTAGAAAGGAGAGTATTGTTATTAAAAAAGAGAAGAAATGTAAAAATTGTATATTCTCTAAGTATTTACAAGGAGAATCAATACTAGCATCAGGATATATATGTTACAAAAATCCATTTAAACCGAAAGGTAAGGGATTATTTGGTGGTTGTGGAGATGATAAAGAAAAACAAATGTGAGTCAAATGGAAGTTTTGTAGAGAAAGGATGGGATAAATGAATCCGTATAATATGGATGAAAGTAAACAAGATTTAGTTAAACTAGAAGCATTATTTAATGCTCAAGTTGATACACAGGTAATATTGCAGCTTTTGATTGATAAAGGAATATGCACTAGATCAGAAATTAATTTACATAGAGAAAAAGTTAAGGAATTACCTAAATATAAAGCCACTGCTGATTATATCAAACAATCTAAAGAAACGGTTGATTATTATAATAAAAATCCAGAACAACATCTAAGAGATATATTTAAGGCAAAAATGGATGGAAAGATAAAATAAAAACTAATTTTGATTAAGAAAGGAATAAAATGTTTGAATATAAAGACATATATGGGACTCCATGTTTTACAAATGATGGTTGGAAAACTTGTCAAATTGGAATTAAACATCCCGATATACAATATATTGGCGATCTTAGTAATTTAAATATAACTGATAAAAATACATATATTGATCAAATTAATTATTATATGGAACATCCAATAGAGTTTATAGAAATGTCGACTGGATTAAAATTAAAATGGTATCAAAAATTAGTACTTAAAACAACTTTAAAAAATAATAAAAGGAGGAATTAATTATGCAAGAATTTTCAAGATATGAATGTGATTTATTAACAAATTGTGCAGACGAACCGGAGAGATATGGAATTAATATTAATAGTAAAACAAGTGAAGTAACGATAACCGATAAATTACATAATAAAAATTGGAGATTAGGAAATGAAAAAGATGTATTGGTTAAATTATTTAGATATTGCCAGATAGAGCCATCCTTTAAAATTAGTAAATAGTGATAGTAATATAAAACAAATACTTGACACATTATAAAATAAGTGATAATATAATATTGTAGTGATAGTTATATGAAACGTAACAGAAAGGAAAGTGATTAATATTAATTTAAGTGATAAAGACAAAAAGGAGATGTGCCAATGCCGTAAATGTGGTCGTGTATTTAATCAAAATGAGGTTAAACATGTACATAAAAAGCAACTTGGACAGAATATTACATATGGGGTATGTCCCGAATGTGGAAGTATAGAATGGGGATTAATTAATTATCCTATTCAAGAAGAAGACTTAATTTACAAGACAGGAAAGTTTTATTTATATAACGGTAGACATATTAGAAATAACTTACATAAACTTGGAGTGTATTAGAAGAAAGGTGGATTAATATGCAGTATTTATTTAATGAAAAAGAATTTGAATCATATAAAAGAATGAAAAATGACAGAGAAATTAATTTAAAAGCTTTGGAATTATATCTTGAAAATAATAGTGGCAACAGAAGTATGTTAAAGGATAGACCGCTATTTGAAGAAGATAGGAAGAAACATAAAGAGGAAAATAGCAAATAAACTGTTTGATTTATTGAGAAAGGAGAATATATTTGGATCAAAAAATATTAATTAGTTATGCAAAATATGGGTTGGTAGTTCTAATAAAAGAAAATGAAAATGCTGAATTGATAGAAAGACATTACGGAAATGATATAGAAGCGGAGCAAATACATAAAGAGAATCTGGTTTTTAAAAATGATTTATTGGAATTATCAAAGTAAAATACGGATTCTACGTATAAAATGAAAGGAAAATATATGAATTTAAATAAAAGATTAACAGATAGACAATCTGGTGGTATTTGCATGGATGATATTGAAAAAATTATGGAAAAATTAAAGTTTTTTGAAGATACTTATGAAGATGGTAAACTCTTAATTTTACCTTGTAAAATAGGTGATGAAATATATTACATAGAGGATAAATATATAAGTTGTTCTGGATGCCCGTATTTTGATGATGAAGATAGTTGCGAACATCAAGATAGATGTCCTCAGACAATTAAAAAGATTAAATTTCAGCATAGTATGATTCCTTTTATTAGAACATCATATTTTCTCACAAAAGAAGAAGCTGAAAAAGAGTTTAATAAATATCTATAAAAAACTGATTTCATGAAGAAAGGAAAAAATATGGCAAGTAAAAGATATTATGTATGTGATTATTGCAAAAAGGAAGAACAAACTGAAAATAATGGATGGAAACCTAATGGATGGCAAAGCGTTGAGCTAAGATTAGGACAATATAACAGCAAAACATTTGATTTATGCTATGAGTGTTCAAAGAAATTAGGTTTGGTTAAAGAAGATAAAAAACCAAAAGATATTAGTGAGCCAACTACATATGAAAAGTTATTTGACATTATTTCTGAAATAGTAAATGAAGCAATAGATAATAGATAGTAATATGAAACGTGAAATTTATAGAGAAAAAGAAAGGATAGAAAATGGAAGAAAGACTTAGAGTAGAAAAAGCGTTCAAAGATTTAGGTATAAAGATAAAGAGGTTTAGAAGATATAAATCTACATATAGCATATTGAACAGTTTGTCTAAAAAATGGAATAAATTGACCAAGGATGATAAAGAACATTATTCTAAAGAAATAGCAGGAGATAAAGATGCTGTCGCATTTAGACATAATATGGATCAAAAAACAACATGAAATCATTCTTCAATTAAGTTATAAGAAAGGAAGCAATATGAAAGATAAAATAAATACGTTTTTAGCATTAATGATTCATTTCTTCGCAATACTATGCATCGGAGAGGGGGTTGGAGAATTCATAATAAGCCGAAAAGTTACATGGTGCACTTGGCTAAATTTTATTAGTTGTATTGTATTTATATGTTTATATGCATACATATCATTTAAGAGTGATATAAAACGAAATGAGTAATTACGTCAAAGAAGAGCTTTGATGAGATTTAATGAAAGGAGACTTTATGTTAGTTAAAGTAAAATTAATAAGTGATTCTAGTCTTCAGGAAATGTTCCAAGATGTAATTTCAATTACTTCTACATATTATAATTATGTTATTGTAACGGATAAAGCTGCAGTTGGTGGAGCAAAGTTTTTTGACAAAGAAATTTACTATTTAGAAGTATGCAATTAAAAGACTATAAAAACAACAATCTATGGTCAATTTGAAAGGAGAAAGTAGAATGAACAATAGTAATGAAGGATTTGTAATATTGACAAATATGATTAAATCAGCCGTAGACGACGTTATGGCATTAGATAACGCTCTTACTGATTTAAAACAAGAAACAAATAATATTGACAATATAGTAAGAATTAATGGAAATGATTTTACAGACTACGACAAAGCAATAGAATATATAAATAAATTGAAAAGTAAAGAAGTTGAGAAATGGTATTTACATGATGTTGATTTATTTGGCATAGGTTATGCAATTATGAAATGGTGCCAGGCTAAAAATGTATATTATAACGAAAATATACTTAAATCAGCATTAGATGAATATTCAGTAAAATCAGGTGTAATTGGTAGTAATTTTGCTAAAGATGTTTTGCATCTCTATAATAAGATTTCTTCTTTACCACAGTTTAGAGGAAAAAGATTTGAGGGATTAGTACGATAGAAGAGGCATTTTATGCGAAAATTAAAGTTTGATGAAAGGAAATAGAAATTTATGACAGTTACAGTATTAAAATCTAGGCTTAATGATATTGAGAAAATTAGAAATGGGTTTAATGTTATGATTAACACTGGTAGAGAAAATCCTGAAAATATCAAAAAGATGGCTGAGGTTTGTGGGTTTGATAGTCAAAAAGATTTAGAAAACATGCTTAACAATAACTATATTATAAATATGCTTACAAGTGCATATAATGACGCAATTGACAATGCGGAATGTCCAAATGTATCAATAGAATAAACTGAAAGTGGCATAAAATAGAAATTTGGAGGTGATTTAAATGAAAATGACAAAGGAAGAATTTATTGAGAAGTGCGGTAATGATATTACATTGATGTCAAATGTATCAGGAACTTCTACGGAAGAGTGTGCGGAATCTTTATATGTTACCTATTGTAGTTTCAATATTGACGAAGACAAAGCAAATGATATTATTGACAAGTTATCAAATTTACCACTTGAGAACCCAGTAAGTGTAAAAGAATTGGAAGATGGACTCAAAAACGCAATGAAATATGTTACCAAATAGAGGATTGATGCTAAATTTAGAAAGGAGTTTAATGGAGCGATTAACTGATAAAGATGGTCTAAAGGCTTGTTACTGTAATGGTAAATATTTTGATAAATTAAATGGTCAAACAGAATGTAAACATGAATGTCAACCAATACATGATGCTTTAATAAAATTGCAGCAATTTGAAGATTTAGAAGAAAAGAATTTAATTGGATGTGCCAATGGTGAGTTAGAAAGAGATTGTAGAAATTGTGATAACATGAGTAGTTGTATAGAACTATTTGGGTTTTATATCGATGCTAAGAAATGTAGCAGATTTAAATATATAAATAAAACAGAATCAATGTGATATTTGATTGTGAGTTTAATGTTCCCGACATTGATGTCGGAAAGATAGAAGGGAGAATTAAGTGGGACAGTATAGCGAAAAGGTAAATAATACGCCAAAACAAAAGAAAATTAAAAAGAAGTTAGAAGAATTAGGACATACAAATGTAGAAGTTTGGTGGGAAAAATTGCAACCTGCTTGTGAAATGTGTGGTATGGGCGGTGGATATATTTTTTGTTCAGATCAAGAACAAGTGTATCCTCTTGGATATTCTCTCGAAGATGCCTTATATTCTATTGAAAATTATAAATGGTTAGATGTAAGAGATAAATAAATCAGGTGTTTTATTCACATTATAAATAAGAACTATATTAAACAATAAAAAGGAGGATAAATGTTAGAAGTAAATAAAATATATAATATGGACTGTTTGGAAGGATTAAAACAGTTGGATGATAATAGTGTAGACTTGATTATTACGTCACCTCCATACAATTTGGGAAAACAACACCATACAGGCAATAATAGATTTAAAAGTTATAATGACTATGATGATAATATGCCAGAAGAATTATACCAACAATGGCAAGTAGAAGTTTTAGACGAATGTTTTAGAGTTTTAAAACAAGATGGTTCAATGTGGTATAACCATAAAAATAGAATTAGAGATGGAATTCAAATTACGCCTTACGAATGGATATTAAAATCAAAATTTGCTCACTTAGTAAAACAAGAAGTGGTTTGGTTTAATCGTAGTCAGAATTTTGATAAGATTCGGTTTTATCCAATGACAGAAAGAGTATATTGGCTGGCTAAAGATGATAAAACTAAAATGTTTAATGCTATTGGTCATCATGACGTATTTGATGCAAAGGATTGGAAACCAGAAGGAACTAAGAGTAAATTTAAACGTGCTTATCCTGAGAAGATGGTTGAAGATATAATTAGCTGTTTTGAAAATGCAAATATAATTCTCGATCCTTATAGCGGTAGTGGAACTACGTGTGCTGTAGCTAAGAGAATGGGTAAACAATACATAGGTCTTGAATTGAGTAAGGAATATTGTGATATGTCAAATGAAAGAATTTTGATAGCATAATTACATATAAAATATAGATTGAAATACACATAAAATCAAAGTTTGGTTTGCACTTCGGGAGGTGATGAATTGGCAAAGAGGAAAGAAACGTTAGAACTAGAAGAGGCATTAACTAAAAACACCAGAGAAAAACGTATTTATGGTTGTGAAGAAATCACAATTGGATTTTACAATAATGGACATGGCAATGAGATAGTAGATTTTATGACTATGGATTTTAAAGGAGTAATTAAATGCTATGAACTAAAAGTCACTTTACAGGATTTAAAGTCTAAAGCAAGGAAATCGTGGTATGGTCATTATAATTACCTTGTAGTTACTAGAGATTTATATGATTCAATAGATGATTGGAATACATACATACCAAAATATGTTGGAATTATAGTAGGTAACAATTTATCGATCGTAAAGAAACCAATAAGACAAGAAATTGGGATTGACACCGAAATGATGTTAAAAGAAAGTATGATACGTAGCATCTATTGGAAGATAGATAAATATAAAAATGCGAATAACTTAGATAAACAAAAAAGAATTAAATTCTAAGATTCGTAAAGCAGAAAAAGATAGAGATGAATATTATAAGAGGGCTATTAGTGCTGAGAATATTATTAGCGAATACGAAACATACAAGTCTTATAATGACGGATTAGATGATTTTGATTTAAAAGTTGCAGCAAAAGAAGAATATGAAAAATATAAAGTGAAACGCAATAATTCAAGATAGAATTGCCGTTTCATTTACAAAGAATAAATAAAACAAATATAAAAGGAGATTAAAAAGTATGAAAGGTTTAAATGATTATACAAATGAAGAATTATCAATGTTAACAGATTCTGAGATTGAAAATTTAATTGACGTAGAGTGTATGAAAGCCGGAGTTCCTTTATCTATTACACCAAAGCCTACACTAAAAGAAGTACCTGAAATTAAAGATCCTACAACTGAAATTTTTCAGGTAGATAATTATTATTTTACTGATAGCAAAGAAGCTAATCAATTAGCTACAATGTTATCTTCGATTACATCAAGAGTAACACTTGATTATAATTATAATTCTGGTAGTAGTAATTACAAGTACTATAAGAAATACGAAACTCCTACAGACATTAAAAAGACTAAATGCTATTCAAGAGAAGAATATAATGATTTAACAGATATTTTAAAGGCAAGAAAAGACATTGAAGATTATAATAGAAATATTACAAAAGAATATGAAGATGCTGTGTCGGAAAGAAGATATATTGTTGATTCTGTATGGGATGCTATTAGTGAAGCTCAGTATGAAATGAGAAAAATCAATGAAGCTCTTGATATTTTTAAGAAATATGTTGAATTGTCAGATGGAGACGAAGAAATCGCGAAGAAGTTCTTTAGTCAAAATGAAAAGGTTTCAGAATATATGGATGATATATTAAAGAGGTATAGTAAATAAAATCGTCGAATTTATGAAGAAAGGAGAAATATTATGAATGAGCAAGAATTAGAAGATGAAGTATTTAAATATTATGATACTCCGTTTATAAATAAGTGTAAAGATTTGTTACGGGAAATATCGGTTACTTTAAAGAATTTTGGATTTGTTGATAAATATTTTGAATATAAAGAAGATAAGATTACTAAAGAAGAGTTAGAAAATTACTTTTATGATACACTAATTAAATTAGATGAATATAGAAGACATGATTTAAATGAATTGTCTAAAATGTTATCATCTTCAAATTGTGGATGGTATGAATATAAGATTGGTGAAATAATACATAATCAGTTAATAAAAATTTGGTTTTTAGATGAATTTAAAGATAGTAATATGAAACAAATGCTTGACAAGTAAATTCAAATGATGTATTATAATATTGTAAGTAATAGTTATATGAAACAGTAAAATGAAAGGTGGTGAGTACAATGAGTATGGAGCAACTTGACTGGCTGGATAGAAGAGGAGTCAACAATCCTGGCGAATATAAGTTAGTACGCCAAACAAAAACGCATGTTTATTTAAGACATCGACAATATGGATATGTAATTGAAAGAAAAAAAGATATGCCAAATTGGGTATTTTAAGTAGAAAGGAGAAAATTACAATGAAGATTTATTCATCAGATGGAAAAGAATTTGGAAAAGATAATATGACTATGGAAGAATTGGCGGATGCTTTTAAAAAATGTAGTACATATGAGGAAGAATTAAATAGTAAAAAAGCTAAAGCTGAAGCTGAAAAGAAAGAGAGGGAACAAAAGAAAAAGATTTTATATGAGCAGATTAAATCAGAGATGGATAAAATTAATAAATTGCTAGATGAATATAAAAAATCTGATGGCAGACCTCTTTGGGTTGGATGTGATAATGGAAAAATTTATGTAGATGAATATATTTCTTGTTCAAGTCTAAATTATGATTGGGTGAAAAATTTTAGAGAAGCATTAGAAAGTTTATAAATCAAGTTTTTTATTTAGAAATTATAGTAATAGTAATGTGAAACATAAAAATAATACATATTAAAGGAGAATAAAGAATATGGGTTTAACATTTGAAATGGTAGGAAAAATAAGTTTAGGAAAGGATACAGAAAAATTCCATCCTTATGAAGAAAAAACTTATGAAAAGTCTGGATGGTCAAACAAAACTATAAGATTCAATGTGACTAGTGGAGACAATAGACATCTTTTGCAAGTTAAAGCTGGTGCATTTGCTGATGGTCATGGGGATGTTTATTCTTATACAAAAGGATATACTAACGAAAGTGGAACAAAGGTTAAAGGTGAATCCATTAAAATACCCTTTAAAGATAGATTGACATCAAAAAGATTGCCTGAGATTGCAGAATTTAAAAAGTTTGTATTTGATTTGGAGAAACCTAATAGAAGATACAAACTTGAAAAAGCTGCGGAAAAAGTTAAAGAAGGAACTAGTTTAACAGATGAAGAATTGAAAGATTTGGAAATTGAATCAGAAGATAATTTAATTACTGCTATTGAAAAAAGCAAAAAGAAACGTCATGAATTTATTTCCGAATGGGATTTTGTTGAATTTATAAAAAAAGTAATTGATAGTGGAAAGTATTCTAATAATAAGTTTTTTATTAAAGGAAACGGAGATTATTCTTATTCTGAAGATAAACAAAAGATTTATGAAAATTATATTCCAAATAGAATTTATCTTGCTTCCGATGATGCCGAAGAATATTCTCATGCAACTTTTACCATTTTATTCAATCAAGATTCTTTTGATGAAATGTCTTTGGAAGAAAAAAATAAATATTATGTCAATGGTTGGATGATGGAATATGATCAAAATAGAAAATCAAATATTCCAGTTCCCGTAACCGTCGTTATTAATAATGTTGATGAAACAGATAAAGATGCTGTAAAGAAATTAAATGCAACAAAGAGAAAATTTGTAGTTGAAGATGAAAAACTTTATGAGTATGGATGTGTAGTTAATATGCTCAATGGAGCACAAAAAACAGAAATTACAGATGATATGCTGACAGACGAACAAAGGGAAGATTTGGAATGTGGTCTTATTACAATGGATGATATTAGAGCAGAATTAGGAGGTTCTGTTTATGGTGATAGAATACAAGAATATCAGTTTTTAAAAGTTGCAAAAGGATGGAGTAAAGGAAGAAATGCAACAGTGTTTACTACTGACGATATGAGAATTAAGCCAATTGAAAGTAATGTGGATTCTGGCGAAGAAATTGAAAATCTATTTGAAGAAGATAGTATTGATGAAGACGCGTCCGATGATGATGATTTATAAAATTTAGTTGAGCGAAAGCTATTTCAAATAGATAATTAATTTTTAGTTGTTAAACAAAAAGGAGGATTATTGTATTATGGCTAATTATGGTAAGAAAAATAAAGTAAAAGATGGACTTGAAAACTATTCAGTAGCTCTTTTTGGTGAAAGTGGAATTGGTAAAACTACACTGATGTATGAAGTTTGCGAGAAATTATTCGGTTCAGATGGATATATGATATTCAATGCAGGTAAAGAACAGGGTATTGATTGTTTGGAAGATGCATCATATGAAGATATTGAAAATTTCAAAAAATTTGACGCTGTTGTTTCTGATATTATAAAAAATAAAAAATCTGATTATCCAGATTTAAAAGTAGTTGTATTAGATACTCTAGATCAAATCATTGAAATTGTTGAACCTGAAATAGTAAGACGTTATAATTCTGAAAACCTAGGAGTAAAAGATTTTAAACCAGCAAAAACAATCAATGGAGCTTATGGCGGTTTTCAAAATGGTCAAGATGAATGTATTAAATTAATCTTGAATAAAATATGGGATTTACAAAGTGTTGGAGTGCGAGTTTGGTACACTGGACACGTTAAGACAAAAGAGTCAATTGATCCTTATACAAACATGTCGTTTACATCTTTGTCAACAAATATTTCTAACAAGTATTTAAATGGATTTAAGACAAAAATTCATGCATTAGGAATTGCTTGTATTGACAGAACAATTGAAACAGAAGATACAGGAAGAGAAAACATTGTTACCCACAAGAAAATTACAGTAAATAAAGTAAAAGCGGAGAAAAGGAAAATAGTCTTTAGAGACGATAATTATTCAGTCGATAGTAAGTCAAGACTTGCTGATATTGTAGACGAAATATCTATGGATTCTGATGCATTTATTAAGGCAATTGAAAATGCTATTGAATCAGCAAAAAATAAAAAAGTAGTAAGTAAATCAAATACGTCTAAAAAGAAGTCAAATAAAACTTATGATGAAGAATTAAGTGATGATAAAGAGAATTTAGATGATATTGAAAATACTAATGATATTGATGACGTATTACTTGATTCAGAGAACAGTAATTATCCAGAAGATTTAGTTGAAGAAACAAGAGCACTATTTCAAAAATGCAAAGACAATGTGCTAAAAACTGAAGTAAGAGAAACAGTTAAATCGTTTGGTAAATTTACCGACGTTCCAGAAAATGAACTAAAATCATTATACGACAAATTGTCTAAGTAATACATATTAACTACTAAAGGGTTCAATCCCCTTTAGTAGTATTAGGTGGTGATAATAATATTAGTAAAATGTAAATCATGTGGAAATAAAATAGAAAAAGATAAAGCATATAAGGTTACTGTGTCAGGCAAAAACTCTTATTATTGTAATAAACAGGAATATGAAACAATAGTTAAAAATAGAGAATTAAAAAATAATACATATGAAATAATTTATCAAATATTTCAACGTGAAGTAACAAATACAGCTTTATTTAAAGAAATTAATTCCCTCGTTGAAGTTTATGGATATGAAAAAATTTATTTGTATCTGATAGATAATAAGGAATATTTAATAAGTGTTTTACAAAAGTCTTTCCAAAATGAATATTCAAAAATTCGATATTTCTCAGCTATTTTAAGAAATTCGTTAAGTGATTATTCGATACCCGAAAAAAAAGAAGAAAAAGTAATTGAAATTGAGTTTGTAAATATGGATAAGCAAACAATCAGGAAAAGAAGAATATTAGCAGATATGGAGGATGATTTATAATATGAAAGTATTTTTAACAGGTGTTGAAGAAAAATACCATCCTCAACTATTAAAAGGTAGACTTGAAATTGAAGGTAATGTAATTAGCTGTTTTATGAAAGATATGCTTTTACTTGATGAAACAAAATTAGAAAGCGAAAGTTTTTTAACATTAGATGGTTTATTTTATTTTTCTCTTTTAAAGAATTTGAGAAAAAAAGGTTTTTATTCTTTAGATGAAATTACAATATTAAGTAATTCACCAGAAGATGTTATCGAACGATTTGAATCGTGTGGTGGATGGGAAACAATTCAACACCAAATAGATATTATTAATGAAAAGAATTTTGATACATATCTTGATATTTTATATCGTGAAAATATATTGATTCACATGCATGATGATGGATTCAACTTATTGAAAGAAATAAAAATCAATAATAAAAAAGTCTCTCCTTTAAAACTTTTGAGAAAATTAACAGCAGAAGAGGTAGTGGATTGGTACTCTGCTAGAATAGAAACATATGATTGTGGACAGTCCAGTAGTATTTTAGAAGAAGAAGAAATTGATTTTGATGACAAATTCATTGAATCATGTTCAGATGGTGAAGAAAATGGTATTGATTTTGGTAAAGCCGGAGATGATATAAATTTAGAAGAAATAAATTGTTTCCCATTCTTGTCGAGTCAAATTAATGGCTTATTGCCAGGAACATTTACAATGATGGGTGGATTTTCATCAACAGGTAAGTCTACATGGTGGATAACTGTAATCGCAGCACTATTATATAGAGAAAGAAAAGTTTTAATAATTACAAATGAAGAAAACGTAAAGAAATTTAAGATGAAAATTCTTGTTTGGATACTTGGAAAATACTGTAGATATTATAAGTTAACAAAGAAAAAACTCATGAGTGGCAACATTACAGATGAGGATAGAGAATATATAGCAATTGCAAAAAAATATTGGCAAGAAAATTACAAGGGTAATTTAAAAGTTATTTCAACAAACACATCAAATTTATCAATATACAAGAAAAAGATAAGAGAAAATGTATTAAGATATGGCTATGATACGGTTTTAATCGACACATTCAAACTTCAAGAAAATGATTTTAAAGGTCAGAGGCAAGACTTAGCCCTAGTAAGAGATAGTAGAGAACTTGATAAGATTGCAAAAAAATATAATTTAATTATGCTTGGTTCTGTTCAATTATTGGAAAGTATGAAAGGCAAATTGTTTCTCGATTCATCAGTATTGGTAAATAGCAAACAAATAAAGGAAGTTCTTGAAAATTTATTTTTTATGAGGAATGTATATGAAGAAGAATTAGATCCTAAGAGTAAGTATTTTTGTAATCCGTTTCAGTTAAAAAAAGTACAGGATAAATGGATTGAAGAAGAATATCATCCAGATAGAAATGCAGTTTGGCGTATGGTGTTTGTTGAAAAATGTAGGTCTGGAGCAAATTCATCTGATACAGGTATATGTTATATGCTTAAATTTTCTGGTGATTATGCAATATTTAGAGAAACTTGTCAGTGTAGACCAAAGCATGGAGAAATAAAATAGAGTAGGTGAAATATGCTCGAAGATATTAAGAGAGAACTGATTAATAAGCCTGAAAAACTGAAATCTTTATTAGAATATTATTGTTATGAAAATATAAAAATCAGAGATAAATATATTCAATTTGGTAGAGATGAGTACTCATCACAAAAATCAATAACTATTAAACTTGATGATAATCCATATCTTTATGTTAAAGATTGGGCAAGAAATATATCGCAAGATTTAATAAATTATATTATAGAACAACGAAAAGTTGAATTTATAGATGTTATGAATTCAATTAAAACCATTCTTGGCATAATTGATTATTATAACCACTATGAAGAAAGAGGAATATTTGGTGGAATTTATAACAACATAAGAAAAATTAAAGAAAACAAATTGAATACATATAATAATAATTTTTTAAATTCATATAACAGAATAGGAAATTTGCGATTTCTTCGGGACAATATTTCACTTGAAACTCAAAAATATTTTGAAATTGGATATGATATTGAAACACAAGGAATTACAATTCCAATTCGTAGTCAACTTGGAGAATTAATTGGCGTAAAGATAAGAGTTAATTATGATGTAGAAGATGGAGAACAAAAGTATTATTATTTGTTGCCATGCGCAATGAGTAAAACATTGTTTGGCTATTCACAAAATTATAAGTACTTAGTTGGTAATACAATATACATATTTGAAAGCGAAAAATCGGTAATGCAATGTTATTCATATGGAATTAGAAATTGTGTTGCATTGGGGAGTGGAAGTATTAGTAATCAGCAAGTAAAAATGATATTAGAATTAAATCCTAAAAGTGTTATTTTTATGCATGATTATGGATATGAGTTTGAGAATATTATTGCAAATATTAATAAACTGAAAAGATATTCAAGGTTTAATGATTTTGACATAGGCTATTGGGATTGGAAAATAAGGAAATTTGATAAAAAATATTCTCCATCTGATTTAGGAAAAGATATTTTGATAAAAATTATTGAAAATGAAATAAAAATATATAATGGAAAGGAGTAGGAGTAATAAATAGTTAAGTGTTTATTACTCTTATTATAAAATGCATAAACATTTTAAGATTTTAAATGATTGTAGAGGATTTAAATCAGAGGATATTTTTGATATTATCTTAAAGCAAAGGGAAATTGATGATATAAACGAATTTCTATATCCATCAGAAAACAATTTATTACCTTTGGATTCTCTCTTAAATATTGATAAAGCATATGAGTTAATAATTAAACATATGAATCATAAAAATATTATTGGTATACTATGGGATACTGATACTGATGGAATTGCATCCGGCACAATTATGACGAGATATTTGAAAAATTTTATAGATAACGATAATATAAAGTGTTTCATCAATGAAGGAAAAGCTCACGGATTAATAGATCAAGATATAGATAAATTTATTGGATTGGATTTATTAATAATTGTAGATAGCTTAGACAAAGATATTTCTCAATATAAAAAATTAACAGAAAGTGGAATAGAAATAATTGTTTTAGACCATCATGTTGTAAATAAGGAAATAACTTATGATGAATATATAACACTTATAACTTCTCAAATAAATTATGAAAATCCTCAATTATCCGGTTCAGGGGTTGTATGGAAGTTTTGTAAGTATATAGATGAACAAGAATTAACTGAATATGCTGATGATTTAGTTGATTTAGCAGCCTGTGGTTTAATTGGAGATATGATGGATATGTCTGTTATGGAGAATAGATTTATTGTTAATCAAGGACTAAATAATCTAATTAATCCAGCAATAAAAAAAATATTGAGTGGATATGAGTTTAATTCAACTGCTATCGCGTTCAGTATAGCTCCTTTAATCAATGCCGCTAATAGAATGTTTGAAAATGAATCCGCTATGAAATTATTTTTAGCAGACGATAATAAAGATGTTTTAAAGTACAAAAAAGAGTTAATTAGTTGTAAAGAAGCACAAAATGAGGAAGTTGCAAGGATTATGCCTTTAATAATGGAGCAATCTGAAAATCAAACAAATAAGACAATGATTGTAACTCAAATCGAAACACCTTATGGAATTAGTGGATTAATTGGAAATAAATTATTGGAAATATATAAAAAGCCAATTTTAGTATTAAAAGATTGCAAAAATAAATTTTCTGGATCGATGAGAGCAGTTGGTATAGATGATTTTAGAAAAATTTGCAACGAAAGTAAACTGGCAGAAGCCAATGGACATGAATTAGCAAGTGGTATAGAAATTGTTAAAGATAATTTTAATAAATTTATTGATTATATTGATGCAGAACTATCAGATATAGAATTCACTGAACAAGATACATTAGTAGATATACAAATTAATATTGAAGATATAACAAGAGAATTGGTAGAAAAAATTAAATTAATTGATAGAATATCTGGAACTTCATTTAAACCAATTAGATTCTACATAAGTAATATTAAACAATATGAGATAAGTAATTTTAGTAATTATAAGCATTTAGTTATTAAGCCACAGGATAATATTTATGTGATTGAATGGAACACAGATAAAAACTTCGAAGAGATGGAGGATCATTCTCTATGTGAAGATAGAATTTCATGTATTTGTACATTAGATAATGGATTTTTTGGAAGAAATTTTGTATTAAAAGCAATATGCGACGAAATATGGACGGAGGATGAATAATGTACGAAACTTTGATTAAAATGATAATTCCAAAATTAAAATTTAAATTTCCTTATTCATTTGATGATTATTGCAATAACTTATATTTTGAAGATTATCATTGCCATAAGGCATTTTCAAATGTATATACTGCTGATAGTGGAGAATTAGTAAGTGCTTATGTTGACAGAATAAAAGAGTTAAATGCTAAATGTTTATTCTCAGGGGAGCATGGATCACAAGGCAATCAATTCGAAATTTATACTATAGCAGAAAAGGAAAAATTAAAATATAGACATTCAACCGAAGCATATTGGGTAAAAAATAGACATGAAAAAGATAAAACAAATTGTCATATGGTTATAGTCGCAAAGAATAAACAGGGAAGAGAAGATATTAATTATGTTTTATCAATGGCAAATATTGATGGTTATTATTATAGACCAAGAATTGATTTAAATTTATTATTTGATATACCTAAAGACAACGTAATTGTGACATCTGCTTGTATTGCCGGATGGGGTTATAAAGACGCAGACGATATTTGGATTAAAATACATAATTATTTTGGAAATAATTTTTTCTTTGAGTTACAAGCAAATAATACGCCAAAGCAGATTGAGCTAAATAAGTATATTCTAGAACTATCTGAAAAATACAATATACAAATTATTGCGGGATTGGATAGTCATTATATTAGCGATTCTGGAAATATAAAACGAGAACAAATTTTAAAATATAAAAAAGTTTCATATCCAGAAGAAGAAGGATGGTATATGGACTATCCAGATGTTCATACTTTGATACATAGATTTAAAGAACAGGGAGTATTAAATGAAGAACAAATTTTAACATCAATTATGAATACAAATGTATTTGTGGAAGAATGTGAAGAAATTGTTCTTGATAAATCATTCAAAATTCCAAATATTTATAAAGGAAAATCATATGATGAGAGAGTAAAAATATACCATAAAATTTTAAATGAAAATTATGCTAAAGAAAGTCTTAAATCAAAAGCAAAGGCTGATGGAATAAGATATGAAGCAAATGAAGTTACTGAGTCTGGAGTAGTTGATTATTTTTTAGATAATTATAAGCTTGTTGATTTGGCTGTAAATAAATATGGTGGAATACTAACTACTACTTCAAGAGGAAGTGCTGCATCTTTTGTAACAAATAGATTATTAGGCTTTACAACTGTCGATAGATTTAATTCAGATATACCAATTTATCCTGAAAGATTTTTAACGAAAGAAAGAGTTATGGCTGGTCAAATGCCAGATATCGATTTAAATGTTGCCACTCAGGAACCGTTTGAAAAAGCAGGAAAGGAGTTATTTGGTGAAAATGGATGTTATCCATTAATGGCAGTCGGAGTTCTGAAAGAGAAATCAGCATGGGCATTATATGCCGGAGCAAACGGAGTATCTTCGCAAGATTCTTTAAAGATTTCAAAATATCTTGATGAATACAATAAAGCACTTAAATATGCTGAAGAAGATGAAAAAGAATTTATTCAAGCAGAAGATTTTATTCCTGATGAATATATAGAGCTATATAATAAGAGTAAAGAATATCAGAGCATAACTATTAATTTAACAAAACATGCTTGTGGGTATATTCTTTTAGATGGAGATATCAGAAGAGAAATTGGATTAATTAGTGCAATTTCTGAAACAACAGGAGAAAGAACTCTCGTAGCTTGTGTTGAGGGTAAATATCTTGATGATTTTGGATATGTAAAAGATGATTTTCTTATAGTTGATAGCGTACATTTAACATACAAACTTTTTAAAAGTATTGGAATGGATGTTCCTAGTTTCGAAGAATTAAAAACAATGATTGCGAATGATAAAAAGACTTGGGAAATTTATGAAAAAGGAATTACTTGTTGTGTTAACCAGTGTGAACAGCCAAAAACAATATATAAAGTTATGAAATATAAGCCTAAATCCTTGGCTGAGCTATCGGCATTTATAGCTGCTATTCGGCCAGGTTTTGCATCTTCATTAAAAACATTTTTGGGTAGAGAATCATATTCTACAGGAGAAAAATTAATAGATGAATTATTAAAAGATACTTCTCATTTTATGTTATATCAAGAATCTATAATGAAAGTATTGTCGTTTCTTGATATGAAAATGAATGATACATATGGCGTTATCAAAGCAATCTCTAAAAAAAAATATAAAGATCATCCAGAAAAACTTGCAGAGTTAAAAGAAGGATTATTGGAAGCGTGGAAAACAAAGATATCTAATATTAATAATTTTGAGACAGTATGGAAGATTATTGAAGATTCAGCATTCTATGCTTTTAATTCTCCACATGCGTATAGTATGGGAGGAGATAGTGCTTATCAAGCATGGTTTAAAGCTAATTATACTATGATTTTTTATGAAGTAGCAATTAATCATTATCAAGAAAAAGAAAAGAAAAATAAAATTGATGCACTTATTAAAGAATGTATAAAATTTTATGGGTTAAAATTAGGTGGATATAAGTTTGGAAAAGATAATAGAAAAGTTACCATAGATAATGAAGAAATGACTATATATCCTAATTTATCAAGTGTAAAAAATTTTGGAGAAAAAGTTGTCACTGAACTTTATGAAATAGGTAAAAGAAAATATGATAATTTTATTGAAATATTAAAAGTAATATCAGAAACATCAATAAATAGTTCAAGAGTTGAAGATTTAATTAAAATAGGATATTTTAGTGAATTTGGAGACGTTAATAAGCTTCTGACTATAAAGAAATATTATGAATTAATTTATAATGCAAAAGTATTAAAAAAAGACAAAATTAAAGAGAATAGTTTGAACGAATCTATAATTGCTAAATATGGCCATGAAACAGCTTCTCAATATAATCAATTAGATAATGTTAAAATATTAAATGAGTTAATATATAATATTGAATATAAACCATTATCTATTAAAGAGAAATTAGATATTGAAAAAGATATTCTAGGAATAATAACAACGAAAGATTCATCTATCAGTAAGAGAATATATTACGTATCAGAATTAGAAGTTTTGAAATCTATTGTTAATGTAAAACTATATGAAATATATAGCGGTATAACAAGAGAAGTTAAAATGTGGACTAATGCATATAACAGAAAACCATTCAATGAAAAAGATGTTTTACATATATCAGTATTAGAAAAGAAAAATAAAAAAGAGCCGACGGGAGAAATTGATGATAAGACTGGAAAGAAAATATACATGGATGTTCCAGATAAATTTGAATTTTGGCTCTCAAAGTATTTCATAAAACAAAATATAGAGGAGAATAATAATGAAACATTATTATACAGATAAAAAATATAAAGATCTTATTTCACATATGGTTATACTACATGATTCACGTGAACAAACCTCAAATCACATACTAGAATATTTTGACAAACATAATATTAAACATGAAAAAAGAGCATTAAAAACAGGGGATTATTCATTTAAAATTGAGGCGTGTCCCGAATTGGGATACCTTATTGATACATATTTTACAGACGAATTGTGCATAGAACGTAAAAATGGAATTAACGAGATTGCTGGCAATATATCCGAAAAAGATGATAGGTTTTTAAAAGAAATAAATCGCATGATTAATATTCAAGATTGCTATATACTTATTGAAGATGACCGAATAGATGGTATAATAGAACATAATTATGATACAAAACTAAATGAACTATCGTTGTTGCGAACATTATTAACTATCCAGAAGAGAAGTAATTTTTATCCTAACTTTGTTAAAAAAGAAAACATGGGAAAAATGATTTATGAAATATGCTTAAGTTCATTAAACAGTAAAATATTAAAATAAGTGATAGTTTTATGAAACGATAGTTGACATCATGAAAAATCTGTGCTATTATTAAATCATACCAAAGAAAAGGGGTTGAAATTAATAATATCACAGATTTTTAGCACATTGTGATAGTTATATGAAACTTAATAAAAGTTAAATTCTATCTGCATATTAGTAATAAAAAAGGAGAAGATTATGGATTTTAAGAAATTATTAGATACAAAAGAATATGAATTTTTGAAAACAGATGAGCATTTAGGAAATAAAATTATCTTATTGGGATTAGGGGGATCACACGCTTATGGAACCAATATTGAAGGTAGTGATGTAGATATTCGTGGCATAGCTTTAAACAGCAAATCAGATTTAATCGGAATGAGTAATTTTGAACAGAGAGTAAATGAAGCAACCGATACTACTATTTATGCCTTTAATAAGATTATTGAATTATTACTTAATACTAATCCAAATACAATTGAGATGTTAGGACTTAAACCGGAGCAATACTTATATATCTCACCAATTGGTCAGGAATTACTTGACAATAAAAAGCTGTTCTTATCAAAAAGATGTATTTATTCATTTGGAGGATATGCAAATCAGCAGCTTAGAAGATTGCAAAATGCTATCGCTAGAGATACATTAACACAGACTGAAAGAGAAACACATATTTTAAACACTATAAAAAATATGATGTTTGATATTAAATCAAGATATGAACAGTTTGAAAACGGTTCAATTAAATTGTATACGGATAAGGCAATTCAAGAAGATATGGATACAGAAATATTTATGGATATCAATTTAACTCACTATCCATTAAGAGATTATAAGAGTATCTGGTCTGAGATGAATAATGTAGTAAGAGATTATAGTAAAATTGGTAAGCGTAATAATAAGAAAGATGATTTACACCTGAATAAACACTGTATGCATTTGATCAGATTATATATGATGTGTTTAGATATTCTTGAAAAAGAAGAAATTAATACTTATAGAGATAAAGAACATGATTTACTTATGAATATTCGCAATGGTGAATATATGCATGAAAACGGAACTATGAGACAAGAGTTTTGGGATTTATTAAATGAATATGAAAAAAGATTTGAGTACGCAAAAGAAAACACAAATCTTCCTGCTAATCCAGATTACAAGAAAGTGGAAGAATTTGTGATTAGCGTAAATGAGAGGGTGGTAAGAGGTGAATATTAGATTTAATTTACCTATAGAGGTAGAAGAGATATTACGACTACTTAATAAAAACGGATATGAAGCGTATATCGTAGGAGGTTGTGTAAGAGATAAAATATTAGGCAGAACTCCTCATGACTATGATATCTGCACATCTGCCAAACCAGAAGAGGTTATTAATGTGTTTGAGTATTTTAAAGTAATTGAAACTGGATTAAAACATGGGACAGTAACAGTAATGATTAATAATGAGCCATTTGAAATCACTACATACAGGATTGATGGTAAATATTCAGATAATCGTAGACCAGATAGTGTAGATTTTACATTGAATTTAGAAGATGATTTATCACGTAGAGATTTTACGATTAATGCAATGGCTTATAGTAAAGAAAAAGGATTGATTGATCCGTTTCATGGAATGTACGATATTCAAAACAAAGTAATTAGGTGTGTAGGTACTCCTGAATATAGATTCCAAGAAGATGCATTGAGAATATTAAGAGCAATGAGATTTTCAATTCAGTTAGGATTTAAAATTGCAAGATCAACATTTGAAGCAATGATTGATAACAAGAATCTAATATCTAATGTTTCTTATGAAAGAATTAATGCGGAGTTAATGAAAATGCTTGAATTCCGTAAGCCAATATTAGAACATTTCAATGGTTGCAGAGATATTATAGCTGAATTTATTCCTGAATTTGTTCAGTGTTTCGATTTTAAGCAGAATAATCCATATCACTTATATGATGTTTATAATCATATTTTACACGCCGTAGATAACTATATTGGCGATGATATGAAAATAAAACTGTCATTGTTGTTACATGATATAGGTAAACCGGATTGCTATTCAGAAGATGAAAACGGTGGACATTTTATAGGACATGGAATTGTAAGTTCCGATAAAGCAAAAGAAATATTAATAAGATTGAAGTTTGATAACGATACTATAAAATCTGTTACAGAATTAGTGTTATATCATGACTCTACTATCGAACCAACAAATAAAACAATTAAGAGATGGTTGAATAAAATTGGTGAAGAACAATTTAGAAGACTAATAGAAATTAAAATGGCAGACATGACAGCACATTCAAATACTGGTTTAGACGTTAGATTAGAAAAACATAAACAATTATGTGAAATACTAGAAAGCGTTTTATTAGAAGAACAATGTTTTTCCATGAAGGATTTAAAAGTAAATGGAAAAGATTTATTGAATATAGGATACAAAGAAGGAAGACAATTGGGTGCTGCGTTACAAGGATTGCTAGATTGTGTGATTGCAAATGAAGTAGAAAACGACAAAGAAAAATTGTTGATATTGGCGAAAGGATGGATTAAATAATGAAGTGTTTCTATCATGGAGATAAAGACGGAGAATGTGCTGGATTTTGGGTTTATTTAAGTGCTGGTTTATATGATGGATATGAAACTGATAGTAAGTTTATAAGAATAAATTATGGTATGGATTTTCCGTTTGATGATATTAGAGAGAATGAACAGGTTTATATCGTTGATTATTCAATTTCTCCAGACGAAATGAGAAAGCTGCTTGCAATAACAAAAGATGTAACTTGGATAGATCATCATAAGACAGCAATAGCAAAGTATAAAGATTTTGAATATGATTTGCGTGGAGTTAGATATGATGGTGTAGCCGGATGTATGCTCACATACTGTTATTTACACCACATGACAGAAAGAGGTCAAGGAGAAATTAAACCTTTTGATTTATCAATGACGAAAGATGCACCAATGTTTACAAAATTACTGGCAGATTATGATGTTTGGACTTTTGAATACGGTGATGATACAAGATATTTTCAAACTGGTGTAAATTCTTATGATTTTGAACCTGAAAATAAAAGATGGTACGATTTGTTAGACGATGGATCGGAACAGACATACATCGAAGAAGGTAAAATCATGATTAAATTCAGAGATAATTGGGCAAAAGATTATTGCGAATGTAAAGGATTTCAAACAGAATTTGAAGGACATAAATGTTATGCTATGAATTTGGGTTTGTGTAGTAGCGAATATTTTAAATCTATTGATGATGGTACTTACGAAATATTAATTGCTTTTTCTTATAACGGTAAAAGTTGGTCGGTAAGTTTATATTCAAAAACGGTTGATGTATCTGATATTGCTAAAAAGTATGGCGGTGGAGGACATAGAGGAGCTGCCGGATTTAATAGTGATGAGTTATTATTTCAAAAAGACGGTCAATAAGTATACAACATATAGTAATTGATATTATAAAGATACTATATATTGATTGAAAATGCACATAAAACACTGTTTTTATGCGGTTAGAAAGGAGATAAAATGACTGATAAAGAAAGAATGGAAGAGATTAAATCAGATTGGTTTTCAAAACACAAAGCTACTTATCAAAAGTTAAGTGATGAAACATCGGTACTTACATGGAAAGAAGACGGGACATCGATGTATCATGTTAGATACGTATTCGACAGAAATAGATTATTTATAACAGGAGATATAGGAGATGCGGTATTTGTACTTACTGAGAAAGCTAACTTCAAAACCATAGCTTCTGAATATAGTATGCATTATTTATTTGGAAAACTTAGAGCAGATAATGAAGCATATGACTTTGATAGTGAGAAAGCTATTGAAACACTTAAAGATCATTTTAAAGATTATGAATTTGATAATGACGAAGACAAAAAAGAGTTTAATGAAATGGCAGAAGAAATTTATTCGTGCATACGAGAGGAATGTAACACAGAAAATCAATGGGCTACTGCTCTAAATTGTGATTATTACGATAAATTAACTGAATACGACGTGGATTGTTGGGAGTGGATTTATGCTATTGGCAAAGAGTTAAGCTGGCAAGCATTAGGTTGGGTAGTTGGATTGCAGATGGCTTATAAACAGTTAAAAGATTCACTATAGAAAGATTTAAGAAAGAAGGTAATAATATTTTTACTACATATAATGATGAGTATGTTTTTATAAAAAATGAAGATATTGAAAAATGTACATTTAAAGATAGTAGAGTATTAGCAACAAAGGTAACTGTTGGATGTAAAGCAATTTGTGATAAAACTATCTTAGATGAATTACTTATTAACGATTTGATTAAAGATAATTTCTCTCTAAACATAGCAAAAGAAGATAATTATTATTCGGTTTATTTTGGAGAGAAAAAGGATTATGATGTGAAATGGTTTTAAAAATGTAAATGGAAAGAATATTTGGAGTGGTTTTAGAAAGGAGTATAGATGAATGAAACGGGATTATTGGATTGCTATGGTAATATGATACACGTTGGCGACATCTTGCTGAATCCAATGATGTGTGACTTATGGAAAGTGGAAGAAGATGAACATGGTGAGTTTACTGCAAATCTAATTCCTAATAGTGGTTATGTTGGTCATCCTGAGAGTGCTAAATATCCATTGTGTGTCGAGGATTTAGATATGATAAACAACGTATTTGAAATTTATAAAGAAGATAAATAACGTATTATATTATGAGATCTAGGGGGATTGATGCAATGAAAGAACAAAAATTATATGTATGTGATTATTGTGGAACACAATATAAAGATAAAGATGAATGTAAAAAATGTGAGCAAGGGCACAATACACCAAAAGAAATAACTGGTGCGAATTATATATCTTTAAAAAGTAACGGAAGTGGGTATCCTACACAAATTCACATTAAAATGAGCAACGGAGAAACAATCACATATAAGAGATAAATTGTTAACAGAATCGGTCTTTTATATAGAAAGGAAAATATGAGAGTAGAACAAAAACCAAATTATGAGTTAATCATTAAAACTAATAAATATACTGGAAACTTTGAGAGAGAATTAATTAGTTATTCTCTAGGTACTCTGGATAATGTACAAATGGAACTAGGAGATTTCCATGGAGATTATGAAATGGATCTTTTTTGGGAAGAGGAATTTAACACCACCAGAAAAGATTACTATGATGACTATGAATTAAAAGATGAATATCTTTTTGAAACGTACCAAGATGTAGATGATTGGGAGCAAATGACTTTTTATCATATAGTTGATGGGAATTCTTTGGCGGTGCAACTTATTAAACCCTTAAATGAATATTGGGAAGAAATAGTGGTTAGAAGAATTAAAAAGTTCTTTGATGTTCATCCGTGTAAATATACTTGGACACTTCCAGAAGACGGAATTTTGATAGAATTATATTTAATTGATAAAAATGGAAATGTAATTAAAAAATATATTTAGCAAACCAAATTGTGAATTCATTTTGAAAGGAGGCAGAAAATGAAAAAATACGAATGTGTTAATGATTTAAATGTAGACTCGGATAAAGATGGTTTAACTTATGTATGCGGAGCGAAATACACAAGTGATAGTTGCATAATCAGAAAAGAGGGATATTGTGATTTCGGTTATTTTGATAAAAATACAAACACAATACGTTGTAGTAGTATAGATTATTTGAAAAAAGTATAAAATCAATCATTTATATTGAAAAGAGGATATATGTTTAAAGCAAAGTTTAAATCAGGAGTATCAGAATCAGTATTATATTTTTATGATTGGATGGTCGAAATTGAAATATATGATACAAAGATAATTGACAATAGTACATTTTTCTTAGTAAAGCCTTTATATGTTATTAAAAATAAAAAGTGGATATGGTTAAACAGTAATTTATTTATTTGATAGGCTGCATTTAGTGCTTAGTGAACTCTAGGTATTAGGCGTAGATTGAAGATAAATATAACATAAAGAAAAGGAGTCTATAATGAAATTTCTAAATTTATGGAATAGGATAGGAAAACAACCAATAAAAGATACAAAGAAATTAGATGTGGTGGTAGAAACAGAAGATGGAAGATATATAGTCACAAAAATCAATTACTTAAATGGCAAATTGTATAGCTTACAGGCAGAACGAATTACATGTAATAACTGTAAAAATTCACCTCAAAATAACAATGGATATTGTCCTCCACATACCTGTGATATATGCACATCGTTGGATGAGGAAGAGGAGTTTGGAATGTGGAACTTTAAACAAAATAAATAAAACAGTTGATTTATAAAGAAAGGAGATAATTATGGGATTAGATATAGTTAGTATTTTTAATCCACCCAAAGTAAAAGGGTTTGATTACGAAAACATTGAAAGGGATATTATGCAGTGGAAAACTGATATTGAAGAAATGTTAAAAGTTAATAAATACGACATGAATAATTTATGTGTCAACGAGGTATTAGGAACTGTGATTTGTTTAATGCAAGATAATACAATATATGAATAATAAAAGGTCTTATGATTACTTTGAAAGTGAGGAAGTTATATGGGAAAGAAAGATATGTCTAAAACCTGCGGATTTAAGGATGCTGAAATGGATTATATGGCAGGAAAAGAAATTACATATGAAGAAACAGAAAAATGGTACGACGAAAATTGCAGACAGTGTATATGGGCTAGTGATATTTGTATGTTTGGAGAAGAATAAATGAAAAAATGTAAATATTCAAATAGTAAATGTACGGATTGTAAATTATGTGAACCAGAAATCGAATTAAATGAAGAACAAATGATAGTTATATTAAACATTATTGAAAGTGAAGAAAATAAAAAAAGAAAGGATAACATAGATGAACCATAAAAGCTTTATTGATAAGAAGAAAGAAACAGAAGAAATAATCGTATGTCTTATTGTAATGGGTTGGGATATGAGGTTGAAGAAAAGAGAATTAACTGGAATGAAACTGACTACATAAGAAAACAATGTTATTTATGTAAAGGAAAAAGAGTAGTTAATAAAAAGATAACTACTGAATATCTAGAAGTTACGGATATAGATAATTAACCAAATTCTGAATATTTTAATAGAATGCAAAATTGATAAATAAAAGAATATATGAAACAATAAAAAGCGGTTGCAAACGCTTAAAAAATGGAATGCGCATTCCTCTTATATGAAGATAGGAGGAAAAAAATTGAGTAGTACAAATAGAAGCAATGCAAGAGAAGAACATGTGGCTGATTATTATGTTACGCCGATAGAAGATATTGAATTATTTTTAAAAGAGTTTCAAAAGGTAGAGTGTATAGATTGGGTAAATAATACAATACTTGATCCGTGTGCCGGAGGAAATGAAGAGATACCAGAATATGAAACATATCATCCCATGAGTTATCCAACTGCAATACAAAATATTGTTTTGTATACCACAAGAGAATTGGATTTACTGATAAGAAAGATAAAGATACAGGAAAATTGATTCTTGATAAAGATGGTAAGCCAAAGAAAGGTTCAACTGACAGCATTGAATACTGTCACATGATTTGGAAGAAAGGGGTATATCCTGAGTTTACTCAGTTAAAAGTAATATAAAATATCAATTTTGTTCACATTTTAGGATGTGAAAACAATTAATAAAGAACTAATAAAACAACTAAAAGATGAATGCAGCAAGCTTTATCCAAACGGTTGTCCAATACAACCTAGAGGATGCGGAAAGACATATTTGTATTTAAGTCATTTTCTAAGATATTCTGCCTACCAGTTATACTGTCAAGTGTATGAATGTTGTAATTATGAAATTACTTTAGAATCAGCTCATAAAGACATAGATGAATTTGTATTGGCACAAATGCCAATATAGGGGGTGGTAATATTACACGTAAAATTGAATGTCCTGTATGCGGAAATGAAGTTGAAGAAACCATTTATTCAAGTGAATGGGGAACAGAGGAAGAATATTATCATTGCAGTAATTGTGACTATGGTTATGAATTTGCTTATGGAAACTATTTAGAATACATAAATGGAAAAGAATTTGGCTATACATATAGGACTAAAGAAGAAGATTTAGTTGATATGAATAAAGAGTACGACGATATGAGAAATAAATATAACAATAATATAACACAATAAAAATATCATTTGCTTTATATTTTATAAGAAAGGAGTATTATGGGAAAATCGGTATATATAGTGTTAGTTATGATAGATAGCACGGTTGAAGTTGACTCAGTATGGTGGAATAAAGTCAAGGCGAAGAAAAGAAAATCAGATATAGATGAAAATTCAGATGGAGCCGCATTGATTATTGATAAATGGGTAAATCCCAAAATTCTATTGAATTCTAAAGAATATACACAATCTAGAATTACAAAAGAAAAATTTTTAGATAGTCCGTTAATTTTTGACAATAGAGTTTTAAAGCTATTAAATTAAAAGGGGAATGTTATGACTGTCAAAGAAGCAAATAATATAATTACTGAAATTGAATACATAAGAAATGAGTTAAGTATATATACGGGAGAACACAAGGCAGAGTTAGAAAAAAGTTGTGATTTTTATACTGCTTTAAAAGAATCTTTCGACTACTTAAATGATTATAAAAAGATATTAGAAAAGAAGATTTTAGATGCAACATTAGATATATGAAATTATAGTTTTATACTATTAGAAAGGAAATTGAAAATTGAAATTAGAGTATGTTAATGATAGAAAAGGTAAACTTGAGTCTCATGAAATTCGTATGATTGAAGAAGATGTAGATGATATATTAAACATGTTTATTGATGGATATGGAGAAGATTTGTATGAGGCGTTAATTGAATATACTAAAAACATATTATTATTAAAAAACAAATTAGATAATCATATTGAAGAACTATTATCTGGTAATATTAAATTTATTGATAGAAGAAAAAATGAGGTTACGGTAGAGATAATAGACAATTATTATACCGGAGAATTAACAAAAAACAATATAGATGATGTTTTGAAAAAATATAAAGAACATATACAATCAAGGTAAAATTCCACATTTATGCAGATTTTAAGAAAGAAGGTGTAACATGAGATTTTTCTATGAGAACGGGTATGGAGATACAGGATATTTTTCTGAAAAAGATATTATAAAAGCTGTTTATACTGCATGGAATATTGATGCTGATTTATGGTTATTAAATGATGGATTAAGAAAACTTGATCCATATAAATTTACATCAGAACAAGCTAAAATTGTATTTGCTTCACCAGAAGGATATTTATTTAATAGTGATGTATTAAAAGAATTTGGTTATTACATGAATGAAGATAATGAGATAAGAAAAATTAGTACAGATGAAGTTGTTAAATATGGTTGGTCAGAAGTTAAGCAACTAATATAGATGAAATCAGGGATTTATTATGAATGGAAAAGGAGTGGGTAATATGTATAGTGAACAATTAAAAAGAGTAGCAAATGAACTAGAAAAATTACGATTAGGTATTTATCAAGAAACTGAATCAGAAGAATTTCACCAAGAAGTTGACGATGAGTTATTTTCTTTACAATCGCAAGTAAGGAGTGTTGCAGAAAAAGTAAGTTGGTATGAGTAAAATAACTCTTTTATCAAGAAAGGAAGTGAAAAATTTGATTTATTCAATAATTTACATAATTATAGCATTGACTACAACCGGATTATTATATTGGTTTTTATATGATAATAACGATAGCGAGATAATAAGTATATTTGGAGGAATTGTATTTCCTTTAACAATTATTATTCTTTTGTTTAGTTTACCAGTGTTATGTGTCAATAAAATAAAACAACGTAAAAGTTGAGTTTCATCGAGAAAGGAGTCAAGATGAAAATATATCAAATACATAAGTCAGGTGGTTGTTATGAAGATCATTATGATTATATAGAGTTTTCATATTTTGATTACAATAAAGCGGTAGAAAAAAAGGAAAAATTAGAAGCACAAGAACTAATTGAAAGAAAATGTAACGAGTGTCCATTGGAATATTGTAATGATGAGTATTGTAACGAAGATTGTGCAACTTGTTTTGAAGAAAAAAGAATGGCTGATGCAATGAAATATTGCGATAAGTGCGATATTAAATTTACTACATATGAAGATGATGAAGAACCGACACTTGGATGCGTAAATAAGGTATCTCACTGGGATGATAACTATTTTAGAATTGAAGAAGTTGATGTAATAGAATAAACAAATCAATGGTTCTATGATCTTACTTGAAAGGAGAAAATAAGGTGGAGCGATTAACTCAAAAGCAAAGTAATGGATATGACTTAATTAGAATGAATGGAGATTGGTGTAATAATTATTGTGAAAAACAAGCTATAGAAACATGTAGAGATTGTACAATATTTGAAGCAATCCAAAAGTTAGCTAAATACGAAGACTTAGAAGAAAAACTATATAGTTTATGTAGAAACGATGACGAAAACATTGTAGAAAACATCATTAATATCTTTATTGAAACAATATTCCAGGGACAAAAACATGAAGGATTCGAAATCTTAACTAATGAAGACGCAGCTCTGTATAATGAATGGTTAAAGACAATATAGAATGTGATTTTTATTAAGAGATAGAAATATGAAACGATACTAAAATAATCCTGCCTAAACAGATTTATATAAATATAACACATAAGGAGGTAAATATGATTAAATTTTATTCGACGGGCTGTCCTCAATGTAATCAAATAAAAGCAATGATGGATAGTAAAGGTATTGAATATGAATACATAACAGATATTGATGAAATTATGAATGTTGCAGATAAACACAATATTAAATCGGCTCCATTCGCTGAAGTCTTTGATGAAATCATGACAGCATCGACATTAATAAAATATATAAACACAAAACAATAATAAGGAGACAATAAATGAATAGTAGTAAAACAATAGTTGAAGGATATTTAAAGAAACAAGATTGGAGAGTAAAAGAAAATTCCAATTCTCCATATTCTTACGGTGGGCTTGGAAAACATATGATAGCTGAAGTGTCAAAAGATTATTGGTTAAGAGAAGTATATCCTAGTTATATAGCAGAAAGATATGTAAGTGGTGATATGCACATCCATGATCTTGGAGGATTAACGTTATACTGTTGTGGATTTTCTCTAAAAAATATTATAACAATGGGAGTTCAGGGTATTCCTAATATTCCTACATCAAGCCCGGCAAAACATTTTGATTCTATATTAAATCAGATTGCTAACCTGGTAACTATCTATCAAAATGAAATTATGGGTGCAGTTGCATTTTCATCATTTGACACATTATTGGCACCATTTGTTAAAAATGATGAATTAAAATATAGTGAAGTAAAACAGTCAATGCAAAACTTTATTTTTAGTATTAACTCAAATAGCAGAGGAGGAGCTGAACCAGCGTTTTCAAATATTACATTAGACCTAACTCCTCCAAATGATTTATTAAATGAATATGCTGTAATAGGGAGTGGATTGTTAGATTTTACATATAAAGACTGTCAAAGAGAAATGGATATGATTAATAGAGCATTTTGCGAATTAATGATTAAAGGCGATTCAAAAGGGAAGCCGTTTGCATATCCAATTCCTACTTATAATATTCATGAAAGATTTGATTGGGATAATAAAAATAATGATCTGCTATGGGAAATGGCGGGAAAATACGGATATCCTTATTTTGCAAATTTCTTAAATAGTGATATGAAACCAGAAGATGCAAGGAGTATGTGTTGTAGACTTAGGCTTGACCTCACTGAATTACAGAAACGTAATGGAGGATTATTTGGTAGCGGCGACAGTACTGGGTCAATTGGTGTTGTAACAATTAATTTACCTAGATTAGCATATAAAAATAAAGGTAATAAAGATGCATTTTATAAAGCATTAGATGAATTACTAATAATAGCTAAAGATAGCCTTGAAATTAAACGTATTTGGCTACAAAAGAATGTAATTGAAACAAGATTAATTCCGGCTTTCAATACTTATGTTGGCACAATGAGAAATCATTTTTCTACTATTGGAATTGTTGGAATGAATGAAATGTGTGAGAATTTCTTTGCAAATAAAAAAGATATATTGTCTGAAGATGGTAAATTGTTTGCTATAGAGGTTGGGAATCACATAAGAAATAAATTATTAAAATTTCAAAAAGAAACCGGAAATCTATACAATTTTGAAGCAACTCCCGCCGAGTCAACTGCCTATAGGTTGGCATTAAAGGATGCTAAAGAGTTTGAAGATATTATTACGAGAGGAACTAAAAAAGCTCCATATTATACAAATAGCTGCCATATACCTGTATCCAAAGTAAAAGGAATTAAAGATACTTTTGATCATCAAGAAGATTTACAAATTTTATTTACAGGTGGAACGGTAATACATATATATTGCAATGCAGCAATAAGTGGTGAAACCGCAAAAGAAATTATAGATACAGTTTGTAAAAATTATAAAGTTCCTTATGTCAGTATATCTCCATTAAACAGATATTGTCCAGAACATGGATATATAGCTGATGATGTAAATGAGTGCCCTATATGTCATAGGCCAGTACAAAAGTATCAAAGAATAACTGGATATCTCAGATGTGTGGATAATTTTAATGAAGGGAAGAAAGCTGAATTCAATGAAAGAAATCAACTTAGACTCGAATATTAGATATAAAGTTATTGAATCAGAAAGGATTGAAGACGCTCCCTTTGTAGGGGCGTTGATATCCGCCATAGATTGTAATTTTAATTGTTCTAATTGCTTTAATCAATCAATAAAAAGTTTACCTACACAAGAAAAGTCGGCGATAGAAATAATTAATTGTGTAAAAAGTAATAGTTTTAACAAAGGAATTATATTAGCTGGATTAGAATGGACTTATTTGCAGTCATACGAAGCTATTGACTTAGCTTATAATGCAAAAGAGAATGGATTAAAAGTAATGCTTTATACTGGAAGAAATTTCGATGACACAAAAATTCAGGCATTATTGTCAACTGGAGTTTTTGATTACATAAAATGCGGAACATATAGAGAAGAATTAAAAACAATCAATCACATAGAATATGGGGTTACATTAGCAAGCAGTAACCAACACATTTATAAACAAGGAACAGATTTCTAAACCAAGCTATGATTTGATAAAGAAATTATAAAAGATATATGAAACAAATACATAAAGAAAGGTAGAATAATCCTAGGTAAATGGTTGCGCAACCGATAAAGGTGGATTATTGGGATTTAATGTATTAAGTTTATGTGATGGAATGTCATGTGGACAGATAGCCTTAAAAGAACTTGGAATTGAAATAACTAATTATTTTGCAAGTGAAATAGAACCAAATGCAATTAAAACAACATTAGATAATTTTCCTAATACAAAGCAATTGGGAAATGTTATGGAATACATATTAGAAATAAAAGATAATAACAAAATTATTTTAAACGAAGATAAGTTGCGAATACTTCCTAAAATTGATTTAGTAATTTTCGGTTCGCCTTGCAGGTCACTATCTAAGGCAACAGCCGGAAGAAAAGATTATAATAACGGATTAGATGGAGTATCGTGGTTATTTTATCCGTGCAATGCCATTCTTCAATGGATAAAGAAACATAACAATCCAGAAGTTGAATTTATGGTTGAGAATGTAGATAGTAATAATAAAGAAGATTTAAATGAGATAAGCACATTATTAGGAGTTCAACCTGTATTGATTGATAGTAATTTATTTTCTGCTCAAGATAGAAAGAGAAACTATTGGACTAATATTGATATTCCTGAATTACCAAAGGAAAATAAATTGGTTTTACAAGATATACTCGATGAAGAAGTAGATGAAAAATATTATTATTATCAAAGTTTTGATTTTAAAGGAGAAGATCATAAAGTAGCAGCAATATTACATATTAACGGACACGACATATTAAAACGTGTTAATAGCAAATACTTCAAAGCTCCAACACTAACTTCGTGCAGAGGAGGTAATACACAAAAGAAAGTTTACGACAATGGAAGATGTAGAAAGCTTACACCTAATGAGTATAGAAAACTTCAAACAATTCCTAACTGGTATATTATGAATATTGCAAATAGTAATATTTATAATATTTGTGGTGATGGATGGACGATTGAGGTAATCAAACATATTTTTAAAGGATTAAAAGTATACAATATATAGTATATAAGCATTGTATAAACACAATATATTGATTAAAAATCTTGATGAAACAGCTATTTTATACAGAGAGGAAGGAGTGTTTATGACAATCGAAGAAAGATATATGAAATCTTCAGATAGAGGCGAATTCAAGTATGAAGTATTAGAAGCAGATGAATGGACTGGAAGAATCGCATTAGAAGAGTGTATTTATAACGGTAAATCAGTGGGTACAATAAGAAATAATTGTGGTGAATATGAAGTAGAAATAGACAATCTTATAAATGATCCTGTTTATATTTTTGAAACTAGATCATCTCGAAAATTAGCTAGACAATTATTAGAGCGAATTATTAATAACGATATTTCTAATAATGGAAAGAACAATAAATATAGATAAAAGTATATTTCGATAATGAAAGGAGTTTGTATGTCAATTATATTAAAAAGTGATACATATCAAGTAGTTGGAATAAACAAGAAAACTAGTGTTAAATTCTTTAAAAATCTAAAACTTGGTAGCTTAATAAAGTTTGAAGTTGAATTAAAACGAGCCGGTAGTGGTAACCATGGAACTTATGCAACATACATAAAAGCTACAAATTTAAATACAAAAGAAACCATTGATAAATCATTTAATCAAATGGCAAGAATATTAGATAATTATGAACTTGCAGATGGTAATAGAATTAGTTTATTACCGTTTCAACCAACAGAAAAAGAAATGTTAGATTGGACAGAATAGGAGGAAACATGGCTAGATATATGCAACGTTATGTTGGTACATATAGGGTATTAGCTGATTATGATAAGACTAAAAATGATTTTCCTAGAGTAATGGGTGGATGTAATGAGGGAAATTTAGATCCGTCATTTGATGATTTATATATAGTCTGTGCATCAGGAGCGAAAATTTATCATTATGGCGGGAATAAGTTGCAAGCTTATATACCGTCAATAGGAAAAGGTCATAATATCATAAAGGCTATTTATAATGAAGTAATTGGAAATATAGAGCCGCTAGGAAATAATTATAAGTTAATATACAAGCAGCTTATGGACAATGGACTAATATTTGATATTGAAGAAACTGATATGGAGATTTTATTTAAATTTAAGGCTAATAATATTGAAACAATAGCAAAATATATGAAACCTAAAACAAGCGGTGTATCAATTTCTCCGTTCAGTAATAAGAATCTTACTCGTCAAAAGTATCATATACCATTAGAAGATTTAGCATTATATAAAGAAATTACGGCTTCAATTCCACAAGACGATTTACACATATACATAGATATAAATAATGGTTTTTTAGGTAAATTAGCGACTAAAAAGCATAGAGATATAGACGAAATTAAAAAAGAAATTAAGACTAAAGGATTAAAGCAAAAAGAGTATTTTCATTCATTAGGGAAAGACATTTGGAATGATTATATTAAATTTATTAAAGAATTTTTAAACAAGGAGATGTAAATGAAAAGAATAGCACAATTTTACAAAGTAAGCTTAGAACAATTTAAAAAAGATTGGTTAGATATATTTGGTGCACATGAATTTGAAGAGGGTAATTACGAGAACATATATAATTCAATAATACTGCCTAAGAGGGCTACTCAAGGAAGTGCGGGGTATGATTTTGTTATGCCTGTAAGTTGGAAATTATTTCCCAACGAAACGCTTAAAATTCCTACTGGAATAAGAGTAAAAATGGATGATGAATGGGTATTGAAATGTTATCCACGTTCTGGGTTAGGTTTTAAATTTAGATTGCAGCTTAATAACACTGTTGGTATAATAGACGGGGACTACTATTTCTCTGATAACGAGGGTCATATCTTTGCAAAGATAACCAATGACACAAACGAAGATAAAGTAATAGAACTAAAACAAGGAGATGGCTTTATGCAAGGAATCTTTGTAGAATACGGAATTACAGTTGATGATGAAACAGAAGAAAAACGCAATGGAGGATTTGGAAGTAGTTCAGGAATGAATTTATTATAAAAAATATAGTGATAGAAATATGAAACAGTAGTTGACAAGTACGAAATAGTGTGTTAATATATATTCAACAGCAAAGGATAATGCCTGAAGAATACTATAAAACACACTATTTTTACAAAGTAATAGTTATATGAAACAAAATAAATGAAAGGAGAAGAAAATGCATACAAAATCAAATAATCAAAGTTATAACGTAATAATAGTTCCAGAGGGAACAGATGAGGTGGTTAGAATTAAAGATATTGAAATACCACCAGGATATTATCAAACTAGAGTAAAGAAATATAAAATTGATAAAGTTGTAGATTACTATAGGGAGTACGGCACACTAGATAAACCTATTAGTATTGCAACTGAAATTGCACATAACAATACACTAAGAGGATGTAAAGCAAATAAACTACATCTAATTGACGAATATTCTAGATACATAGCTGCGAAGTATTATTTAAGGTTAAAAGTAGTTCCTGTAAAGTACATAGATTTAGATACATTTGAATTTGATAATGGTAAGTATGAGTGATATGGAACGAAAGGATGAATGTATGAACAAATATTTTATAGCATTTGCATTTACCGATAAAAACAACATACCTCGTTTTGGAAATTGTTTTTATACATGTAATAAAAATATAGAAGACGTTGAGTATTTGAATATGGTCACGCAAGATATTTCTAAGGCTAATAATATTCAAGATGTTGTTATAATGAATTACAATAAAATATAGTTAAAATGAGGTTTTGGTTGTGAGTTAGGAGGTGAAATGTGAAGATAATATTTTTAGATATTGATGGTGTTCTAAATGGATACAATAAATGGACATATCGAATAATTAATATTTCTAAGGTATTACATATTCCAACAAAAATAATAAGAAATACCTTAAGGATATTCGAAGTAAAAGAAAAGTACGTTAAGAGACTAAGCAAAATTGTTAAAAATACTGGAGCAAAAATAGTAATGTCAAGTTCTTGGAGACATGGATATTGGAACACTCCATATGAAGAAAAGTATAGAGATCAAAAAAGACTACATGATTTACTAGATAAATATAGTTTGGAAGTGATAGATATTACCCCTAGCAGTAAAAATGGAAAACGAGAAGACGAAATAAATCAATGGCTCCGTGAGACGAAATTTGCAATAGACAGCTTTGTAATACTAGATGATGAGTCTTATGATTTACAATCGTTTATTGGAAAAGAGTTAGTTAAAACAAGTAAGGTAATAGACGGTGATATGATTAAAGGACTCCCATATGAAGATACTGGATTAAAAAGAAGTCATGTTAAACAAGCAATAAAAATACTAAATCGTAGGGAGAATTAATTGATATGATAGCTAAAGCAACATTAAAACGGGCTTTACCTGAGATAGAAGAAGAATATGCAACAGCAAGAGATTTGTTTGATGAAGCATGGCATAGAAAATATAATGGAGTCCAAACTGATTTTGATGATAAATATTGTCATTTGGCTGTGAAATTAATTCAAACATTAGGATATCTTATTGATGCTGCGGATGAAGATTTATAGGAAAGGAGTAGCTAATGTTTAGAGCTAGAAAGTTAAAATTTCATCACGGAAGAATGAATAAAGACGGAATACATATAGAAATGCTAAAAGATATATCTATGTTTACGGAGTACATGATGGCATTATGCACAGAATCTAATAAAACAGTTAAAACGCAATTTATTAATGTTAAAGTAGATGCATACGACAATTGGATTATTAAAATAAAGACTAAAAATAAAGATTATTTCAATATAATTATTCAACGGTTTATTAAACATTTTGGAGAAGTAATTACTGAAATTGAGTTCTGAATAAATTTAAGGTATCTATCAAAACTTTAGAAAGGAAAAATTAATAATGAAAGACGAAAAACAGCGTATGTACGCATATTATGAAAATATGATGAAAAATAAATGTTATACAAGAGGTATAGATGATAGCAAGACTAAAAGCAAAGTATTAGCTACCAAAAGAGAAAATTATTTTAATCCAGATGATTGTTATTTTGCTTATGTCAGTGAATTACCATTTGGAACTTGCTATGTTGATTCAGAATAATTTGATCAAAGATACAATTTATTAAGAAAGGAGAATCAGATGAACGAAGATAGATTGATTGGTTCATTCGTTATTAATAACAATTCATATTTTGAGTATCCAGACGGGACTAAAATTTATTTAAACGAAATTATTATTGATGCTTATAAGAGTAAATTAAAAGACTATTGTAATAATTGCAGTTATATGATGAATGATTGTGATATTAATGGAAAGTGTAAAAAATTCAGCCCACTATATAAATGATGTATTTGAAATAGAATTGAAAGGAGTAATATGAAAGCAATTAGAACAGAAATACATATACTTAATCGGGGTCACCCTATGTGGAAATCCTGTGATGAATTATGTTTTCAATCAAAAAATATGTATAACCTGTGTAATTACACGATAAGACAAGAGTTTATATCTAGTGGTAAAGTGATGAAATATGGTGACCTGAATAAGATTCTTAAAAAAACAGATACGTTTAAAGAACTTGGATCAAATTCCGCACAAATGGTTACTCAAATATTATGTAAATCGTGGAAATCATTTCTTGTAGCGGTTAAAGATTACGCAAAAAATCCTGATAAATATTTAGGAAAACCAAGAATACCAGGATATAAAAAGAAAGATGGTAGATTTATTTGTACACTAACAAATTGTCAAACAAGAATAATTGATGGCTATTTACATTTTGGATTTAAACGATTGCATCCATATAATAAAATGTTTAAAACAAAAGTTGATGGATATCATTTATCAACTAGAATAGTTCCAAGTGGCGGTTGTTACGTACTAGAAATAGTTTATGAAAAAGAAATAGAACAACTAGACTTAAACAAAAATAATATTGCATCGATAGATTTAGGAGTAAATAACTTTGTAACAATGGTAAATAACATAGGCATAAAACCTATTGTTATTAATGGCAGAGGTATTAAATCTTATAATCAATACTGGAATAAACAAATTGCAAAATATCGAAGCGTTCTAAAGAAAACAAATAAACTCGATTGGAGCAAACGACTTCAAAGGATGACGGATAAACGTAATTTCAAGATGGATTACTTCACGCATTGTGCTTCTAAGTATTTAGTTTGGTATTGTATTAACAATGATATTGGAACGATTGTTGTTGGTAAGAATAATAGATGGAAACAAGAAAGTAAAATGTCTACTACAAACAATCAGAAGTTCATTCAAATACCATATGATTTGTTTATTAAAAAGTTGAAATACAAGTGTGAAGAAATAGGTATAAACATCATTGAAAATGAAGAAGGATATACTTCTGGAACATCTTTCTTAGACAATGAAGAACCTATTAAATCAAATTACAATAAGTCAAGAAGAATACATAGAGGATTATTTGAGAGCAACAATGGTATTAAAATAAACGCAGATTGTAATGGTGCATATCAAATAATGCGGAAAGTATTCTCAAATGTAAACGCAAATGAGATAGTGGATGTACATTTACATCCGGTAATTATAAATCTTTAATTACAAAGTTTAAAAAACAACATAAATGAGTCGTTTTATCTTGATTTAAGAAAGGAGCAAAGAATGAGATTAATAGATGCAGATAGATTAAAAGAAGTGTTTGATAGGAATGTTGTAAGCGCAGGTGTTTGGAATGAAATTATTGATAATCAGCCTACTGCCTATGATGTGGGAAAAGTAGTAGGAAAATTAAAAGAGTCTGATTTTTATATAGACCAAGAGCAATGCATAACCGTTGAGGATGCAATAAATATTGTGAAAGGTGGGTTAGAGGTATGAATGAGATAAATTTATTGCGTTCTCTCTATAAAATGAGTTGCAATATGGTAGATGGAAGATTGAAAGGTGGATTTATTAATCACGATGACCCAGTGAATAAAGCTATTGATACTGCCATATCCGCCCTAGAAGCACAGCAAGCCGATAGGTGGATTTCCGTATCAAGTGGTAGACTTCCTAAGAATGAAGAAAGAGTTATGATATGTGCTAACAGAAAGACATATAAAGGAGATATAATAAAAATAAGGACAATTGCAATGTATGAAGATGGTACGTTACATACTGACAATAGCGGTTATAATTGGAATGAATGTGAATTTGAGTACTGTGATGATACTGAAGATTACATTATTCCAGAAGGATGGTGGGAACAAAGTATGTATTGTGAACAATTTGCCGCAGTAGATGATTTTGTTACACATTGGAAACCACTTGACAAACCATGTAAGGAGGAATAATGAACTGCGAATATTGTAAAGATAAATGTAACACTTGTATACATAAAGATGAACAAGTGGATATTTCAGATGAATGGGAAGATGAAGATCCGATTCTAATAGATGGTTGTGATCATGATTATAAAGACTGCGAAAGATATAAACCAGATGGATATTATTGCAAGATGTGTGGTTATCCAATTAAAGAAATTATAAACAGGCAACCATTACCGACTCCGCCATCCCCTTTAAAGATGTATGAAACATTAATAGGGAACACATTAAAACATTGATTTGGAGGTGATCTTACGGAAGATTTATTAAATAATTGCCCTAAATGTAATGGAGAAGCCGAAATAATAGGACATTATATAAAAGGAGTAGCTAATAGGTATCACTATTTTGTTAAGTGTAAATCATGTAAGTTCAGAAAAAGTAATGAATATAAGAAAAGAGAAAAAGCAATATTCGCATGGAATAACCAGAGCAAATAAGATTTTGATTAACAAGAAATACATAAATAATATTATATTATAATAGTTAATAATTTAGAACCAAAATATTGAATTGACATATAATAATCAAGTAATAGTAATATGTAACATAAATATAAGTCGGAGGATTATTATGAACGAAAAATTTAATTATAATTTTTGTAAATATTCTTATGGTAAAAAAGAATTTGATTTTGATAGGTGTTATAAATGTGAAAAAACATGTCCTAGTGTAAGCAATTTACTTTGGACGATTCCAATAATAAATCAAATTAATAGTTTATATCACAAGATTTCTTGGAATTTTGAAGCAAAGAAATATGAAAAAGATAGTATAAATGAATACGAAACAAAATCAACGAAACATATATGGGGAATTAAATCCTGGGACGATTTAACGGGTAGCGATTGTAATTTATACACAATGAATGATATAGATTTAATTTATTGTAAAGACACAGACGATTACGTAATTAGTATTGAAACAATTTATGATTTTAGATCAGAAAATGGAGATAAAAAGTATCTACAAGAAATATTAGGAGCTTTCACACAATGGATGAATAATAATGGATATCAAACCAATCATAATCTTTTATTACATGAGATATTTACAAAAGGATATAATATTAATACTCATTTTAAAACAATAGAAGAATGTTATGCTAATTTTAAATTATTAGTAAATGGATATTGTAATGCATAGAGATAGCGATATGAAACGATAAGGATGTGATGATTATAAAATTTATGGGTTCTAAAAGCAGAATTGCAAAGTACATCGTTCCAATTATTCAACAATACATAGATGAAAACAATATAGAGTACTATTATGATTCGATGTGCGGCGGATGTAATGTAATTGATAAAATTAAATGTAAACACAAGTATGCTTCGGATATCCAGGAATATTTAATTGAATTATATAAGAATCTCGACAAAATAGATGAGTTACCTGAGATGGTTACGAGAGAACATTATTCTGATGTACGAGATTGCTATAATAAAGGATTAGATAAATACCCAAAGTGGTATGTTGGAATGGTTGGATTTTTAGCAAGTTATAATGGACGTTTCATGTCAGGAGGATATTCAGGCATAGTTACCACTAAAACTGGAAAAGTAAGAAATTATTATGATGAAGCAAAAAGAAATCTTGAAACACAAATACCAAATTTACAAGATATAGAATTTTCATGTATGGATTACAGGAATTTAAAACCCAAAGCGCGATCAGTTATTTATTTAGACCCGCAATATAAAGACACAAAACAATATGAAATGAGTAAAAACTTTAATCACAAAGAACTGTGGCAATGGGTTAGAAATATGAGTAAAGAACATACAGTAATAGTAAGCGAATGTCAAGCACCAGAAGATATGACTTGTATATGGCAGCAAGAAGTATTAAGGACAGTAGATAATACCAAAAGAGTTAAAAGTACAGAGAAGTTATTCATATATGATAGTAATATGAAACGAAAATAAAAACTAAGGAGCCAACGATGAGAAGAAAAAGTTTACTAAGTGGCAGCATTATTGTTATTGCCACGACAACACTTCTAATCTCTGAGTGGAGGGCACAATCACAACCGTCTTCCGTTCAATATGAGAGCAGAAGACTAATATCAATACAGAAAGAGGTTTATTATACCAATCCGGTGATTAGTAAACCGGAGCAAACGTCAGAAGACGATGATTATAAATCTATTACTGTAACACCCACCCCTATAATAGTCGGAGAACGTGAGCTTGTTGGAATTGGTAGCACATTAGTATCCGACTTAAAGATAGAAAAGAAAGTTGAAAAACCTGTAATAAAAAACAGATGGAACATAGAGTTAACGGATGATGAAATAGATTTACTTGCAAGAATAGTATGGATAGAAAGTCGTGGAGAAAGCGACGAAGGAGAATGTGGAGTAATTGAAGTTATATTAAATAGAATGATACATTGGGATTTTAAAGGTAGCTTATATGATGTGCTAAGTAAAGATGGAGAATTTTGTTCATGGAGTTTAAGAGACAAAGCAGAACCGACAGAGAAAGAATACAAAAATATCAAAAAAGTACTCAATGGAAAAACAGATATTTTAGGGTCTAATAAAGTTTATTTTTCTACCAGTCCAAGAAATGATATAAATCCAAAACAAATAGGAAATCATTGGTTTTGTGACTACGAATATACAAACAAAGAAGATAAGAGGTGATACATATTAGAGATTTTTATGATACAGATAATGAGGAAAAATATTTATATGAAGAAAGACATTCATTAATTGAAGTAAATAGATGCAAGCACTGTGGCTGTCCGTTGATAAAAATGAATGAGTGTGGTGAAGCCTGGGGTAGCGATTACATAGAAGAACTTTGGATTTGTCCGGTCTGTGATTAAAGGAGGTATTACATATGGGAGTATTGGTTATTTTAAGTGCCATTGCTTTAGTTGTTATAGTATGTGCTATAGCTGCAAGCATTGGAGATGATGAACTAGAAAGAGTTAATCAAATCAATAAAGCTACATTGGAAGATTGTTTATTCAATAATATATTAGGATATAGTGCAGTTATTGAAAATGGTAAAGTAGTGGATTTTATTAACGAAAGAGATGAATTTATCAAATAACTATACACAATATATAGTGGTTAAAGAAATAATAAACACAATATATAGATATAAAATATGCATGAAACTAACGTTTTATCAAGATAAGAAAGGATATTATTAATATGAACAATAATTATTGGTGTACACATAAAGAATTACAGTCAATAGATGATATAAATAGATGCACATTAGGAAATAATGGGTTTTACGATGTAACATCTTATTATAGATGCATGTGTTGTGGAAGAAAAATTAAAAAGCACGAACATCAAGAAGGTGATGAAAATGGAATTACAAAATCAATAATAACAATTGAAGTAATAAGTTAACCAATGGAGTATTTGGTTTAGAAAGGAGAAAAATGAATAATACAATAGTAGTGAATTTAATAGCAGCACCCTCATCCGGTAAATCAACACTTATGGCTGACATATTTGCAAAATTAAAGTGGGAGAATATTGATTGCGAAATGGTTTCTGAATTTGCAAAAGAATTAGTTTGGGAAGAACGCCAGGAAACATTTAAAGATGAACTTTACATATTTGCAAAACAGAATCACAGATTATTTAGGGTTAATGGAAAAGTAGATGTAATCATTACTGATAGACCTTTAATACTTACTATCTTTTATAATAATAAATATGGAAAATGTTCTAGAGCGCTGGATGATTTAGTTTATAGCGAATTTATGCAATATAATAATTTAAACTATTTTATAAAACGTAAGAAACCATATAACCCTAATGGAAGAAATCAAACAGAAAAAGAATCGGATGAAATTGCCAATGAATTAATAAATATACTTTATGATTATTCAATATATTTTAAAGTAGTAGATGGAGTACACGAAACAGCAGATTTGATTATAGAAGATATAAAAAAATATATAAATAAATAGCAATATGAAACATAAGGAGAATTGAATGAAAGTAATAGAATCAAATGTAGAAATATTAACTCCTATCAATGGAGAAGAAATATTAAAGTTAATTGAAATAATAGCAAGAACTTGTTATAAAAGCGAAGATAAAATAACTAATGACTCAGCTAAGAAAATGATAGCAATGCTAATTAGAAATGGTCACGAGGCTATGCTAGAGCATTTTAATATTACGGTCAAATTCATCGTGGATAGGGGAATTTCACATGAAATAGTTAGACATAGAATGGCAAGCTATGCTCAAGAAAGTACAAGATATTGTTCTTATGATAAAGATAAGTTTGGAAATGAAATTACAGTGATTAAGCCTATTGAGATTGAAAAATATAGTATACATGATATTTACACAAAAGAATATATTGAATGGCATAATTCTTGTAAAGCCGCTGAAGATTCATATTTCTATTTACTCAATCACGGGGTTAAACCACAATCAGCACGTTCAGTATTACCTACATGTTTAAAAACTGAAATTGTTATGACCGCGAATTTAAGAGAACTAAGACATTTTCTTAAATTAAGGACAGATAAGGCGGCTCATCCAGATATACAACATGTATCAAAAATGTTATTGAATAAATTAAGAAAATTAATTCCAGTAGTTTTTGATGATATTACAACGGAGGAATAACTATGAAGATAGTATTGATATCAGGGAAAGCTCAAAACGGGAAAGATCAATCCGCTATATTTTTAAAGGAATTGATGGAATTAGATGGGAAAAAAGTATTGTTAACACATTATGCAGATTTACTAAAATACATATGCAAGACATTTTTTAACTGGAATGGTGAAAAGGATGTTTTAGGAAGACAAATTCTTCAAAGAGTTGGGACAGATGTCATAAGAAATCAAAATCCTGATTACTGGGTAAACTTTATAAATGATTTCTTGTTTATGTTTCAAGACGAATGGGATTATGTTTTAATACCTGATTGTCGGTTTCCTAATGAAATTAATAAAATGTTGGAATATGGATGGGATGTTTTTTCACTTAGAATCAATCGTATAGATTTTGAAAGTAATTTAACTGAAGAACAAAAAGAACATATATCGGAAACAGCATTAGACAATTATCAATTTGATTACATAATAAATACTATTAGCGATTTGGATTATCTTAGAAGCTATTTGACAACGATGTATAAGGAGGAATTAAACTAAATGTCAACACAAGATGAAATTCTAAAATCTTTTGAGAAACAATGTAATATGATGAGAGATCAACTTATACATGGTTGCTATGAAAATGCTGTGAAATCAGCAGAAATTATGGCTACATGGTTAAAAGTTAAAGTAAACGAACTCGGAGAAAGGGATGGTGATTTACATTAAAGATAAAATTAGTTTATTTGTTGATTTCGATGGTACCCTTGTTAATAGTATAAAAAAAGTAGTAGAACTCTACGACCAAGATTATTCATCGCATGACAATTATAAAAATGTTCATTGGACTTCTATTGATTCATGGGATTTCAAAGAATTAAAATTGTTAAATAAAGAAGATGTTGATAACTACTTTTGTGATATTCGTTTCTTTCAAAATCTTGAATATATGGATTCCGCATATGAAGTAATTAATCGATTAAAAGATTGTTTTGATATATACATAGTAAGCATGGGGCTGACAGTTAATCTCGCATTAAAAAATACCTGGCTAAAAAAGAATTTACCCTTTGTCAAATTTATTGGGTGTAATTTTAACGACGTAAAAGATAAGTCTCATATTGATATGATTAACGGAATTTTGATAGATGATGTTGCAGAAAATTTAGATTCGAGTAATTGTTTTGAGAAGATTGTCTTCGGGGATACTTATCCGTGGAATGCTGACAGCAAATATACGAGAATGTACAATTGGACAGATTTAGAAAAGTATTTGATGAAGAAATATAAGTATAATGAATAGCAAATAATCATAATTATGAGTAAGTAACTCAAAGGAGGAGTTTTTATTGGCAATAAATGATTTAGATAAAATGTTAAAAGTGTCTGACATTCAAAAACATCTTGGAATCAGTAGAAAGAAAGCTTATTCATTAGTTTCTTTAAAAGGATTTCCTAAAATACAAATAGGAAGAAATTTTTACATACCAGAAGAACAATACAAAAAATGGATAGATGAAAATTTAAAACATACTATTATTTTATAATAAATTAGGGGTAGCATTTAGCTACCCTTTTCTTTTTTTATTAAGCTGAAAAAGGGACTTGAACCCTCGACCTACGCATTACGAGTGCGTCGCTCTACCATCTGAGCTATTTCAGCATATTCAATTATAAATCTAATTAGGGTAGAAAATAAGGTAGACAAACTTATAAGAAAGCCTAAACCTATTGATTTTACTACGAATGTTAAGAAGATAATACTTTCATTACGAGTGAATAGTTTATGGAATTTATTTTATATATACAATGTACTATTTACATTGAAAACACAGTGATTATGCATAATATAACAGTTCTACATTCAAAAACATATACTATTAAGTGATACTTAATTATATCGAATTATATTACATATAGGGTAGAAACAGGGTAGAAAAATAGTAGATAATATAAAACTAGGGTAGAAAAATATTTTTGCTTATGGTATAATATAATTATAGCTTGTCCACTGTATTTTGTAAATAGGGAGATGAAAGTATGCCAGCAAAAAGAAGAAAAAATGGTGAAGGTTCATGGGGAGAAAAAAAGATTAAAGGAGTGGTTTATAAATATTTTAGAAAACAATATAACGATGTCGATAAATACTTTTATGGAAAAACTGAAAAAGAAATCAAAGAAAAAATTAAAGCATATGAAAACGATAACTCAATTGTAATTGACAAAGATATTAAGAAACAAATATTTGGAGACTACTTATTAAATTGGTTAAAGACTATTAAACAACCTGCTATTAAACGTAGAACATATGATAGTTACGAAGATATAATTAACGTACAAATCATAAACTATAAAGGATTTGATATATCTGGTAAACAAATAGCAACATTAAGCGATGACATGTTTCAAAAATATTATAATGATTTAGCTTCTAAATATTCAAGGGCAACTATAAGAAAAAATTACGTAATAGTCAAACAATGTCTAGACTATGCCCTTGATAAGAAACATATACTAGAAAACTATTTAGAAAAAGTAACTATACCATCTGAGGATCTTGTAAAAGTTAAGAAGAAAGAAATCCAATTTCTAACTGAATCAGATATGAATAAATTGTACGAAGAATCTAAACGAGTTAACACAGAGGGATTTAATTTTGGTGGTAAGATAGGAGAGCCCGTATATGGAATTAATGCATATGCAGTAGTTCTTATAATGTACACTGGAATGAGAATTGGCGAAGCAACAGCATTAAAATGGGCAGATATAGATTTAGAAAATAAGTTTTTATACGTTAAAAAAAGTATTTCTTCTATAAAAAATCGAGACAAAAAAACCGAAGATGATCCTAAGTATATTAAAGAGGAAACAAGTGTTAAAACTAAATCTGGATATAGAGCCATACCATTGTCAGAACGTGCTATTGAAATGATTAATATATTAAGTGAGAAAAATCCAAACCATAAACCAAATGATAATGTATTCATTAATAAAAATGGGAATATGGTTAATCGTGCCAATGTTACAAGAACATTAAAAGCTATGCTTACCAGAGCTGAATGTGAAGTATCGGAATGTGGATTACATGCACTTCGTCATACTTTTGGTAGTTATTTAATATTACACAAAATTGATATTAAAGTGGTGTCTCAAATATTAGGACATAAAGATGTTACCGTCACATACAATATTTATGTTCATTTAATTGAACAGCAAATGATTGAAGCTGCTAATGTATTTGATAAAATCAAAATATAAGTCGTAAAAAAATAAGGAGTAGAATTATTTCATCTACTCCTTAAATATTTTACGACTGTGACACATACGGTCATAAAGCAAAATACGCTTTATTCCCTTATTCTCCGGCTAAAAAACATAGCCGTCGAAAATAAAATTTGTCTAATTAAACGTGCTAATATAAATAATATAATGTATAAATATAATATTAACATGTATAAATAGACAAATTTATAATTTAACCAACTTTTCAGCTATTTTTCTTTGAATCGAAATATACGAGCTGTTTGGAACATAAACATTAACACAATCCAATGGAAGTATGCCTATTTCTACACCATTATTAATGCATAATTTATCATATTCTTCTTGGAATTTATTTAACAGATTAGCATGATGAGTTTCTGCATTCTGGTTTATTGCATCGACAACTTTATTATTTAGTTCAATCTTTTGTTGCATTTGCAACAGTTGTTTTTCTGTTCTAGGAATTGCATCTATTATATTTTCTTTTTTGTATATCAATCGATAATATATACAAGTTTCATCCCATTGAAATTCATCGTATAATTTATCTCTCAGTATTTCATAAAACTTTTCAGTTTGATGATAGAAATAAATATCTCTCAATGAATCATATTTTTCAGGTTTGTCTTCGTCAAATCCCATTTGTTTCATAACTTCATATTTTATAGCAGTAAAATTTCTTATTTCATCTTCATCAGCTACCCATTTTTCAGACTTACCTGTTTCTTTATTAATAGCTTTGATATGTAATTCTTGATGCCAATTTAATAAACACCTTCTCTGCAAATTATTTAATGCACTAAAAAGTATTCTATCTAAAATACGGTATGCCCTACCATCAAATTCATCGATGTCACGTTGTTTAAATTCTTTGTTTTTGACAAGCAGAGTCCTATAATATTTATCAATATAATTTTTAGAAACTATTCCAAGTTTTAACATTAGATAATTCTTTGTACAAACAAGAGTTTGATTTACTTCTTGTGATAATAGGTAAAGCAAAATTGTTTCAATATATTTTATATAAATGGCATTATTACCTTTGTTTCTTTTATCTAATTTTTCCATAGGAACTTCATACACATCCTCAATTATATATTTATGACCTTGTTTTCTATATTTAAAATATCTTTCCCAATCTTTAATTTGAGATTTTTTAGATTCACCAGTCTTTTCTTTTTCATTTAACAACAAACATAATTCTTTATAGTTTTTTACGATTAAACCATTACATATACTGTCTAATAACATGTATTCCTCCTTAAAGTTTTCCAATAAAAAACCTAGGATTTTCTCCTAGGACTATTCGCTTCCCATATTTTAAGGGAATTTAAAAAATTAACATTCTTATGAAATAACCAAAATTTTTTATTTGTGTTTGGATCAATAGCTATCAATAAATATTTGCATCCTTGGTTTAATGCAAACTTCATTAAATTTGCAGAATAACACCTATAAAGCATATCGTTAGTTATAATAACGTCTTCGCTAATATTAATCATTCCTTTCAATTTAAATTAAATTTTCATAAAATGCCCAATGAGTTCCATAGGTTGACGATTTAAGTCCTTTACAACATTTCAGAATATCTTCTATATAAAGGCTTTCGCTATGGCTTGCGTCGCTCACATCATTAAATATTTCTCCCGTATCCAAACATACAACTTTAACGTTTTCTCGCATTAAATTTCCTTTCTAAATTAAAAAAGAGTAGCCAACAATAAAGTAAGCTACTCTCCATAAAATATCTTTTCTATATTAATAATTCTTAAGTAACTCTTTCAAAGCAATGGATCCTAATTTACCATTAGAACTCCATCCATTTTTATTTCTAAACAAATTAACTGCATCAGTAGTTCTCTGTCCCCAATCACCATCAACAACTAACTTAACTTTTAAATCATTACCAAGATATTTATTCAATGCATTTTGAATCATCTTAGTAACAAAGGCATTATTATTTGCTTTTGAGTATTCATCTTCGGTAGTACTAACACCTTTAATCTGAAAATGAGGCGAGTCAGGAGAGGAAGACCAATTTGCACCTGCTTCAAAGCCGTATTTAGTCATAATAGATATAATCTTTAAAGTTTCTTTATCTTTAGAATTCCATATGGCTGTCATCTTACCATTTACACTTCTTTGTGGTATAACATCAACCGCATTTCTTAAGGTATGTATAGAATTTAAAGTCCATGTTATTTTATTACCAGGAGCTGTTCTGCCTTGGGCATATAAATAATTTTGTCTAGTTTGAGGTCTATAGGTTTCAACTAATAATGGATTAACCCCTTTTTCTTTTATCTCTGCAAAAGCCAAGTCTAATAAAGTAGCACATAACGAATTAAGTTCTTTTTTATCTTTACAAGCTTCAGTTATATTTGACATATTAATTACTTCCTTTCATAAAAATAGGGCAGTAGTGAACTGCCCATAGATTGTTATAACTTAATTTATTTCACTGTAGTTCCAGAAACTCCGTTAACCAACTCATTAACTTTTTCATTTTCTGCTAATAGCTCTTTCATCTTATCTAATGCTTCGTCAACCCATAGACTAAAAGTTTCAAATGAAACAATCTTAGCAGCAACAGGAAACTTAGTCATAAATAAATCATAAACAATTCTTAATTTCAAAGTTCCAGTTCCACTTCCGAGTTCTTTTTCTGCTCGTGTTACTGCAAGTAATAACCATTCTTTGATTTTCGATACCTGTTCCGATGTCGGAAGTCCTGCAAATTTATAAACTACAAAACCAGCTACGACTAAGATTGCAACAATAGCTACTAAAACTGACCAATTATTAATAAACCATTCCATAATAAAATCCTCCTTAAATTAAAAAAGAACCTATAAACTAGGCTCAACAATAGTAAAATCATTCACTTTGAATATCTTCATATATACTTTCTGTTAAATCTGATTTCAAGTTTTCGGTTATGTTTTCTTTAATAACTTCATTAGCATTTTCTTTATCGATTTCTTTTAAAAGCTGAATCTGGTGATCTGATTTGCTCATATTATAATAAAAGGCTCTAGCAATTCCGTATGCCGTCCAACTTGCCAAACAAACCATACTTATGTCTTTATCAAATATAATTAAAATTAAAATATAAATAATCGTAAGTATCCAACATTCAATACGAGCATAATCACATAGTTTCTTACTATATGCGGTAAAAGTCTTTTCTTTTTTCACAAAATCACCTACTTTATAAATTGTTTAACTATTTCTATAATTGCATATATGAAGCCACCACTAAAAATAACAGGTAAAATTTTTGGTTTGATAATTTCATTCCATATGTCAATTTTGCCTTTAGAGTCAATATCATCAACTTTCTTTTTTACATCTGCAATTTGTTCATCCATTTTGGTAGTTAAATCTTTTTGCCCCTGTTTTACTTCAATAAGTGATTCTTTCATAGCACCCATATCTTGTGCAATTAATTTAACAGAGGTAGCAATATCATAAATAGCCTTTTGTTCATATCTAATTTCTTTTACCTCATCCTTTAATTCTTCAATTTGGTGAGTATTACTTTTTGACCGCTCAACCACCTCTGTTAGTGTTATTAAATCTTTATCATCCATGTTACATTCCACCTCATCCTTTCTTGTAATATAGATCGGAGTGTGCTATAATATAGTTACACAAGCTCCATTTGTGTATGGGGACTAATTTGGTATTTAGGGTATTTGATTAGTCCCCAACCCTCATAAAAATGCATTAAAAAAGAGCCATTTAAGGCTCTATTATTTTTCATTTGTATTAACTACCTAATTAATATTAAACTGTCTTTAAACCTTGATTACACATCTAAAATCATTGATTATATGACTAAAACCATTATGCATAAAACATCTCTTTTATCTTGAGCTGCGTCGCATTTTTTACCAATTGTGTATTACCAGTATCCTAATTCATGGCCACGTTTATAAACAAGTTTTCCAATTGCATCATATCCATAGTTATTATAATGAATATTACCAGAATCAATTCTAAGACTTGTTGGGACATATCCCGTTGCAATATCTGCTAAGTCTTGTGCTGTAGCAGTCAATCCCTCATCATTTAATCCATAACTTGACACGATTGTTTCTCCGTCATAAATTGGTGATGATAAATATTGTCTTAGGTTAATATAATGTCTACCAAACTCTTTATACATCAAGGTTTCGCGAGAGGATCCCTGTGATTCTGTTACGTTTGTTGTTCCTAAAATAAGGTATTTTTTTACATTTGCGATATCTAGCATCTTTTTATGCTGATATATCAATTCTGCACTGTCTGCGAATCCTCCGTTTGTACCCATCCATATAATAGGAATATATGTACCTGTTAGTATCTGTGACGCGGGAATAAGCGATGAAGGACGATTTATAACCTTAGATGTTCCTGCTACTGACCTTGTAAAGTAATAAACTCCACTGCTATATGATAAAACTCCTTGAATGTCTTCTATAAAGCATGGATTTATACCTTTTACACCGGATGAATCTTGTAATAATGGGGCTACCGTCCCACCGTCATCAGACAATAATGTTACTGCTACTGATGTAGTCCCTGCAGGAATTGTTATTCCGGGCTGTACAATATATAGCATTCCACCTTGTCTGCCAGAAATGGTTTTTGTTGTTTCTCCCCCAACTCCGTAATTTAAAACTTCGTAATTACTTCCTAATAAGTTTTGCAAAACTGTAGGATATGGAGTATATCCGTCTCCCATAGTTAAACTATCGCCCCAACAGATAACTTTCTTTATTGTATCATCTAATGATTCTATGGGTATGCACTTTAAAGTTGTAAGAGTTTGTTTTCCATATGGTGCATATGGAAGTAATATATCGCCTTTATTAAACATAATATTTATTCCGATGTTAACCGTTGCAATTTTTAATCTTATTTTCCTAACCGTACTATTGCTTGACAGTGTTAATATCCCGTTAGTATTTGTAGTATAGGAAATATAATTACCTGTTTCACCATAATATAATATTGCAGTTATTGGATTTGCAACACCTAAATAGGTGTATTTATACGTTATTCCTGCTTCAACTGGTATAAAATCAGATGCATACCATGAAGAACTTATGCTTAATTCTCCTGTGGTTGTACTTAACGATCCCGACACAGTAGTTGATTTATCGTATAAATTTTTTGATTTTTCAAAAAATGTAGTTTTTTCTTCTGTAATGCTATTGTCGGTTATCCCAGTTCCGTTGGCTTGTATATTTGTACTTATCCATCCGTTATTGTAAGTGTAAATCATTCCATCTTCCAATACGGAATGATTATATATGTCTCCAGTAGGATAAGCTGTTTGTAACAATGCTAAAGTATTATAACTTTCTTTATAAGACAAACTAACCTGTTGTAGCTCGTCTTTTGTCGCCTTAGAAGCCAATTCCGACGAAACTTTTTGTAAATTTTCTGGTACTAATCGTTCTAAATTTTTATTTATATTTCTAACTAAAATATCTGATAAACCCATGATTCACCTCCTTTATCCAACTAATCTACCAATAACTGTAACTGTTCCAGAAACGCTTACTAATTTTACCCTTATGTAACTCCAACCAATTAAATCGGTTTGCCAAGTATTAAATGTATTTAGTTGTGTAGACACTTCAAGTGTTTTTAAATCACCTGCACAAATTTCATCCCAATCGCTTTTATATGATGTTTTACCCTCTATAGTAGCCAAAAATGCACCAGTACCTATAAAATCTATATTTATGGTTGATGCATCAGATGTAATCATATATTCCAATCCTACAGATGGAGAAGTTGCATTTGTGTGAAATTCAACTTCAGCTATCGAACGATTTCCTGCCATAATATCCCTCCTTTATGATATTGTTGTTTCATAAGTTGATAGGTTATACGTAAACGTAACTGACTCACCTGTGTTCATGGTTCTTACCTCAGTTACAATATCTCCGTTATATGTATAAACGTCTTCTCTGATAATTACATTGTTTAAATCTACATGTTGTATTTTTTGTATGGTATCATCGGTATTTAAAATTGTAGTTTGTGTTGTATTCCTTAAATAATCTTGAGTAAGAGAGAAGTCTAAGTCTTTTAATGTTTGTGTTGCTTCGAGCTGAAAAGTTTGATACCATGATGGTACTGGATTTTCAGGTGTTCCGTCTACTTTTAGATTTTCGATTACATCAAATTGAGCAGCTTTAGATTGCAGAATATAAAATTCACCTAATTCGTTATACCCAATAACTTCTAAAGCAAACGATACTTTTCCATCTTTTGAAGCAACATGATCTGTCATAAGCCAATTGAAAGATAGAGTAGTATCATCAATGGTTAAATTACAAATTCGTGATCTATCACCTTCACCATATTCATTTATAAACTTTATACATATCGTTTTAGTTGAAATATCAATACCATCTATGAATCTAGGGGTCTGAAATGGTACAATTCTCGACCTTGTATCTTGTTGAACCAAATCGGTTTTTATAGTTATTGGAAATATTAAATCTCTATCTACAAGAGTAATTGGTGCATCTAATGAATACATTTCGCTGTATACTGTAGAATTATCATTGTTATTATAAAACGCTATATCATATGTATAATCACTTCCCGTGGCATTTGAACCGACTGAAAATGTAGGCAACACAGCAAATGTAGTTTCTCTCGTTTGCCACCTATAAATCGTTGAATATGAATTAACGGTATAGAAATCAACCTTTATTTTTACATTTCCACTATATACTGATACTTCGCTTGGAATAGTCCAAAGAAATGAGAGAGTAGTTTCATCTGTTGTAAATTGAGATATATTGGTATAACCTTTCATATTAATTGAATTTACATAACATACCCTGATTGTTTTTTGTGATAAATCAACTCCATCATAATACCTACTAAAACTAAATTTTATAATTCGGCTATTTGTATCGCCCTGTACGGTTACAATGGTATTAAGTGGTATGTTAATAGTTCTATTTATTACAGTAAATGTGGTATAATCTGTTGAAACTGAAGTCAAGGAAGTACTTTCAGTTGTAGAAAGAATATTTAATGCTTCTTCATAATTAGTTGCGCTCATTTATTCTCACCTCGATTTCTTCCATATCCTTTAACATTTGTGTCACTAATTTAGCCACTTCTAATGTCTTATTATACTTATCTGTAATTTGAGCCAATTTTTGAGTAAATTCAAAATTATATTGTTCCATTTTTACTTCATGCAATTCTATTAAAGATAATTGAGAATCAGTTAAATAATCCGAAATCTTTAAATGTGATGAAATAAGAATAGTAGTAGTACCAGACTTAATTAAAATTCCGTTTGTATCAACGATTTCAATCCAAACAGTTATATCCCCGACACTTTCAGTCATCTTTATTGGAATAGGAATATTATATTGAAGATAACCTGACCGACACTCATTAAGTTTTGTTGCCAATATAATATCGCCCTGGTTTATACTATTAATCCAATTAAAATTAATTGAATAATTTTCAAGCGAATAATTGTTATAAACTTGCGGTAATAATAATGTGAGAGATTCACCTGATTCACCAACATAAATCTCATTTGTTATAGTCTTTCGCAATGATTTATCATCATTCATTATTATGGTAATCATGAATACCTCCTTTCTAAAAATAAGCATAAAAATAACACGAATTATTAGCATAAAAGTACAATCAATACTAGTAATTCGTGTTATAAAACTCTGTAAATACAATATTAAGTTGTTAAATTTCTTGATAAAACACCGAATTTATGCTATATATCAAACTTTATACCAATTAGTTCCATCGCTCACCAATGTTAATGTTGAATTTGGAGTAGCAGAAAAATTAGATGCTAATTTAATATTTCCGGTATTATTAACTGTCAATGTTCCATCAAAAATCATAGTGATTTTATATCCACTTGGTTTAATACTTATATTAGTAATTGCTGTTGTTCCTGTGATGTGAAAAACTTCTCCAGTACTAGGCGTAATTGTAGCCGCAGAAGCAATAGCCGTAGCAATATTACCCAAATTATTCAAGTAAACAATATCACCCGTTGATCCATGATTTAAAATAAATTTATCACTACTCTGGAATCCTAACATATTGTTATTAAGGATGCTTATATTATCAAATGATCCTGAATAAATTTCTATAACTCCTCCATTTCTTAATGTTCCACTAGTAAATATATTCTCGTCAAATTGCAAATTAGTCGCTCCTGCTGAAATTGAACCTATTACAATATCATAAACACCAGTAGAATTTAAAGTATTATTATTCTTGAATTTATTCCCAATAAAACTAATGTTACTAAAATTTGAATTTAATGAAACTGCTTGTGCTTGAGTTAGTTCTATAGTGCATGAATTAAAAGACACTTCACTAACATTTGCGCTTATGTCTATTCCAATAACTCCGGTTCTTATTTCACAATTGTTAAATTTAAATCCACCGAAAGTGGTACCTGTTCCAAGGATAGTTACTGCTCTTAATTTATTATCATCAAAATAACAATTATTAAAATAGTTTCCAATATTTTTGTTTGCACCATCTAATACTAATGCATAATTAGTTCCTTGTACATGGCAGTCGCTAAACCATAATCCATCACTACATAAAATATGATATCCAACATTTACAGGGTAACCTTCTCTGAGTGGTAAAGCATCACATTGAGAAAATTTACAACTTACAACCATTTTTACGGAAGTATTCTCGTTATATTTTACCGTATAGTAAGAATTTCCATTTAGCCCAACCGTATGGCTACACCAGATATTCCTAAAATCTATTCTTGCACTTGCTTCAAGAGTTAAACAATCATACCCTGCATCAATATGTAAATCCTCAAACAATCCATCTTGACAGTCTAATACTCTTAAGTGAGATCCAGACGTCATTTCATTTATTTTTTGACCTATGAACATATGAAACATGCCACAACCATGAGCGCCACTAAGATTAAATAAAACTGTATCGTAGTCAGTAGTAAATGCAGCTAAACTTCTTACTATCATCGAAACCCATCTACCTGCACCATATAAATAAACATTAGGATTCAACACTTTTATAGTTGATGAAACTAAATATTTACCAGCAGGGAACCAAACAATTCCTCCTCCATGTGTTCCTACATAATTAACTGCATTCTGAATTGCCATAGTATCATCAATTATACCATCCCCTATTGCACCAAAATCTTTAACACTAATAACTAAATTATTAACTCTTTTTGCAATTTCTTGTAATGCTGAATTTGCATCATCAGTCGTGTAATAATTTCCTGTGTCTATGATAGGTAATTGAGCGGCATTAGCGATATTTCCACCTGAACTAGAAATACATATCCAGTTAGCATTATCGGTGTTATATGATGGTGAAACCCCTTGACATGGAACGATATTCTTATATGAGCTATAAGTTCCGTTGTATTGTAATGTAACTTTATTGTTTACCACGTATGGTTTACTTGGATTATATACTTCATATAAATTTCTTGCATTTTCATTATTAATCCTCGTATTCTCTTTTGAAACACGATCCGATTCAGCGTTACTAACTGAAGTTTCAAGATTAACCATGTTAGTAATTTCAGTTCTTGCGTCTTGCGTTGCCGAATTGGTATTATCTGTAGCAACTATCGCATTTGCTGTAGCTGTATTAACTTCTTCTGTCAAATCACCTAGAGTATTGAGCGCATTTTGAAATGCTATAAAATCATTTGAAGATTCAATTGCGTTTGCTATATTATTATCATCAACATTAATGTTAAAAGTTTTTGATGTCCTCCATTTTGTTCCATTAGTAATTTGAAAATTACATTCGACTTCTCCTTTTACCGCATATACTTGATTGGTCAAATCAAAAACAAAATAATTATCAGAAATCGTAGAATGAATATATCCATCAGTATTGTCTTTTTTTTTAAAATAAAAATAAGCCATTTCTGAACTAGGCGTTAATATTTCTGAATCTTGAACGATTTGTAATTTGAATCCATTTCCAGAATCATCTACAGAACCATGATAATGTTTAAATAACGTGTTGTTATTTAAATTCCATTGTATCACTGGATAACTTTTACTAAAATCCAATGCCATTACTTTACCTCCTTTATGTAAAAATATATAAGCGTAATATCATAAAAGTGTTAATTTATTTAGACTGTATAGTTACTTCAGTATCATCTTCAATCATTGCCTCTAAGATGAATAGGAGATTAGGTTCTATATCTCTACCATCTAAATCAGAAAGCTTAACCTTTAAGATATCAATCGTATTTTCACAATTTAGCAAGTCGTTTCTTTCTTGATTAAATGTTTTAATATGAGCTGGAGCAATTCTATATTGATTATTATCAAATATTTTTACCTTTCCAGATTCATCTTTAATTGCATATTGTTCAACTAATTTGTTTTCACACTCGTAATATAGCTTTAAAAGTGGTTCAATCTTTTTCATGTTCTTAGAAAGGTTCCAGCCCGCCTTAACCGGAAGTTTAACTTTCATTATTTCTCCGAGTGCCTGAGCTGTATTTAATACTTCACTGTTTTTCATTTCCATCTATAAAATCTTCCTTTCATTTAATGTAAAACACTACATATTGAGCTCTATATATTAATAATAATTAAATATAACTATATATAGTGTTTTTTATTTTTTTATTATTGACAAACTTATTAATAAGTGCTACCATAAAATGGTAACTATAGTAAATATTCACCATATAAGGAGGGCATAATTATGCCAAATATTACACTTCAAGATTTAACAGCAATGCTTCACAACACATCTCAATCTAACGGTGGCCAATATGATTTAGTTCATGTTGAAACCATCATCAAAACAGACTCCCCAATTCCTCAAGACAAATACTGGTATGTTCCTAGTGGAGTTACTTCTAATCCAATTGCTGACACGGTATTTAAATCATTAAATATGTCAATGTATCCAACATCCGAAGAAGAACTTCTATCTGGAACACAAGACATTTTCGACCAAGCTAAATCTGGTAACTTTGAAGGAACACTAGAAGATTCATCAAAATTGATGATGCTTTCATTGATGAAAAAACAATCCATTGAACCATTAGTTGGTACAACAAATTGTTACAGATTGGCATATGATTATAAAATATTTCCAGTAAATAATAACTTCGATTTTAAAGTTCAATTACCTTTTAGTGGACTTGGTATAGTTACTGGAGGTATTGTACAAATGACAATTATAATGCCTCTCAATTCTGTTCTTGATTCTCAAGCGACAGAAGGTGTTGCTGTAAATGGACAGAAAATAGAAGAATTAATTACACCTATTCAAAATATAGGTAGAAACATAATAAGTTTCAAATATCAAAACGATCCAATGTTTACGATTAGATATCATTATTAATTGCAGTAGAGTAGGGGAGTGTTAGTCACACTCCCTTTTATTACTCATTTTCAAAATTAGCTTCCTGCATTATTTTCCCTGCTTCAGCAATTAAGTTAATATGATTTGTACTAACTATAATTGAGTACAATCCAGCAATAATATTATTTTTTCTTTCAATATTCTTGTTAAGAGTTTCAATTTCATTTTCTAGAGCCTTTAATTCATCAATCATTTTTATTTCTCCTTTCATTTTTTGCATTAAAAAAGCACCCTCTATCGGTGAGATAGAAGAGTGCCTGTATGTAGTTAGTATTAAGTTTAATAATAAATTCTTATGTATCCCATTTCGAAACTAATCGTAATCATATCTTGCGAAGACTGAAACGCTATGTAAATAACACTGTCAGCAAGAAATTGATTTAATACACAATAAGGTTCTTCATGCAGTCTATTATATCCATCTAATCCATTTATAATATCGCCGTCACGCTCTAATGTAAGATTATATAATATGTATTCACGTGGTTCTTTATCTCCAAAATATTCACAGATTCCGTATGGTCTTGGATTTTGCCAACTCTCATGTTCGTCTAAAAAAGAGATTAAGTCGTCTAACATTTCATCTGTATCAATGTTGAAGAAAGGATCTACTGGTTTAGACATTGGCGGATACCTCCTCGACTGATAAATCACAAAACATCTCAGACGGCTCTTTCTTATAATACTCACATAGTGCAGAAAAGCTCTTAATAACATTTTCCCACTCATATTCTTCAACATACTGAATCCATGGTTGTTTTCCTCTTGCTTTTAAATCCATATGGTATTTATTCTTTAGTTGTTTATATAATTCGTTCCACAATGTTCCGTAATTAGTATGTATTGTTTTTGATAGTTTCCTTACTGCAAAGTTTATCCTACTTCGATCTTGCCATTCTAGAATTCCATTGGCTAATGCTTTATTTGACTGTTCAAGTTGAGTAATATGTCTGTTTTTAAAAGCAATTAAATTCGATGAAGCGATAGCAACAGCAGTAGCATTACCACTTGCGACAGCCATGCCAATTTCAAGCATAAGCTTTTGTTCATCATCAATATCTTTAACTTTAGTTTCTCCATCAACCTTTTCTTCGATATTTAAAAGCTGCGTACGAATTTCTTTTGCAATTGAAGAATCTCTAAGCAACATTCCTATACGAAGAATTGCTCTGCGCGGAATTAGTATATTTAATTTGTTGGCAAATTTAATTCCATCTATTTCAAAATAACCTTTGAAATTAGTAGGTTGCAAGTCGCAACTTACTAAATATTCTTTTGTATCTTTGCCAGATAGTCTTTTAATTCCATCTTCAATTAATTCTTCATTATGGCGAAAAACAATTATCTTAATAGCTTCTTCGTCTACTTCATAATAATTTGCTACCTGTTTAATCGTAGATAACTCAGTATTGGAAATAAGAAGTAAAGCCTTTACTTTTTCTAATACATTTGTTCTTTTAATTAATTTGTCTCTTAATTCTTTACTTTCTAATAATTCTGTTTCATTTGATAATAATAATTCTTTCATATAAATTCCTCCTAAAATTATTGATAAATTCATAGAAGTATAATATAATGAAAGAGTAAGAGATTTTTATGTATGGCAGTCACATGTTCTTTGGTCGGAGCGGTGACTGTCTTTTATTTTCCACGTTTTAAGTTTGATTTGATTATGTCAATTGCAACAGTATTAAATAAATAACTACCTTTTGCCGTTTCTCTAAAATCAGTTTCTTTTAAATCCAATGACTTTGCTAATTTTACTAAATAAGCGGGTGTTATATCTAATAATCTTGCAACTTCTGCGGTAATAAAAACATCCCTTACGTCAGACATTTTACACCTCCTTGATTACATGATTAATATAACACATTAAATATTAGATGTCAATCATTTATTTTGAATATTTTTATCCTATTTTTATTTCAATTGTATCAATTTTGGATATTTCTCTTTTAATAGCTTTAAACGTTCCTATATAAAATAATAAATATAAAAATAAACTTATATAAGCTTGTTCTTTAAATATCAAAAACAGTCCTAATGGAAAAAACATTATTGATACTAACATTAATACAATCGAGCTTATAAATCTAATTTTTAATAATTTATCCATTCAAATTCTCCTTTTTATATTGTAATAATTGGTAAAATAATGTAATATTATCTTTAGCCAAGGCTAAGGCTGTAACTCGTCAACATTTTTAAAAGCTCTTCGAGCAGTAAAGGTGGGTAGAGGAAAATCAGAAATTTATATTATTCTGAGTCAGTTCTGACTCAAATCTCCAAAATGATTGTAGTAAATCCAATCAGAAAGGGGGTGAAAGTTGGAACTATTTACTTACTCTAGTTTTGCATCAGCAATTTTGTGGACTATTAATTTAGCAGTACCCCAAATTCTTGATATTATTACTATTTACGTAGCAAGCATTTGTAAAGTAAAAGAACTTGAGATACATCACGGGAAACATAGTGTAAAAGCTAAATATAAATAGTACACGGTTACTCATTGTCCTCATAAAACAGTAAAGAGAACACCTACTGTAAATTTAGATATTTGCGTAATATCTGTCCAAGAGAGAAGCACATTCCTTTGAGGGAGGTTTGTGTTTCTTTTGTTTTCTAAATTATTTAAAAAACTAATGTTCTGTATTCCAATATTATCCATAATGTGCTATTTTATTAGTTGTGTACCAGTTCTTTTGTTGTAGAAAGGATGGTGATAGCATGGTGAATTTACATAAACCTGTTTTTGTTCATGAATACATACGCTTTAGACTTGGACGGTTTGAGACAGTATGTAAGCATTGGAGAAGCCTACCTGTAAGGTAGGGCGTAAAACCGTTCATCCTGGGCTAGGGTCAAACTCTCAAATTTGATTTGAACTTTTGGGTGACTGGTACACAATAAAAAATATTAAAAGGAATATTCAAATGGATAATAATAATATTAATGTACGTTTAGTAAATCAAGAAAAAGTATTAAATATAAGCGAAGATCAGATTAATATCATGAAAGATGTAATGAACCAAAATCCAATACATCCTATTGGTGAACTACCCCGAAGCTAAAGACTTCGTGGCTTCTTAGTCAATATCTCTAACGAGACAAGTTTACCTAAGCTATCTTCGTAGTTCCTACGATTCTATTTCTCAAACCCTCGTTGAGTATATTTATTGCTGCGTTTATATCTCTTTCATGATGAGTTCCACATTCTGGACAAGTCCATTCTCTAACTGACAACGGTTTCTTTCCATCAATATGCCCACAATTTGAACAAGTTTGACTTGATGGATACCATGTGTCAATTCTTACGATTTCTCGTCCATACCAATTAGCTTTATATTCTAGCTGTCTTACAAACTCAGACCACGATGCATCAGCCACTGACTTTGATAATTTGTGATTCTTCATCATGTTCTTTACTTTCAATGTCTCTAAAGCGATTACTTGATTTTCGTCAATCAACCTTTTTGACAACTTATTTAAGAAATCTTTTCTTTGATTAGCAATTTTCTCATGTTGTTTGGCAACTTTGATTCTTGCTTTTTCTCTGTTCTTACTTCCTTTTTTAGTTCTTGATAAATCCTTTTGCAATTTTTTAAGTTTATTTTCTGACTTTCTTATAAATTTTGGATTCTCAATCATTTCTCCATCAGACGTTATTGCAAATTCTTTGATACCTAAATCAATTCCTATCATGTTGTTTGATTGTTTTATTTCTTTTTCATTATCGCAATCAACCAAAACAGAAACATAGTACTTACCACTTGGAACTTTTAATACTGTAACAGATTTAATCAATCCTTCAAACTCTCTATGTTTCTTTACTTTAACCAATCCGATTTTAGGTAGCTTTATATACCTTTTTGAAATATAGATATTGCCACCTTGGTTATTCGTAGTATAAGAGTAGTAGTTATTTTTCTTACTCTTGAATTTTGGAAATCCTGTATCTGGTCTTTTGAAAAAGTTATTATATGCTGTCTGCAAATTCATTTGAGCATTTGCCAAAGCAAGAGAATCTACTTCTTTTAACCACTCAAACTCTTTTTTATATTGAGCTGGAGTATTATTGAGTTTCTGTTTCGTTTCATTATAATAATTGATTTTATCTGAAAGCATACGATTATAAATGAATCGTACACATCCGAATGTTTTTGCAAAATATTCTTGTTGTTCTTTATTTGGATAAAGTCTATATTTGTATGCTACTAACATTTATAATCATCTCCTTTCTAAAATAATTATATCATAGTGATATCACCTTGTCAACTAAAATATTATATGTTATAATACTTTTTGGAGGTGATTTTATGATATCTGAAAACAATATCAGAGTACTTGTTACTATGCCAAAAGAAACAAAAGAAAAACTTGAAAAGTTAGCTAAGGAAGATAATAGAAGTGTAAATAATTTAATTTTAACTGTTATCAACAAATACATTAATAATCAACCTTGATTTTCTATGTATCGTTTTAACGTTTCACTACTAACTTCTCCAATGCTTGAACAGAAATATCCATCAGTCCAAAATGTGTTTTCTTTCCAAAATTGTTTCTTTAATTCGTTTCGATGACGACCATATATAATTTGTGTTGATTGTTGTTTTAAGGCTCTAACTATCATCAATGGAGATAGTTTTGGTTCACTTTCAATCATCATGTGTATATGGTCTTTATCTACTTCAATTTCTAAAATATCAAAGTCATATCTGTATGATATATCTTTCATTATTTGTTTTATTTCTTCTCCATATTTTATAAGAAGTTTCTTACGATATTTACATACAAAGATTATATGATATTTTATGTTATATTTACTATGATTTTTACTTTTGTAGTTGCTCATATTTTACGTATTCATCCACTAAGCTGAAGACTTAGCGGATTTCTACTCCTTTATTTAAAACACCTAAACTTGATTTTAATGTTATAAAAAATACTACAGTTGAAGAGTTACAAAAATTAAATGACACTAATAATTATCTACTTCAAATAAATAAGCAATATCTAGACGAACTAAAACTTAGCAATCAAAATAATAAAGAATTACAAAATATTGTTGAATCGTTAAACAAAGATTTGCAAACTGAGCGTATTGCTAAAATCAGTGCTGATAAGAAAGCAAATAAGTTTATGTGGATATCATTAATACTCACAATTGCCGGAGTTATTATTGCATTGTTGCAAATTATTTGATTAAATATTTAATTAAAATTCCCGCCCACAATATAACATTTACAATAAGTAACGAATAATTAGCTCCTTCAAGAAAATCTGAATTATTATACCATTTATCCATAATATTCCTCCTAATTTTAAGCATAATAAAAGACGCTCATATTTCAGAGCGTCTAATAATTTAACTTCCAGCTTTCCATCTATGTCCACATTGCAAACATGTAATATAAACATTTTGACTTCCTATTAATCCAGTAGTTAGAGTTATTCCTTTTTTATTAGCGGATACTTGGGTAGATAAACATTTAGGACACTTAACTACTCCTTCTAGATGAGCATTTTTAATGTTTTGCTCTCTTAATCTTTTTTGGTTAGATTCTTTTGCTTTTGAACTAGAACTCATTAAATAAATAACTGCAATAATAATTAAAATTAAAACTAATCCATCCATAATAATATCACCCTTCGTTTTTTCTTATTATATAACAAATTCCATTATATAACAATAATAAATAAAAGAGTAGTACTAATTTCAAATAATATGAATCAACTTTTCAATTAAATCGGTAATTTTAAATATTATAACTATTAATGTAGCTAATGTTATTCCGCATGTTGCACCTTTCCAAAAATCATCTGAAAAATTATGCACTAAATTCCTCCTTACACAAACAAATGTTTAGTATTGTATTAAATTTACATTAATGTTAATATATTCCTATACAAAAGATAGGAGATAAGCAGTATGCAAGTAATAAATAAATTAATAGAGGAATTTGAAAATATATTTACTATTATAGAAGAATCAAATAGTTATAAAATAATACAATATTTAAAACAAATCCCTCTATTATGCGCTCTTAATACTCAGTCCGCCAAAAACAGAGAATTAAGAACACTTGATCAACGCCATTTTCATCCAATAAATGTTTTTCGTGGAGATATTCACAATGCAACTATAACCGAAGGAGTTGGCAGCGAATTAAGTGGAGATCACCTTGTTATAATAATACAGAATAAGACTAGTAATATATTTGGCGAAAAAGTAACCGTATTAGCAATCGAAGGTGATGGAAACTCAATTGATCTAAAATATCAAATGAAATTGAGCAATGATGACCTAAGTTATGGACATCTTGATAAAAACCCTTCAAGAATTATTATCTCTGATATTATCACGATTGATAAATCAAGGTTGCAAAGAAAAATAGCAACAATAAATTCTACAAAAATGACAGAAATTAATCAAAGACTAAGAAAACAATTACAGTTATAATTTTTTTTGAAAATAATGAAAATAGTTGTTGCATTTTATATAAATTGTGTTATACTTAATATATAAATAAGTTATCAAGTCTGGCAACAGACATTGGCTATGAATTAATAGCTTTCCAGTGGAGGATATATAAATTAATTTTATAATATTCTCCACATATTTTTTTAGTAAATGAATATAATTATATAGAAGTAATATCAAGCCGAAAGGCATTGGTGAAAACTTCGTCAAGAAGAGTCATTAGAATAAAATCTTTTGGCTCTTCATTTTTTATTTTTAAGTACAATAAAAGAGCCTATGTTTCAAGACTCTTAATTAATATTGATTTATTTAGTTATTGTGACATTACAATTCAAAACAATTATCTTTTTACTTTGAGTGGTTATGATACATCTAACAATTGCATTTCCTTCACCTTTTGCTGTTATAAGTCCGTTCGTCGTATTAACAGTTGCTATAGTTTTATTTGATGATACATATTTATATCTACTTCCGACAAGTTGGTTCTCAACGTTAACGTCGTATTTGTCACCAACAGATAAATCAATATCTGTATCTGAAAGTACAGGTGATTCATCATCCAATCCAACCACAACATCTGAAGTTAAGGTATAAATATCACCATCTTGACTTTTAACCTTACAAGTAATTTTCGTTTTACCATCTTTAATTCCTTTAACAACTCCAGTTTTAGAATTTACCGTTGCAACTTTTGTATTACTTGAAGTCCAAGAATAAGTGCTGTTTTCAAGCTTATTATCTACATTGATATCATAAGTCGATGAAGTATCTAATAGAAGAGAAGTGGCAGTAAGAGATGGCGAATTTGTATCTGGGTTAATTGTATTGTCTATTCCCCTAACCCATTCAACTTCTTGATCTTCTATATTGACATCAGGTTCTTTCGTTTTTGGATCTTTTATTCCATATAAGTAAATTTCAGCACTAAATGTTTTATTATTAAAATTAGTGAATTTTAAGGTTACAGTTTGTTCTCCCTCTTTAATAATATAAGCAGGATTTTCCCATTCGTAATTACCAAATATGACACCGTCATTATAGTACATTAATCCATCAACTTTATATTTACTAAGTCTTTCTCCGATATACGCATTTGGTTCATCCTCAGTATAATTTTTAGAATTATATGCAATGGTATACGCATATTTAATATTATCATCACTATAAGATTCTACAACGAAACTATCATTTTCATTAGCAAAAATTGTTTTTGGTATGAATAAAAACGATAAACAAAAATAAAAGATAAAAATCTTTTTAAATGTCTTCATAAGCAACAACACCTCCTAAATATAGTATACCACTTTTTGCATATAATATAAAGAAAAATTTTACATATTATTAATTTTTTGTTCTAACTCTTGTACCCTTGCATATAATTTTTGAATCATTAGAACTTCAACAGCATGAAAATTTTCATAATTTATTCTATGAATATAATCGTCAACATATAGTCCTTCATCTGTATATGTTCTAACGTTCATTTTATCAATCAAATTATATTCATATGGATTAATATTAAATGACTGAAATGCCGATTCTACTTCTTGGGCTAAAAATCCAAAGACTTTAGTTTCAGGATAATTACTACATTTAAATTCGTACTGTTTTGGTTTAAATAACATAAATAATTCTTCTGGAAAATCCAAGGCCAATATATTTTTTTTAAGTCTCATATCAGAAGATGAAATACGTTGAAAATTATCATCAACCCACGTTACACTAGCTGCATTTTTTCCTTTAAATCCTATATTTTCGCTCGACGTCAAGTCTGGCTCTATTTGATTTGTGTGATAATCTGTTAATGCTACTGCATAATTATCAAAATTATCGTCAGTTAATGGTATATCTCCATTAATTGTCGAAAGTCTTACATCTCCACTCGAAGAAGCAAGAAATGATGAAGTACTTTCATTTCTACCTATTATACCAATTTGTGTAGCATTCATAAATACATATCCGGCAGAATCATCAGAAAAATCTTCGGTTATTCCGTTTATTGGCCTGACATAAATAACATTTGTTGTAGTTACTCCATTTTCTATGTGAGTTTTCATTGGAGTTCCTAAATTATCATATCCAAATGAAGTAAAAGCAGAACCAGAAATAATTGAGCCATCAATGGTGCTACCACTTATATTTCCTTTTATTGTTGCATTTTTAGCAGTTAATGCACCACTCGATGTTACTGTAAAGTCACCTCCTCCAATGTCTATAGATGAAGCGGTAATTTTACCAGAAAAGTTAGATTGTGTCATTGTAACTTCCCCTGTACTGGTTACTTTAAAATTTTTGCTGTCTATTGTTCCATATGTAAGATTAATGTACATTCCAGTATTTCCAGAAACATAATTTGAAGAAGATATACTTCCACCAATAAAATTTGCTGCACTTATAAGCCCTGAAAACACTAAATTATTAGTAGTTGTGTCTACATATAAAACTTTTGATCCGTTAACTTTTACATTTATAATTTCAGATGGTAGACTAGGATTAATACCGACGCTATAGATTCCGTTAACCGCCTGAAGTCCATTATCATCTGTGATTGAATATGTACCGCTTTTATTATATATCTTTAAAGCTGAAGATAAAATTAAGTTTGCAACAACAGTTTCTCCGTTAACACCGTAATAATAATGACCATCATCTGCTAAATATTTTCCTATACACATTCTAGCACTTTCAAAATTATCATCTGAAAGAACTATCTTATTTTTCACTAACCACATTTCTTCTGGTAAATATGTTCCTGTAGTAATATCTTTTTCTCTTAACCTTAACCCATAACTTCCATATGTAACTTCTTGATTATCGCTATTTACAATTTCTTGTGTAGCTGCATTTAAAGCATTATTCATGTATTGCTGAATAACATTGGTTTGATCCGCAGCTTTATCCCAGCTAATACCACTTACTTTTACAGTATTACTGGTTTGATTTGCCTGAGCTTGAGTCTTTGCAAAGTCAATACTGTTGCTATCTAATTTATTTCTATTAGAAAATACTACCGTTAAATCATCAATCTTTTCAAAATCAATCTTAATCGACAAAAGTCTTGCAATTGCAATATTATCTTTTGTGACTTTTACTTTTATAATATTTCCTAATTCAAAATCATCTTGATAACCTTTAAACTCAGGTAACATAAATAAATTTGCAAGAGTTGTTTCCAATGAAAATTGAGGTTGACTTGCTATTGTTAACGCTTCATCCGCAACATTATATAACTGTTGTTTAATTTCTAAAGCCGTTTCTTCTGAATCCTCTTCACCAACCACATATGTTTCATCAACATATTCATCTTCAAATGTAAAATTACGTAATTCTTTTATTTGTTCAGCAGTAAAATTATTTGGAGTAGCTAATTGATCCGCTATACTTGATATAGTATTATTTAAGGCTGTTATTTGAGCTTCTTTAGCTGATATTTGATTTTCTCTAACTGTAATTTCAGATTGAACAGCAAGTAATGTATTTCTTGTAGATGTGTATTCCGCATATTGTGGACTATTTTTTGAACCAGCTCCATTACTTAATAAAACTGACTGCAAATCTGTATAGGTCTTTTCTTGTGATTCAAGTTCAGTTAATCCATATTGAGTCCAATCAGTAGTGGGAGATGACGGAACTTTATTTTTTAACTCTAGTAATTGCGTATTATAAGTTTTTAATAATGAAACATTG